CAAAAATGAATATGGGCTAGTAAAGGTTTCGACGGGGCCCACAAGGTCCAGTGGACCTTGGCTTTGGGCGGACCGAAGCGGAGCGGAGAACATGGAGCGTAGCTGCATGTACCCCGCAAAAAAATTGAATATGGGCTAGTAAAGGTTTCGACGGGGCCCACAAGGTCCAGTGGACCTTGGCTTTGGGCGGACCGAAGCGGAGCGGAGAACATGGAGCGTAGCTGCATGTACCCCGCAAAAAAAAATTGAATATGGGCTAGTAAAGGTTTCGACGGGGTACATGCAGCTGGAGAAGCGAGTCGTATGGCGATGCGTTAAATGGCCAAATTAAAATTAAACGCTGAAGATAATTTAGCATACGCTGCCTAATGGCAGCAGTCTGACCTAGAGCACTCACACTTTAGGACCCAGGCTTCGACTATGTGAGAAACGACGTTGGCAAAGCTTTGAGCCATCGGGCGTATCATGAAGCTACTGAAACCACAAGGTTGTTTGTTATCGTGTGGCAGAGGGAATGTTAAATAATAAACTACACTCGTAGAAGGACAGGGAATTGTATTTCGGACACGGGTTCGACTCCCGTCTAGTCCACTCCTGAAACCCTTGATTTTACTGTATTTTCAAGGGTTTCAAAATATTAAAAATTGGTTTCAAATCATTTTACACCATTTTGAACCGTTATAAATCATAATAACTGGTGTCAAAATTGGTGTCAGAAAAGGCATTTGTATAGCGTAAAAAATAGGGTATACAGAAAATAATCTGTATACCCTAGACTTTTGTGATATAATTCTTTTTAGAATATATTAAGAGGGGATAAAGTAATGATATATTTGATTAATAATATTCGACAACATGAGAGACATTTCTGGAATTGTCTGCATAGTATTGCTTCGCAAGAACAGATCCAAAGAATATTAGATGGGAACAAAGTTATCATTAATGAATCTGAATATCAAATAATAGAAGAAGAAAAATCGTAAAAAATAGGGTATGTAGAAATTAATCTACATACCCTTAAAATTTTATATTTTCAATATCAATTTACCATGAACATAATATTTAGGTCTTTCTTCTTTATACAATTTCCATCTGAGAATATCATCAAGAATTATAACAATACCTGATAAAAACATCCAAATCAAACTAAAAAATAAATTTATTTGACCTCCGATAAAACTGAATGGAAGAGAAGAGTAGTCCCAAATATGCAATCCACATTGTAAGTTCCAATAAAAACCACCAATCGCCTCTGACAATGTTGTGATTAACATGCCAATTATACATTGAAGAATAAAATCAGTTTTGATGTCAAATAAATTATTAATCAAGCCAATTATTATCCCTATAAACCCTGCCAATATAAACATTCTCCAATCAGATAATTTACCTTTATATAGACATTCAATGATAAAATATATTAAACCATATACAATAAATAATGTAGAATATTTTATAATTCTTTTCATAATTCTACCTCATATTATGCATTTATTGTTACAACTTTCTCAACTATCTTTTTACTCTGGTTCATTATCTCATTATATTTATCAAGATATTCGCCAGTCAACTTATCACCATACTTAATCGCAGCTATATCATCAGTTTTGTCAACATCGGAAATTGATAAAATATATAACTTAAGCTGATTAAAATATGTCTGATTAGTTGTTAAATTCATTGTCTCTTGAATATAAATTGCAGAAATAGCATCATAATTATATAAACCACATGATTCACCATCAGCATGATAAGGAACTTCCATTCCAGTTTCTTTTGCAAGATTCATTGCATTAAGCATATTACTCTGATCCTGAACAGTGTATGAATAATGTTTTCCGTTAACCTCCACACCATTCTCAATAACAGCTTCACAAGCATTAGACATTTCAAAAATTTTATTATTTTTTGTGAATTTTAAAACAAGTTTTTTTTTCTCAGCAATTTCTTCTTCGGTCAATACCTTTTCTGGTTCTTTTTCTGGTTCTTTTTTTTCTGGTTCAGTATAGACAACACCTGTTGATATATAATATGTGTTACCTTCATCGGTAGACTTATATTTTGTTGTAAATTTTGAATAGTCTCCCATGATTTCATCATTATTTTCATTTAAAAGATAAAATCCTGAAAGAGCTATATCTTCAGTAATGTTTTCAACTTCCAATTTATATATATCATTAGAGATATATGATAATTTTCCAATTGAAATAGTTTCATTTTTATTAAATTTTAATTTATCCATTATAAATCCTTTCCGCAACGAAAAGATAATTTATATTCATTTTGTAACTTTGGCAATATATCCTTTACGAACAGAATCCCTTTTGTCTTATAGTAGCCTCTATCTTTGTTTGATCAATAAGAACATATCTATTAACACTTTCCAAATCTGCATGTCCTAATAATTTTGCAATCACACCTATATCTGTATCACGTTCTGCTAATTTGGTTGCAAAAGTTGCTCTAAATAAATGTGGATGAACTCTGGTGACTCCACTAATTATGCCTAATTTTCTTACCATACTTTCTATTGCAGTTTTACATAATCTTGCAGGATATCCCTTCCTAGAAGCAAACAATGGCGTATTAGACGCATATGTACAATATGTACCATTCATATTTATATCTTTTCGTTGCTTTAAATATTCATTTAATCTCATTGCTGTTTTACCAGAAAACGCCACTGTTCGTTCTTTATTTCCCTTACCTAATACTTTACAAGTATAGTTTTTAAAATCTACATCTTCCAAATTAATTCCACATAATTCACTAACTCTAACACCAGTATCAAGAAAGAAGTGAATAATCGCTAAATCTCTTGAATTTGTAGTATTTATTTTTAGTAACTCAAATTCCTCGTCTTTGAGAGGAACTTTGATACATTTTTTATATTTTACAGGTTCAACAATAGATATAGGATTATCAGCTATCTTTTTGTGCTTATATAAATAACTAAACACAGAAGACAGATATTTTCGCTTAATATCCATTGTCGAACCTTTTACATTATCAGGTAACTATTCAATTGTTATGAATTGTGAATACGTTACTACATAATTAATGTTTACAATAAAACATTATATATTGGACTCTACAATTCATATCCCCTTGTAGTATATCTTTAAAAACTACATACCAACTATTATTCATGAATGTTACACCTTCTAAGTGAGCAGGAAAAGCCTTTCCGTCACCATTAGATACTAATATAACAATATCAGTAGCAGAGAGAGTTTGTAATCCAAATATCTCTGCTACTTGTTGGAAGTTGAATAATACAAATGAATTATTACCCGATTTCACTTCTTTTACTACAGTACCAACATTGATTTTTATATTACTTAATCCATTAAGATTAAGATCTGTTTTTAGATTACCTAAACTCTGGTTTAATTCAGTTACACTCTGGTTTAATGTAGTTACACTCTGGTTTAATGTAGTTACAGTAGTAGCATCAGCAGCATATCCAGTCTCTGCCGTATTTGTACTTGTAGTTATTCCTTTTATTGCGCCCACTTTTGTCTGAGCAGTCTTCCCATCGTTGAATTCAACATCGTTTGCGTGAGTCCAAAACGATATTCTATGCCACAATTTATCGGCGGCACTCCAAATTCTATAAAATTTTCCTGTTACTTTTTTTTCACTAACAGCCATTTAAATTCCTCCTTTATAATAAAAAAGAGACACATTTAGTGTCTCTAAATCTGTATTCATATTTAATTAATCATCTATCCATGCCATACCATCTGTAGGGGAAGAGGGTTCTTCTATACTAGAATTTATTCTGTCGCATTTTTCTAAAGTACTTAGATATTCTTGTAACGAATAAATTCTATTTTGAACCATATTAAAATAATCAGAATTAATTGTAGTAATGTTACTTGTATTACATAATTTCGATGCATTATCATAATCACCTTGATCAATATAATTCTGAATATTAATTATAACATCTTTATTTGGTATATCTACATCTGATATAAATGGTAAATCGTCTATACTATCTGGAAAAACTGATTCTACTTTATAAGCCATTTCACATACCCCCTATCCAAACATCTGAGTTATTAGGAGTAGAAGGTTGATCTTCCATATAAAATACAGACTGTTTAATTGTTTTTGCATATATTTCTGCATTTCTTATTTCTTCATTTAAAGCATTAAAATCCGAGCAATCAGGCATACATTGTTTTATACTTGGATTTGCATTGATTAATTTTGCAGCTGAAATGTAGTCTTTGTCTTTTTGGTATTCTTTTATTTTTTCAATCAATACTGCATCTGAATTAGTCACATTTCTGTAAGTCTTCTTATCCATTACAGCAGATGGAAAATTAGAATACTCATGTGTATAATCTGCCATACGGTTTCTCCTTTATTCTTCATATAATGGATAAAATGTATGCATTGTGATCGATGTTGTTCCATCTGTTAAATTTAATGTTATTTTATCCGTAATATATTGTTTTATTTCTGATTCTCCTATTTTAGCGTAAGATACTTTCATATATTCTTTCAACCAAGGTACAAGTCGTCCAATTTCAATACTTATATTATCAGTTAATCTTGCGTCAACAAATAATTCATACTCAGCTCTTTCAAGAGCAAGACTATCAGACGAAATGTTTTCATATACATCACCTGATTTTACATCTAAACGTTCTTCGCCAAGTCTCTGTACAGTAAAAGGAGAATCTTTTATTACTTTTAATGACACAGTATCAACATTGTATTTATCTTGAAAATATTTTTTTGTATATTTAGTTGTAACTGTACCATCTGCACAAGTATATTGATCAGAACTTACAGAACCATCTACTAAAGCTGAGAGGGCGTGAGCTTGCCATGCGCCTTGTGCATAAAAACGCTTTATCCATGTTTTATTTTGATATGTTTTTCTAAATTTAAAAACATATACTTTCCCAGCAGGTAAATAATTTTCAGCTAAAGGTTTGTCAGTGTTCTCATCATAAATCTGAATAGCTCCTAAATTATTTACATTGATATATTGTGTTGAAGAATTTGTACTTGGAATTTTAATAGCGATTAAATCTCCATTAGAATAATCTTTGTGATATGCTTTCATATTGACGGTATAGGTAGAATCTGAATTAGTAACATCTTCTGAATAGAAATCTACATCAAATGTCTCACCCCACACGTGTACAACATTTCGTACATTAGAATAGTCGGTTGAGATTGATTCAGAAACTAGACAATTTTTAATATCATCATTAGTTATAATAATATTATCTTCTTTGCAAGAAGGCGTTAATCTTGTCATAAAAATACCATTTTCATCAAAGGCTGAATCAAAATTTGGATATAATTCTGTTATATCTGTTATCATACTTGATACATTATCTCCAACAGAAAATTCAAGATCATATGGCACACAATTCCAATAAGGGTGTGAAGCTCTATAAGACATATAATCTTTATTAAATTCTTCTAATCCTTTAGATTCTCCAATATCATCAACAATATAATCTTTTATACCGCCTAATTGTGTTATCGTAGATACTAATGAGTCTCTGATTGTATTATATACTAATGGAGTGCCATCATCAGTTTCTTCATAAGCTGGGATAGTAGTGGTTAATGCACTTAACTGTCCGTTTTGTGTGCCATCTAATCTGTTCCACAAATCACCACAATTAATAGTTAAACTATTACTATCCACAGAAATAGAAGAATTAGTATCAGTTACAATAAAACATCCTTCGTTATACCATTTATATTCCGACATTCGTGGAGTCTTAAGTCCAATTTGAAGCATGATTTTTTTATTCATCCACATTCTTGCTCGTTCAGAAGGTGTCATTTTATCGCCTATTGGGAACATGGTAAAAGAATATGTACGCCTTGTATTTGAACTTGAGTCTATTGAAACTGAGCCATAATCTATTGTGAATTTTATTTCGTCCACAATACAATTATTGTTATCAAATACTAAAATCTTGTATAAATATTCTACCCATTTTGAAAAAGCAAGTTTTTTATCTAATGTACTTATATTTGACATACAAAATCCTCACTTTCTTTAATAGTCAATCCATACAAGATTATTCTTTGGCATAAACGGCTCGTTATCATCAATAATGATGTCTTTGTCATAGTTGCTATATTTCTCATCAGAAGAAACTTGAACATAATTACCATTTTTGCCCCAAAATTCAGAAGAAGCATTGCTAAGTCCTGATTCATATAAATCTTCTTCATCAGTATAATCACCAGACTCATACCATTGAAAATCAATAATTCTATGCTGCCAATGTCCGTCCATCGAATCTGTTGGGCTTCCGTCAACATTAATCATCCACATACGCCCATCAAATGATTTTAATATTTTAGGCATACCATTTGTAAGCCAATCCATAATATTTTTTTGATAATCAAAAGACTTTTCAAGTTCAAAATCACAATTATCATTCATAGGTACAAAATATCCACTTACTTCGCCAGAATCATAATTTAGATTACCAAATGTATGAGCAAATGGGTATCTAAACATAGGAATTTCCTGCTTTGTCAGTTTATAATTATTTCGTGTCGTGTCAATACTTCCTATATCTAATATAGTTCCGTAATTATGAGTCAAATCTGAGATAAAAATACCATCAAATGAAACCATGATTTCCTTTATATCTCGTCCATTCTCTACGCCATTTAAAAGACTAACACAAGCATATTCATATGTTTTTTTGTTTTGAACAATATTATCAATATAAGTAATATCAAAATCTTCAATTTTTTGTATTGCTTTTCTATATATAGTTGTCCACGTAAAATCACCTTTTAAACGTTTTTGAATGATAATGTCAGAAGTATTATTAAGTACATACTCAATATTTCCTGCTGATAAGCTATGTTCATAATTAGCTGATAGTATAGAATTATTATTCCATGTGGTATCAATTTCTTTTGATTCTTCCATATTACTATCAGTACTAATTATAAACGTATCAAAATCAGCATTACCAATTTTTGTTTGTCTTATATCATCTACATTAGTAGGGGTAGGAGAGTACGAATAGTCTGCCCCTAAAAAAGTTGAACCTAAAATTATCATTGCACATCTCCTCCTTTCTACTGTATTGTTATTTTAAATAAGCTGTCTTGTCTTGTAATGTAAATTGTATAAAATTGATTTGCAGTTAATTTTTGTCTTGGGCTATATAAAATATAATGACTTAATCCGTTGGAAACATCCAATTTAAAATAATCCAAACCTTCATATATATAGTGATACAGTAAAATTTTATCTACTTTATTTGTTTCAGACCAAATAAGTCCAGTTTTAAAGTTTTTGGCTTTAATTCCAACTTTATGACCTGATTCTATAAGTAATCCCTCATTGTATTCTACAAAGGTATTTGAATTATTAAACTGTAATACACCATTCGATATTGTATATGAATCTGTAGCGACACCATCAATTGAAACAATATTAGAGATACATTGTACATATCCACCTTTATAATTATTTTTCACCTTGAAAATGCCTGAAAATTTAGAAGAATTATACTGAGTATATATTTTTACAAAACCAGTATCTATTTCTACCGAATCTACAGTAATACCAACACATCTTAAATAATAAATTTGCTCATTATCTAAACTATTATATATATAAGTAGGAGTTTGATTATATATAGTCCCACTATTAGATAATTCATTATATGTGGCATCATACAAATAAAAAATGTATGATTGTAATTTCCTATTTTCATTCTGAGAATAATTAATTGTAGCATTATATGATGATGACTTTACATAATTTGTTCCATTATTTAATCCGCTAAAATTAAAAGTAGGGGTAGAATAACAAGTAAATAATGCTTTGTCAGATAGACTTGATTCATTATTATTTTCATCAAAAACAGATATTTGTATTGTATACGATGTTCCATTAGTTAATATATTCCCACTAATCGGATGTCTAAATCTCATTTCTGAGATCGTTTCATCTTTTATAATTTCATTAGTTAATGCATTCCTGATTACAATTCTATTCTTATATGGTTGATTTCCTATATAAGAAAAGGAGAAAACGTAACCAGCCGTAGCATCAAACGGTATAATTTTACTGATAGCAGGCTTCATAATTTTCTCCTTTCAAATTAACCTATCCAAACAGCATTACTAGCAGGTGAAGTTGGCTGTGTTGATGAATAAGTAAAAGTTGTCTTTTTATCTACTAAATCTTTTAATACTTTTCCTTGGTAAGCTGATAATGACTGATCGGTTGCAGTTGAGGTAAGATTATTTTGTACTCCACGCCAAGTGTCTGTAAACTTTGCATTTGCAGGTACATTACTATTTACTGTATGACCATTGACTGTAGTAGAATTACCACCATTAGCAGGAAGAGATGATGGGATAGTAGGAATAGTAGCAGAACTATAAGCTAATGAACCAAGACCAAGCCATGATTTTAGTGCATCTTTTGACACATCTTTTATTTTTGCATTTACATCAGAGCCATTGCCCGTTGTATATCCTGCTATAAATTTAATCGCATCACCAGAAATTCCGCTACCACCATATCCAATTTGAATTGTTTGACGAGTTGCATTATAATCAACAAGTCCTGTTGCTTTAGATGCCGAACTAGCACTACCTGCACTTGTAGCATATTTTACACTTTTCGCAGAGTCAGCAGTATTATCAACATTCCCAAGACCAACTTCAGATTTTGAATAACTTGGTTTTGAACTAGCTTTAGCCCAAGCATAAACATCACTTGCAGGTAATGTGGTAGGGTAAGCTGGAAGAGTAACAGTAGTACCAGACTTATACTCTTTTGTACCAATCTTTACAGACTGAACTGCTGAGTCGGCTTTTATGCCCTGTGCTGCTGTAGCATAATTTTTAGCAAGTCCATTTGCGTAAGTTTTAGCAGCAGATAAAGCATCTGCTTCGGATTGGTCTGCATAAGCTTTTGTCGCATAGTTAGTAAGATCAACAGCAGAATCACCGATTTTCTCAAACTTCTTTGTACTTCCGCTTACAATAAGCATATACTCATCATAACCATTATTAGTACCAGAACCTACAGCACCAGAAGCTTTCGGTACCATATAAATTGTATGTTCGTCAGCTGCATCAACACTTGGAAGTGCATTTACAATAGTTCTCTTTAAATGGTCTGCATTTGCTACAGCACTAGAAATTTTTGAATCAATCTGTGCGCCTGTATAAGTATCAGTAATTCCGTATCCAGAAAGAGTTGTAGGATTTGTACCAGCTGTTACATGTCCCTTATTATCAACTGTTACAGACTTATATGTACCAGCTGTTACACCAGAAGTTGGGTGAGAATATACAGTGTTATTGTCTGTTGATGTGATAACGATATTGCCACTTGAATCTGTTGTTACTTTAGTTGCACCTGCGCCACTAATCTTAAGTGACTGTTTATTCTTATCGCTATCTGTAATATCAATAGTTGCATTTCCATTTGCAGCACCAGATGGAGCACCTAATGTATATTTTGTATCTTTATATGATGTGATAAAGCCAGTATCATTTTGGAGCTGACTTACCTTTGTTGGTACAGTTACATCGACAACCTTAGAATTCGGTGTAAGTTTAGTACCATTCACAGAAACACCCTCAATTACGTTTGCTTGTGCATTACTTGGCGCATGTGCAGATGTAGAATGCTTATAAGCTGCGTCATAGTTTGCTTTCAACTGAGTTGTAAATGATGCAGTAATAGCGTCCAAAATAGCTTTGTTGCTATGTGTATGACTAGCTGTATTAACAGCAACTTTGATTTTGCTTGCAACCTCTTCCGGTGTTAAAATAGCATATGGTAAAGCTGAAAATTTGTTTGTACCATCACCAATTTTAATTTTTGGTGTGCTAGAATCAGAAAGCTCGATTGCCATTTCTCCTTTAAGTAATACCTTTTCTGACGATGCCCATGCAACACTCGTGTCATTACAAAGAACGATTCTTGTTTTTAAAATATTGTTTGCCATGTTTATTTTTCCTTTTAATTAAATAAGGAGAAGAAGCTATGCAGCCCCTCCTCCATTTATAGTATTGATATCATTGTAGTCACTACCTATGCAGTAATATTTCAAATCGTCATCGCTCCAACGATAAGTTTTATTCTCTGCCGTAGCAACATAAATTTTTGATGCACTACCAATATTCGGAAATGCATATTTCGTATCCTTCGTTACAACTGGTGATTCATTTAGTTCTTCCCATACTCCGTTATTATAAAAATAAAGAGTATTTGGCAATAACAAATACAATTTATTTGCTAAAGGTGCGAGAGGAAGATCATTTACCACCAAAAAATCTGAAGATATAGGATTTCGCGAAGTCGCTGAATCCTTATAAAAGTTCCCCGTATCTCTACAGAAAATTAATTGACCATCTGTAATAGGGACATCTTTTAGTTTGGATTCAGATACCTCTGTTAAAGATAAAAATGCCATTATAACCTCCTAGATATCCCATTAGCCGATACGGATAACTTAGGCAATTTCAGCCCAAGTAACAGCACCTTCTACAACCTTTACTCTTGTATCCATTGCTCCGTTTAAACCATCGGCATAAGCCTTTGCATCAGATAATGCTTTGTCTGCTTTTGACTGAGCATCGGTAGCTGCCGCTGTAATTGCCTCCTGCTTTGCTGTTGCAATAGCTCCTGTTAATTCAGTAACTTTTCCATCAATCTGATCTTTATTGTAGTAATTCTCAAGAGACTTCGTAATTTCACTAAACTTATTATTGATTGCCTTTGTAACAGATTCTGTTGTTGCATATGCAGATAAATCAATTGTAAAGCCTAACAGCTCCCATCCCTCGCCAGTGTAAACGTACTCTTTGCCGTCATCAGAAGTATGATAAACATCACCGACAATCATACCTTCGATAGCATCTAAAGCAACTTTGTTATCAAGAGAACCTTTAAACTTAAATACAGAAGCAACTTTTGCATCAATCTGCTTCTGTAATTCGGTCTTTGCTTCGTTTACCTTATTAGTTGCATCTGTTGCAGCTGTCTCCGTTGCAGACTTAATAGCCTCCTCTTTAGCCTTATCAATTTTTGTCTGTACCTGGTCAGCTGTTCCCATACCTTCCAACTTCTTTGCAAGATATGCTTTGATAGCTGCCTGAGTAACTACTTTTGCATCATTAGCCGTGTCATCCCCAATCTCGCCAACTGTACCAACAGCAATATCTACATAATCTACTCCTGTGTATAATTTTGCAGAAAAATCAGGAAGTACATATACAACACCCTGAGACGGAGCAGTAGGTAAAGAAGTAACTTTCTCGAACTTCTGGCTATATACTTTATCGCCTTTAAAAATCTGTCCATCGGCAAAATACAAAGTATCATTATCTTTTGCCTGTAATGCCTGATAATTTGCAAGTGTACCAAATTTAAAATTTACAATGTTATTCATAGATAAAATCTCCTTTAATTTTGTTTTTCCATTATTCAGTTTTAAAATTCAGTCCAAGTGAATCCAGAACTTGTATTTGAAATTACAGGTTCTACAACGAATGAAGATGCACCCTGCTGTACTGTATAAGGGTAATACTTACCATCAGCAGAATTTTTGATTGAAATAGGTTGTCCTGCATAAGTGTCAGAACTTTTATTTAATTCAGTAACTGCATCTTCTTTGCTCGTAAATGTACGGACCCTTGATCTGATTTTCTGCTGAGTTTTATCATCTTTGATATAAATCAGCTCGGAAGTATCTTTGGTCAGTACAAGGTCACGTTCGTCTAATGTACCACTTTCAACAGCAGTATCAATGTTATTCGCATTACCGTAACCGAACTTCATGTCAGCCATGCTTTTTCCTCCTTTCATTAAATTAAAATTCGACAACCTTAATGGTCTTACCCTGACCTGATGAATCATCACCATCTGGGATATAAACTTTATCACCAATAGCGACACCACCTTTTGACAGTTGTAAATAGCCATCCTTATAAATAAGATTGTCAATATGATTATCGTCAACTGCCTGAATCAAATCTGCCAACTGTTTTGCTTGTGCGTCAGCCTTCAGCAATCTTTGATCAATAGCACTTAACGCATCATCTGGAATTAAATCGCTCCATGCTGTAAGCGGAACAATATGGATATATGTTGATGTTGTGTGTCTTACACGTTGCGTAATAACACCATCTTCACCCATTTCATTTTTAAAAAATGTAAGCTGTACTTCTACATCACCAGGCTCTTTTGTGAACTCTGTATCGAATGGAAGTTTATATTCAAGCATGTCCTTATATAATTCGTCTGTCAGTTCTAACATTACAGTTTTATATGCTTTACTTACAGGTAATTTATACTCAAGTAAAACACTATAAGAAGACATATCTTCACCTTTATATGTCTGACTAGCAAGGAAGTGCAATGAATCTACTAATTTATTTCTCTGAACAATTCTTTCTCTGACAGACACTATAAGCTCGTTTGTATCTTTAACAAGAATCGTATACATTACTGTTCACCTACTTTCTCTTTGGCTGTAATATACTCGTAGTCTTTCTGAGAAATCACGCCTTTATTTTTTAATTCATCTAATTTAAAAAGGGCTATCTTCCCACTGGAAAATAGCCTTTGTAAACTCTCTACAAATTCACTTGTCATAAAACTCCTCCCGTTATTAAATCAAGAGTATAAGCATCAATGATTTCTTGAGGTGTTTTCATATTTAAAGCTCTTAATTTATTGTATTCATACACATCAATCTCAACCAATGACACTGTATCAACATCTTGTTTTTTTATAGACGGAAAAACATCAACATGCCAAAAATATTCACCGTCAGAAGACATAACTCCTTCGGCTTCATTTATTGGACATGTAAGCATAACATCATGCTTTGCTTGATATTTAATCCATATAGGATGGTTTAGGAGGTCAATTATTTTTCCGTCTTTTATTACTTTGTAAAACATGTTTTTCCTCCATGATAAAAAGGGTAGGAGAGTATCCTACCCTTAATTATTTAAAATGAAAATTCCACTACAATTCCGTAAGCAGTATAAGGATAATCATATCCAGATAATGCACCATTTTCTTCAACACGGAAGAAATATCCGTTGTAAGAAACATTTGGTGAACGTGTCCAATATGACTGTGCTTTGCCATCGGAACTTTTTCTGATTCTACTTGAAGCATTTGTAAAGAACTCAATATGTGTACCCTCATTTGTATATGGTTCTTGCTCCATATCACCTTCAGGACTCAGTTCATATACTGATGGAAGATAGAAATAGTTATCAGAAGTTGTTACTTCTGTTGACTGATTTCCTACAGAAGATGCTATTTTAGCCAGTTTAATTAGCTGTTTCCATTCAACAGATAATGCATTATACAGACGTGTATTAAGCCAAGATCTAATTGTCATATTTGCATATCCACCTGAATTGGATGATCCTGCCCCAAGCATTCTTGTTTGAGATAATACGTTATCAGCAATAAAAGACATAGACGTTCTTTTACCAGATCCATCTGATAAGTAATATCTATTGAATCCATACATACTTGCAGATAAGGTATCATGTGTCCATGATGCAAGTTCCATACATGTCTTTTCACCAAGATCACTAAACCACACTTTTGCCCAATAGATTTCTCCTATTGCATAATTTTCATACATACCATCATCAGCCTTACTGCAACCAAATACGAGAGTAGAATCAACAACAGTCTCTCTATTTCTGGAAAGTTCTACATAGCTCGGAGCATTTGCAGTCAAATTGCCGTTATATACATGTAATCCAGTTTCCCCTTTTATATGTCTGATAACAATGATATTCCTTGTGCCTATAGCAACATTGGTTGATGATGTACCCCATGCTAATTTTGCGCCACTATTTGTCCAAAGCTTAAATCCACTAGAACCATCAGATTTAAAACACTGAGCCAGAACAGATGGAGAGGCTGATTTATTATCAAGTCTATAGTCAATAGCAAATACAAAACTTCTATCTTTATCAAATAGCTTTACTCCTGTATCAATGTAATTTGTTCCACTAAATACAGTTTTTTCGGAGATAAGTTCATTCTGTTCAATATCAGTATATTTACAATCAGAACCAAGAGATAATACGATTTGATCCTTAAGTGTTATCATCGAACTTTGCAGACCAAGTTTTGTGAGGGCATAAATTTCCACTGGTTTAAGTTCAGAGAGTTCTTTATCTTTAAAATAATCTTGTGTATATTCAAACACGTCATATACAGCATGGATTTCCTTATCTCCATCTACACGTCCAGATTTATCCCAGCCTTTAAACAAATAATACTTATAAGCTGATTCCTCAGCAGTATAAGTTGGGATTTCTTCTGGTGGAGCAACATAGCTATCATAATCCGCTGTATGTGTTTCAATAACTGTAGACATTGACATATACTTTACAGTATATTGTCTTACTTTTTCGGAATAAGTTGCCTTATAAGTTTGATTACCAAAGACTGCAACAAAGTTTGCATCCCATCCATTAAATGTAAAATCTGTACTAATAGTACTTTCCTTTGTTGGAACTGGAATTGGATTATCTGCTCTTGTTATTGGATTAATTGGCTTTTCACCTTTATCAACATACTGAGTATCTAATACATCTCCATTATCATTTATGAATGTTACAGTAAACTGCTGAATCAATGTATTGTAGGTAATATCCAAGTCAGACCAAGTTTCATTGTATTGTGCAAGCAGCTTCTCCTTCATAACTGGTGTATGTACAGAACCAGTTACAACTGATTGATCAGCATTATAGCCATTCTTGTCAATACCACCAAGTTTATATAACTTAGCCAACAAATCTGCCGTGTCAAGATTCCATTTGATACCAAGTAATCTGATACGATTCAGTTTTGTTGCTTTTTCAATCATACTAGCAGAATCAACAGTATCACAGTATTCAATTACCATACTCGTGAACTTATTATATGCAGGAATCTGTAAATTTGTAAGATATTTTAAATTCCTCATAATAATAGATGTAAGTGTTTCTGGTAAAATGGCAGTATCAATCTTTCCACCATTTGCGAATGTAACACCTGTTAGACCAGAACCGCTTGCATAAAGTTTTTTAAGACTTCCGCATTTTGATAAATCTAAGCTCGTTACAAGATTTGGTGTATTTCTTACATCTAATAATTCTAATAATTTATTATTTCCAATTACTAAATTAGTAAGGAAGTTGTTTGAATATCCTTCAGTTTCATTACCGATAATTAACTTTTTGAGTCTTGTTGCTTTTGAAAAATCATTATCGTGGATATAACAAGTAGATACATCACCCATTGACTGAATCCTAGATGCACCATAAACGAGTACAGCTGTATCATCCATTTGATTGTAAGGGCATGGTATATCATACTGTTGTCCAGCTTTTGCTCTAATCTGTGTTGGGGATGAATTACCGAACATTACAGATAAATACATATCAGAGAACGGTGTAAGATGAAGTGTATAATCAGGCTTGACTATTGCATCAACAGGTGTGTTGCATCTGAACATAATCTGGTCAGAGGTGGCAGTAGTACCGATAAATTTTGTTGCCATGTACATTTCCTGGTCACGTTCGAACTGTCTACGCTGATATTTCTTTTTACCATTCATCATTTGTTCGAGGAATCGTGTATTACCATTTTGATAGGTACGAAGATATTTTCGAACATAATCTTCACGCCATAAAGCTTCACACCATTCATTCTGTTTTTCATCAAACTGATTAATTAAAGATGTTGCACTCCAACAGTTTTTTGATTCGCAAGTATTATACATAGAACGAAGTTGTGATTGCATCAAATCACGAATACGGCAGAAAAATACTGAATCAGCTGCATTGAATATGTATCCAGAAGATTTGTCACCATCTGTACGATAATCAGTATCTTCTTTTCCATATGTCATTGTAAGTTCACCGCTGTTATTTATTCCGATTGCTGAATCGTTATCATAATCCCAGAAGTCGAAACGGTATCCTTTATTAATCTTAGCAGCTTCATCGTCAATAGTATAATATTGTACTTTATCTCCTAACGTACTTGCTTCTTCTGTAGTAATATAATATTTTGCCCAATGCAGAAATACATTTTTTGCACGATTGTCGATCATCGTATATCTTAATGTAAAAAGATAGAAATACAATGCAGAATCTACAATAAACCAATCTTTAAGTTTGTCTACAAAATCTTTATCAGATGATGTGATTACAAACTCATAGAAATCTCTCCAAATTTGCTTATTTTTTGTTCTAATTTCAGTTTTCGCTTCATCTGTTGATATTGGATCTCCATCTTTAGAATCTCCACAACAATCATATCTGAACTCATACGTTCCCTCCCAATCGTTATACAAAGCATCATATGCTTCATTTCCAGATTTCCATTCTTCTTTTGAGATAGGATATTTCATTGTTCCATCCGAGTTTGTAACGCCAGTTTGAAATGTAGAGTTTGCAAGAGTATTATCACTAATTTCAATGCAGAACTCATTCATATCGTCTGGATCGTAGGCTCTTGTCAAATCTGTTTTCTTGGAGTCACCTATATTACCAAGTGCATAGTAGTGCCATTCTGTATCTTGGAACTCTCTATGTGTACTAACATCAGGATCACTTTCCTTAATAAATACAACACAGTTTACAAATTCCATGTCGTTCTTTATTCTAGGATCTCTTTTCTGAGCAGGTGACTTGTATGGAAGATATGTGTTGTATCTAGCTTGTAAATAAGCATTATTAACCATTTCAGAGGAAGCTATATTTACTTTTATGTTGAACCAGCCGTTTGGAATAGAATTTCTTGTTAAAGAAACTCTACCAGTTCCATCTTCGGTCTTAGTTCCATCTCCGAGTGTCAATATTGTTTTATAATCTGTATCTAATGGAATCTTACTTGTTACCTGATTCTTTCCATCAAAGCAACAAATAATATCTATATTTCTACCGGACGCACCATACTCGTTTGAGGTCGTTCCCTGTCCTGAGTGGTATGCATTTTCAAATGTCCAGTTGTCTAATGTTGGATCACCGTTCTTATATAAACATTTAACAGTAGTATTTTTCACAAAATCCTTTTTATTATTTGTAAAATGTGGTGCTTCAATCATGATAACTCTCATATCTGGACAAGCTTTTGCAACAGATTCAGGTGTTAAATTACCATCCTCATCATAAATCTGATTTCGCTTGTATCTGTCAATCATCTCTGTAGCAGTTCTTGCATCTGCAATGAAGTTGTTTAGAATTGCTTTAGAATCAAGACTCTTATTATATGCTTTCATTCTGTAGATTCGAACATCACAATCTTCTGAACCAATAGTAATTGGAACAGGAGTCTCCTGTGTAAATGAATAATCTTTTGTATAACTCATTGGTCTACACGGAGTACCATCCTCGTAAGACATGACAATAGGTGTGATATCACTATTATCAATGTCGAACTCCCACTCGATAATATCTTCCTCACTATATGGAACATACAGCGATTTCACACTTGACTTGATATATGCTTCGTGTACGTTCATCTGTAAACCAATGTTATCAGATTCACAAGATAAAAATGTGGCACTTGCATTTGCAACATTTTTAGTCATAAAGATGAACTTAAATTCTTTACCATTCTGACGTGCATCATCAGCAAACAAATTGTATGAGATTGTGGCAGTAGTACCTGCCTTTATACCGAAATACTGGTCTCCATTTTCATCAATCTGGTATCCACCATTTGACCAGTCGAAGTTTGATGAAACAGTCATTTTAACTTCTGGATGATCTGCGTCAGACCATAATCTGTTTGCATCATTATTTGATCTTCCAACAGGATTAAAATCAAATTGAAGTCCAGCTGTAACAGGTTCTACATCAATATCTAATTTTTCAACAGTTACGTTAATTGTTTTCACAGTGTCACCACAAGTGATTGTTAATACATGTGAACCAATATCTGTTGGTTTATACTGCCAAATATTCGTATTAGAATCTAAATTTAGCGTTGAAATGATTGCACCATCCACAGCAAGAGTAACAGTAGGGGTTTCTGTTTTAGGATCATATACAGTGTAAGTAATATTCTCTGTATCATACTGTTTTACAGTAAGATTGTTCGCAATACATCCGATTACAGGAACGTTAGAATCTGGATTAAACCAGATAACATCCTTATAAATATGATTTGATTCAACTGTTAATCCGTTGATTTCTGCTGTGATATAAACTTCAACAAGGTGTGCGCCATGAGTCTGTGGCTTGATATTGTATGCCATCGGGATGCCAGTGGCAGTAGTAGTTGCTTTGTATAATTCATTTCCGTCAATCTTGAAATGAATATCCTTTGAAATAGCACCGTATGGTGTGTAATCAAATGAGACTTCGCCCATCGGATACTTGAGAGTATCATTGAAGGTTGACTCAATATGAATATCTACCTTCTGTACAGTCCATGATTTTACAACAACACTTCCAGCATCATCAGAAATTGTAAGCACAAGTTTCTGAGAACCAAGACTGATATAATCTGTACAATCAAAGCTATTTTCGCCACTGATTGCAATACCAGTAGCAATGACTTTGTTGCCGATTTTCCATGTATAATTTCCTTCTGAAACGATATCACCAGAAGAATCCTGACCAGAGAAGTTATACTTAATAATCGCCTTATCATTTGTTGTAACGATAACAGGAGACTTTGTAACATATTCAATCTTTAAAGTTGTAGATGTTGATCCACCTCCGCTGCCGCCAACAATCTTAAACTGGCTCTTAATAGTTCGTTCTTCATTAGTTTCACCTTCATTTGTAATTTCCCATAAGGTGTAATTCCCTGATTCTGTATCATAAGTTGCTTCATAGGTTTTTCCTGGCTCGACATCAATTTTTCCAATAGCATCTTCAAGAGAAGCAATCTTATTCCCCATAGTAGAAATGCTTGTTTTATTTGAATTTGCAACCTGTTCAACAGCCCCAACTTTTGTTGTTAATGACTCTACATCCGAATTAGATGCTTTTTTACCTAATAAGTCATTCATTGCCTCTTTATCATAGTATTTTGTTTTTAACGTATCAGGGAGATTATCTATATTTTTATGTATCGCACTCAAATCAGCATCTGTTTTTGTTTTATAATCATTTAATGATTTAGAAACAGGAGTTATTGCATCTGTTATTTTTTTATCGACAACTTTACCATAAGCAGCAACCCACGTAGCGGACGGATCTGAATTCAATACAACATCCTTAATCTTCTTGTCACCATTGTAAAATGAGAGAGTATAAGTGTCTGAAGTGTATGTGACGTTAAATTTTGCCAACCCATCAATACTATTTATCTTATCGTATACGTCAGACAGATCAATATTTGCAATTTGGTCGTCAATTTCCTTTTTATTATAGTAATTTGTGAGAGCGGTTTTGATTGTAGAATTAACAGTATTTGTCAATTCTGTCTTTGCCGTGTTTACTGTTTTCTGAGCCGTAATAGCAGAGCTTTCAGCGGAATTAGCGGAAGCTTTTGCTTCGTTTGCGGCGGTTTGTGCTTCTCCAACCTTTTCAGTTACCTGCTGTAAAAAGGTTGTAATCCATCCAGTGTCTTCACCTGGTTCTACTGTTCCATTACCTGATAAGGATTCTTCTACATTAAATTCGGCTTTTCTTGTTTTTAATGTATATGCATCTCCCTTTTCATTCACACCAACAGCTTGTATTTCAAACTGTACAGTACCTTTTACAGCGCAAACATTTTTGGGCAAAATAACACCAAAATAGAGATAATTGTCATCGTACTGGACATTTACAGGGCTAATATATACATCGTTTTTATCAGGCGTTACAGCGTGCATCAAAAGTGTCATATTTAACTGGTCAACACCGTCATAACGTCTGAACATTTTGAATCTAACATATTGAGAATTTTCTTCCTGTGTTAAATTCACCTGCGACTCATCAAGTTCGATGTTTTTATTCTCATCAATTGTGCTTATTTTTTCGTCTACATATTCATTATAAATGATATATTTTTCACTATACGGAAGAGTAGTATTAGTATAGGTTGATACTGTGGCTTCATTATCCACAACTGGCGATGAAAAAGAAGCTGCTTCTAATGAATATGCAGTTATATCATCGGACATTATTTTTGCATTATTCATTTCCTCTAATTCTTTCATAGAGTCTTTTAAGGACTTAGCCATTTCTTTTTATTCCTCCTTCTTAAAACTTCTATATGAAAAAAGAACCTAGCAAAGCTAAGTCCTTATCTATTATAATGGAAGATTAGTATTAATATTTCCTAATATCTTCCAACAAAAATTTATTTGCTTCACTTCCCAAAGGTAACATAACATGAACCGTATCACCTACTTTCAGTGAATCGTTGTATTTTGTGGTAAATGGTCTGTCTGCATCATTATATCGAATAATATATTTTTTTGTATCAATTATGTCTATAATGACACCCACATATGTTTTGTCATTTACATTATTATTGCTATTTTGAAATATGTTTTCGAGTCCTTTGACAAATAAATTTTGAGTATCCATTTCCTTCCTTTCTAACAAATAAAAGAGAGTAGTAGATATCTACTACCACTCTCTTAAATATTTATCATTTTCTGTTTATATAATGTAATGAAGCTTGATAAAAATCATTAACAAACTTATTAAGCTGTTTATCAACTACATTTGTAATAGCCTTTGCATCACTTACACTGCTTACATTAGGGCAATTCAGATTAAGTGTTACGCTCGGAGCAAAATTATTCCTAGTAACATTCTGACCAACCTTGTTAGCATCAAAATTCATCTTAGGTGTATTCATTGGCAGATCACCCAGACTAATTTTACTCATTTTCTCCATAATTTCATTCTGAACTGGAACTAAATGCAATGTCTTAGCAAGATTTTCAATCTGTTCCTCAGTAAGAACAGCTTCCCTTTTTTGTGCGATAATCGGTACTTCATCAGCTTTAAGTCCATTAATACCTACATCCTGCACTAAATCAAAAGCCTTATCTTTTGGAAGAGCCTCTATCTTACCAAGCTCAAGACCTTTATGATAACGCTTAGCATAACCATATTTTTTCTTAGGATGATCTTTTTCGAGCTTGTTTTTTGCTTTTGAAGCATTAGCTGGAGAACCAGCATTTGCAATCCATTTAACAATAAAATACTTGTTGCCAATTTGTGTAAAACCATTTGCACCCTTGGAAGCATAATCACTAATATGGCTTGATGCCTGACCGCTTGTGCTATAACCTTTTTTACTTAGCTTTTCATAAGTCCAATAATCATTAGACTTCAGCGCAGGTTTATTCGGGTTATTATTTTTATCATAAACTGTCTTTGGTCTGGTCGATACTGTCGCACTTCCACCTGAGCTACTACCTCCACCAGAACCTACAACACTTGAAGAAACAGAGGCAATACCAGCCGCAGCATTTTTTGCAGCTTGCACTTCAGTATTGTAGGCATTTACAGTAGCATCGGCTTGTCTCTGACAAAGTTTCTCATATTCTGATGTAAAATTAGCAAGTGTCTGTTGTCTACCGCTTAATACTTCAGCTTCCCAATTTGCACCAAGAATTTGTGAAGCGTAGAGTTTATTCTTTTCATCATCGTATTTAGAAGTGCAATCTTCCCATTGCTGTTTTAAATTATTATAATAATCAACTTTTTCTTCATAGCTTGTTTTTAGTTGTTCATTACTATTAATTTGTGATTCAATAGCAACATATTGATTTTTGAAATTTTCGATATCCGCAAGATTGTTTGAAAGAATTATACGTTGATATTCTGATCCTAAGTATTGCTTAAGATTCATAGTATCTTGTGCTTCTGAAAAAGCATCGGATATTTCATTCCACTTATCTTTAAACTCATTAAGAGTATCAATATAATTATCAATATCGTCTTGTTGTTTCTTTAAATTAGCAACATCTACATCATATTGTGCATCATGCAATGAATCTTGAGCATCACGAATAGCAGAATTGTCTGTACTATATACAAATTGACCATCCTTTAAAAGATATTTTGTCTTTTGAGAATTTGCTTTATTTAAATTGTAAATAGCTTCTTGTAGCTTTTTCTGACGTTCATATTCATCATTCTCATCAGACATGGCGTCAATGACATCCTGAATAGAATCTTTTTTCTTATTAGCTTTTTTGATTTCATCATCATATACTTTTTGAATTGCTGATAAGATAGAGTCGTATTTATCTTTCTGTTCGTTAAGTTTATCATTATTCTTCTCAATAACATCAATCTTATCTTTCCATTTATCAATTTCGTCATCGAGAAGTTTTGTAACACCTTTAAGTGCAGCATCATAGATAGATTTTTGCTCATCAATCATGTCCTTGACAGCAGAATAGTATTTACTAGCAGAAATTTTACCATTCTTATACATTCTTTCAAGTTCATCAGAAACATACTGTGAATACTGCTGATATGTTATCTTACCTGCTTCGAGAAGAGCTTTCTGATAAGCCATGAATTTATCAAGATATTCTTCGTTCTGCTTTTCGGCATCGCCACCAGAATTTTTACCACCTGAGCCACCTGAACCACCAGAACCAGATTTGCCAGAAGATTTTGGCTTATAAGTTGGACGATATGAAGAAGGTTTGTTTGCAGATAATGTGTTCTTCGGTTTATAACTATTAATATTATTAAAAGCAGCAGAAGCACTCTGAGAAGCACCGTATTTACTAATAGCAGAACCAGCATTTTTTATGCTTGTTGCAAAAGCACTAACACTTTTTCCTCCTGAACCACTTATATCAAAGCCAAACGTAGGCAAAGATACATCAAGTCCTTTTTTTGGATCCCAAGCCATTTTAGATTTTCCTTGCATAAAAGGTTTGGCGGTAATTTTATAACTAAAATTACTTATCATATTACCTAAACTGGTTAATACATTGCCAACAGCACTTGCTGCATTTGAAGTTGCTGAACCAACTTGACTCATGGCATAACTTGTCATACTTTGAACGCCACTCAAAGAATTACCCACTGCTCCTTGAACTGCATCTCCACCTTGGGCAATTATTGAGGAAGCTTGCTCAACACTCATGCCAGCCGTGTCCGCTAACCAACTTGCTGTTTGATCCATAGTATCTGCATTCTGATTTGCAAAATCTACAATCGAATTACTCATATTTGATATATAATCATTGAAACGACTATCATCAAATATACTGTCCATGAGATTTCCTGCTTCATCTGTATACTGTGACAAAAAATCTGCATTTTGAGACAATACATCTACAAAACCAGATGTACTTGCCAAAGCATTTTGAGAATCAACTAATGAATTATAACTTTGAGCAGCTTCAAGAGCAGAGTCAGATAGTCCATCTAAACTAGCTTTTCCTGTTTCTTGACTGATATCTAAATTATAGGTAGAAGCTAATAACTTTTTCTCTGCATCTGAACCAGCATTTATTTCTTTAATATAATCCTGAACGCTTGTTTGTCCTTCTTCAAAGCGTTTGGTAGACTGTGTTAATCCGTCTGATAGCTGAGTAGTTAATACACTAACTGTTTCTTCTATATAATCTGTCGAATCATCAAATGTACCATTAAGAGAATGGAGAGCGTCTTCAAGCCCACTATCAGTGATAGCATTAGACATATTTTGAAAATATTGTGCAGTTGTGATTTCGCCATTTTGTAAAGATGTATTCCATTCTTTATTTTTATTAATCAAATCATCTAACTGAGAACCAATATTTGTATTTCCAACACCGCCATTTGGATGTGAAGCATTATCTTGAATACTATCAAGTAATGAAGAATAATTACCAAGATAATCATTTCCACCCATCTGATTATTGATTTCTTGTTCTTGTTCTTTATTCGCTTCGTTCCAATCATTAAGAGCCTGTTCATTAAGCTTATACTGATCACCAACTTTAACAAGATACTGAATATATTCTGGATTAGTTTCAAGTACTGAAGCTACTTCATCTTGTGTAAGATATCCTTCATTCTGTTCATATTTATCAAATAATCCACCAATTCCTGATTTGGTCTTATTTATATCCGCTAAAGTATTGCCTAATTCTTCTGTATCAGCTTGAGCTTGTTGTACGCTTTGTTTATATGCTTGAATGGCTTTATCTGCATCATTAATACCTTTAGTAACATCATTAAATGCATCAATTTCTTTCTGAGTATTGATACCTTCTTTGTTGAAGAAGTCTTTAATCTTGTCAGAATCTTTGAAACGCTTGATTGTATTTTTATAATTTTTTACATTATCATCTACAAATTCAAATCCTAATCTTATCTTTAAATCTTGCCAATTATCTTCACCTAAAGCTTTTGCAAGCTGTTGAATTAATTCATTGACCTTTTTTTGGACTTCCTCTGGACTAAGATCTGTATCATCAATATTAAATGAGAACAAATCATTATAAGCTTTCATTATTTCTGGCTTGCCAGACTCGATATCATTAATAAGATTATTTATAAATGTTCTAGCATTTGTTTCGTTAGTGAGATTATTCTCGTCTATAAAATTTTGTGACAGACTATTTATATATGTATCAAGGAATTGCTGCTCTTGATCAGATAACTTATAATACTCATTACCAGATTGAGCAATAGCAGACAACGCATCTTGAATAGCAGACACGCTTGCATCAATTTCTGATTGATATTTTTGGATTAATGCAGTTTTCTTTTCAATATCTGCATTAGTGAGTTTATTTTGACCAAAAACACCATCATAACCACTATTAATTTCGGCTTGTAATTGACCTATTTTCTCATAATTACTACTACCAATAAGTTTTCTTTTTCCAACAGCGTTACCATTTGCATCTATATGTGCAGTTTGATACTGATAATTTTTGAATACGTCATTAATAGAATCTCCGTTATCATTCTCTCCATTAACAAGAGCCATTGCTTTGTTCTTTTTGTATTTATCATATTCAGCGTTTAAATTACTGAGTTTACCTTGAACAAAACCGATTTTTTTACCCTCATCATCATATCGAGCAAGAAGATTTGGCATCATGTCTGAAATTTCAGATACAACCTGTTTGTATTCATCATATTGATCGGTTGTAAGACTGACATTTTCTCCTAATGAATTTACACCCTTGGATAATTCATCATATTTCTTTTGTAAATCAGATAATTTATCATCATTAGAACTAAATTCGTCGTTCATTGAACTGAACGAACTTGAAAAACTTTCGGCAGATTCTTTAGCATTATCTGCTGCATGAACTAGATTATCCAATCCTTCAATAGCTTTAGATATTACGAATCCTGCTAAAATCCCGACAACCATATTTCCTGCAAGAGCAAGACCTTTGAGAGCTACTTGACCTGCTTTAGCACCAATAGATAAGTTACCAATAGAAGCTTTAAATCCTTCAGTAGATAGTTTTGCAACATCATCAGATTTTGCATAATCTAATACAGATTTACTTACTCCACCTACTTGTTTGGCAAGTTCGTCTGCACCAAGTCCTGTTTCGTCCATCAATTCTTTAAAAGCTGTGAATTCGCCAGTTAGTGCATCTTTGTGTTCATCCTTGCCAAGATAAGACCAAATACTTCCTACTTGTTTCTTTGCTTCTTTTTTGTCTATTCCTTTTGTTAAAACAAGACCGTCTATATCCGCTTTTCGATCATTTATTCTATCTATAACTTCTCCAAAAGATTTACCAAATATCCCAATTTTATAAATTGAAGAATCAATATCACTGTTAAATGTTTTGAATATCATACTATTATTTAATAAAGTTGTTTGAACACTTTATAATTTATTTCATTTATGGTAATATAATTTAAAAAGGAGATATATTATGAGAATAAAAAAAATATGTAAAAATTGCGGTGCTATATTTTTAGATGATAAAAATAATAATTGTCCTATTTGTACTGAAAAATTAGAAACGGTGTCGTTTTTAATTGGAAGAAAAATTATTAATTTAGGAGGTGAATCCAGGAATAAATATATAGAAGAGATTATTGGACATAAACTCGATCCAATTATGGTTCAAAAACAAAAAGAATACTTCCAAAAAACATGTAAAGAACAAAAAGAAATATTACAAAAAAGAATAAGAAAATCAGAAGAATCCAAAATAAACGAATACCAACAAAAGTATTTAGCGGAACATAATATCCATTGTCCATACTGTAATTCATCAAATGTCACAAAAATCGGTACAGTAAATAGGGCAGTATCAGTCGGTATGTTCGGTTTTGCAAGTAGTAAAATAGGCAAAACACACAAATGCAATGATTGTGATAGCACTTGGTAGAATTTGTTAATCTTTCACAAAACATACGTTTAGACTATCCTTTATATAAATGTAGTAGTACAATGGTACTAACAAATAAAACGTTTTTATTTTTTATAAAGGAGGTTGATGCAAATGTATTGTCCTAGATGTAAAAGTGAAAATATCAGGGAAATAGAAGTCCCACCATATATTCCAGATGATACTAAACCGCACAATAAATCAAAAGATGAATTTATCAAGGACAATTGGTTATCCCAATCTAATTACACTGAACCAAGTATAAGAATGCAGTGTATTGATTGTGGTATGAATTTTAAAATCTAATTTTATATTTAAAATTAAGATAGAAGGGTAATGTTTGTCATTACTCTTTTATTTTATTTATACTAAACCAGAAAGGTAGGTGTTTCACTATGAAAAATACACAGAACATTGCATCGCTAATAGCCAAACTTGAATACGAAGTCGGAAGAGAGTGCTATAATCCAAATTCATATGATGGTTATACAGGAATCGAAGGTCTTGGATATAGATATCCTGTAAAAGTATATCAAAATGAAAATATGAGAACATATCGTGGTTCAATTACATCTATTTCTCCATCGGAAGTTCATACTATGAAATATGTATTCGGATCTAATCATTTATTCATCGGTAAAGGAATATATAATATACTTAACGAACTTGAAAAGAGATATGGATTAGATTTTGACAAGATGGAAGAGGAACTTGAGAAAGAAGAATAGGAGAAATATACTATGCCAACAAATAAAAATCAAAAGATAATATAACTAAATCAGAACCAGTAAAATTAAATGGAATAGAAGAGTAGTAAGAAATTGCTACTCTTTTATTTGTATTGAAAAAGAGAACCGTCTAAATATATGTTCCGACTATGCCAAGATGAATTAGGATAGAAGAGCAGAGCAAGTGTGAATACATTTGCTCTTTATTGTTGTTTATTATAATATAAAAAGCACCTGCGTTAGCAGATGCTTTTTAATCTCAATGCGTTTGGATTTACACTTTCGATACCCTTTACGCTATTATACTATATGTAAATCAAATAAAAATTATACATCAAATGCACTTAGCCTTACATCATAAAGAATGCTCTCAATGCTGTGGTATACAAAAATAACAGTTGGATTTATACCCATATAGTAAAGCTACCCTTCTGTTGAAATTATACTATCATACTTCTCTTTGATTGTCAACATTTTTTTATCACTATTTTTAACAGAAACAACAATTAGTTTTTTGGAATCTATAATTTTAACAGTGAATTTCCTTCTATTAAATATATTATTAAAGAAATCTTGTATATCTATCATTGCCATAGATTTTACATAACCCATTGGAAAAGATATTTTTGTAACATTATCTTCTGTAAAATCAAACGTAAATATAGAATTATTAAAATCAAAATCTATAAATGTCTTTTTAATATTATCTTCCAAAACTTCACGCTCTTTTAAATAATCTAAATAAAATGAATAGGATTGATTAAAGGACGCTTCTATATATGCCAAAGACTTCTTTAACACTTTTTCAACATCTTCTTTGCTCGGTACAAGTAAACTTTTCTTTTCAATATCAATCCATCTTTTGGTAATATCTGAATCGTTAATAATTTTAATCCTATCAATTCTTGCAATAGAATTAGTTGATTCAACTCTACAACACATCTTTTTCTTTAACTTCTTCCACCTGTTCGGTTCGTATGAAGTAAATGGTATTACAATGTACATTTTAGGTTCTTTTTTAGTTTGAACTATCATCGTTGGATGTTCACCATCAAATTCTGCATATGTTTCGCCATGAAGATCAATATCATATAATCCACAATAAACATATTTTACCATTTCTAATTCTCCTCTCGTATATTTTTGATAATTTATACCAAATATTATACGACAAGATATTGCATAATACTATTCAGAACGTATGTTTATAAACGAACATGAAAGAAGAGTAGCCACCGACTACTCTTTATCTTTTTTTACTGCAATGTCTTTACAATTCCACGCCAATAATCAAAACGTCCTTTGACATTTTCTTTGCTACCTGTACCACTCTGAACATACTGTTTATATTCCTCATTAGAATCGTAAGTTGTAATAAATTCAGACACCTTTTCTGCAAGACGAGAGAATGATTTTTTATCTTTAACGATTCTATAACCACTATATAAAATTTGTGGAATACTTGTAGATGGAATTTTTATTTCACCATCAAATGCTTCATTAAATCTATCCATAGCTTCTTTTAATGTATCAGCTCTATCAAAATACTGGTCTGCATAATCAGTTACATAGGTATCAATATCTTTTGTTCTAAAAGATGTAAATTCCTGTTCTTGATTAGAAGAAATAAGCATCATAGCTTGAATAATTGTATCTCTGTCTGTTCCATTCTTACGCTGTGTCTTTGACATGATTTTATCCATAAATGGATGATTAGCGAGAGAGTAGACCATTTCGCTGAACTCATCTGATTCATGAACCACACGAAGCAATTTACCATTCAAAGGTTTTCCTGAATTCTGACGAGCGAACATGATTTTTACTTCCTCATCTGTATAATCAGACAGTGTGCAGAATTCTAAGGTACAAGCAAGAAGGGTTTCTTTCACCTCGTTATCAAGCTTTTTAAATTTCTTTCCTGCAATTTCATATTCCTTAATTGTTTGTTCTCCATTTTCTTTTACAGCAATAGATATATTTGGAGTATCTTTGCTTAATGAAAATACATCATTAATATAATCAATACAAGTTGATGTTCTCTGAGAGCCATCTAACGGATAGATTACATTTTCTTCCTCTACAACATAGATTGGATTAACTGGAATACCATTTAATAAACTATGGATCAAAAGACTTTTCATGCGAGTATTCCACTGCCCAGTTGGACGCTGTAAGCGATGTTCAAAGGATATATTACCCTTTTTATTCTGAGTATTTATCCACTGTAAAGTTCTTTCTTTACTAGAATTTTTCATCGTGTTACCTCCTTCAAAAATTGAAAATTTTTACTATTTTGAAGATAACACAGATACTAAATTTTGTAAATAGATGTGAACTCAATTTCACAAAATATTCTATTTTTGTGTTCCAAAAATCGACAAAATGTTCTATCTATTAATCAAAAATACTACATGGTATAATAGCACCAAGCATACTACGACTGTATAACCACATTGCAGTCCATCGTCACGGCAAGTGCTTGGTACTTTTCTTTAGTTACCATGTGGGAGTGTCAATTTATAGTTTGACACAAACTATTGGAAATAAATATTCAGCCCATTCTGGGCAATACAATTTTCCCAACTTTTAAGAAATACTATAAAGAAGGGAGGTAGAATTGGAAGTATTTAAAATACTTGTAAGTGGTGGACTTTTAGTATACGGTTGCCATTTCCTTTGTGTCATAGTTGATACAATTGGAAAGTGTTATACTGTTAATAAATGTAAAGACTATACGGATTCCCAAACCAAGTCTTTATCACAAATGTTCACCAAGACTAGAAAAATCTTTCGTAAATAATCTACTTTTTGTATAAGCCAAATATTTATTTCTCCTTTTATTCCATAATTGAGGGCTGGTCATCACGACAGTCCTCATTTTATTATTCTCCATAAAGTAAAACAAATGTTTAGACTTTACAGAAACTTTACTCATGATATAATATTTATTGAGGTGGATGCACTGAAAACAGTGCAAAATGGGAGCTAGACAATATCTACACGGCTGTCTTTACTGAGGCTTGAGAGCAAAGCTTTACTTCTCCTTATGTATGTATATATGTTAGGAGGGATTTTATGAAGTTTACTATTATGTTTAATGGTACTAGCAGATTTGTGATTGCGGTCACAATTCTTGTTATTGTTCTCAAATTAATGTAGTGAGTCTAGTGAGGGAATATTATATCATTTTCATATATAAGAGAGTAGAGTAATCTGCTCTCTATTTTATTATTCTCTGTTTTTACCTCGAAAGAAATCGAGATTTATTTTAATGTTATGTAGCAAAAATTGATAACTTTGAAAATAATTTCAATAAACCCATAGTAGGTAACAAGTATTTCAATTTTTTCATATATCTTTTTATTCAATTAAAAGATAACCATTATTAACCTTTCCATTATGCTCATTACTTTATCAAGAAAATAATGAGATATGTTTATGTAAACATACAAACCGTTCCATCTTATCTACCTCTAGGAACTGAGAGGTCAAACTGATTTACACGAGATATGAGATAAGTTCACATCATTTAACATGTCGTGCCATGAGTACGGAATGCATATTATAGTAGCATCGTTTCATATAACTACCACCAACGGTTGTCACTCTCTGAGGGCTTACCATTTTAAAGGTCTGTCCCTGCGAACCAACTGAATTCATGAATTTTTACTATGTCTATTTAGTTTCCTTATAATAGAGTAGTACCATGAGTTTTACAGCCTTCCTCGCATATTGCGTCTTCGTTTATCGTATGTATAGCATACTTACCATAGTCCAAACTAACGTATCCGTTAGAAACCCTATGATGTCGGTACGTTCAAAACAATAACAATGATTTGATTAATACGCCACTAACGTATCAATGCCGACATTTTTAATTCCTGAGAATATTCCTGCTCCTAATCCAATAGAGCCAAGAATACCCAATTTATCAAGTAAGAAAGTAATAGCTTCTGAGACTTTTGTAAGACCAATTACAATTGTACCTAAGTCTCCTCTGTCTATCATATCTTGCACACAACCAACCCAAGTTTCCTTGAGTGCGTTGATTTTATAAGAAAGAGAAGATTCTACAGCTTCCATTTCTTTATCCGAGCTGCCAGCACTTTCACCCATTTCAGCGAGTGCTTTATCAACAGCTTTAAAGTTCTGAATAAGAGCAGCACCTGCTTGAGCTTGATTACGACCAAAAGCCTTGATAAGAAAATCATTTTGCTGCTTCTGTGTCATCTCATCCCAGATACCTGCAATCTCTCTGAAATAATCAGTTAAATCTTTGAACTCTGTAGTTGAACCAGGTTTGAAAATAGAAACTCCTTCTGCATGTTCAGCAGTTTTAGTTAAATCTATTAATTCGCCTGTGATATTTGCTAAATCCTCAGAATATTCTCCTGTCGTTTCGTCAAAAGATCGTAGTCGTAAGGCAACGCTCTTGAGGGAGGTACCACTTTTTTCTGCATTTTGCAAAACTTCTTGTATACCTGAAAATAAAGCAAAAGCATCTTTTGTAGAAGTACCAACAGCAGCAAGTGCAGCGGCAGAACGTTCCATACCTTCTACAATATCTTGGTTGTCTTCAGCCATTGTGTTTCCAAGCTGATTTATAGGGTCCATAATTTCAGACTTTACTTGATCTGGATCTATTGACCATGCTTTCATGATTGAGACTAATCCGCTCTGAGCCTCATCAACTCCCATTCCAGGAGAAATAGAAGCAAACTGAGAACTAAGTTTTGCCATTTCCGTAGAAGCTTCAGCAGTATTGTATCCAAGCCTAGACCAGGCGGAACTTTGGTTAATAATCTCTTCTGTAGTTACACCCATCTGTTTCGCAACATCATTAGCGTCATAATAGTATTGCTCAAGCTGAGTTTTGTTCATTGCCGTAGTTTTCTTTAAATCAACTAAAGCATCGTCAAGACTTACAATTGTACTAATCGCTTGTTTCCCAATATTAATAACATCATAAAATCCAAACATACCTGACATCTGAGCAGCTAATTGATGAAATCCACTATTCTTTAATGTATCAAAGAAACTTCTGCCAGCACGACCAGCTTCAACTTCAGCATTGTAAATCTTCATAATCTCACCATGAATTCTATCCAAACTTATGCTAGGATTACCACTTTCAATTTCCGTATAGTAAGCCTTGATTTTAGCTTTTGCCTCAGAAGACATCTTACTATTTTCATTGAGAAGCTTGTGAATCTTGTCTAATTCTTTCTGACCTGAAACAAAGTTATATCCCTTTTCAGCAGCTGACATATTAGTGACAGTAGCGATAGCATCTTTGATTTTCTTTTCATACTCGTCCAATTTAGAAATATCATCACTTGTCACCAAACTAGCATCTTTGCCCTTTAATTCATTAAGCAGAGTTTCATACTCGTGAACAGCATTTTTGACAGCCTGTACATTTTCTAAATATGTATTACTTGTCCAACCTCCATCGTTGAATCTATCAATGGTTGTTTTGTATTTATCAATCTTGCCATTATAAGAATCCAAGCGTTTATCATATTTATTGAAATTTACATTGGCATTCTGTTCTTTGGCTTGTGTATTTTCCTTAACTTTCTGAGTATTCTGTTCTAATACATTATTCTCTTCTTTGATGGAATTAGTAGCAGACTCTACAGAAGCAGAAATATCTTTGTCAGGAAATGCGTCTTTCTTTTGATTGGAAGCAGGCGATTCTAATGAGGCAATTTCAGATTTTAAAGAAGAAATTTTAGATTCTAACTCAGTGATTTGCTTATTCAACAACTGAACATTTTCAGTTGGGGTGGTAGAAATATTATCTAATATCTTTCTGAATTCTTCGGCATTCGTTATAGCTTTCCCATCAATAGGAATAATATCTGCCTCAAGCCCCATTGATGTTTGTTTAATTTCACTTAATGTATAGCCAACCTTCTGAAGCTCTTCTTGCCACATCTGATAAGACTTTAATGTACTCGTGTCTATATTAGTAATACGACCTAAAGCAAGCCATTTTTTTGAGCCATCTTTACCTGATGACGGATCATATTCTCCGAAAAGTCTTTTAGTTACACTATCTCGCAAAGAAGCAACTTTCTTATCGTCATAACTTCGATTAAAACCATATACTTTATTTTCAGATTTTGATAATTTTTCAACTTCATACCTTGTTTCTTCGAGTTGAAGTTCGTATGAGGCAAGTGCTTCTTTTTTCTTTTTAATAGAATCGCTTATGTTATTATTTCGAGATGCTTCAGAAGGTGAATCAGAAGCAGATGAAATATTCGTTTTCTGTCCAATCTTACTTTGTGCATCAGCCAATTCCTCAGCTTCTTTTGCAGCGTTTTGATACGCATCACTAATATTCTCCACTTGTTTGACAGCACCACTCGTATTGCCACCCATATTACTCATGTTTTTATTAACATTGAGAATATTCTGACTCAGTTCAGAAAGTGATTTATCAATATTTTGGATAGAAGAGAGTAATGTCTTCGCACCAGAATCATCTACTTTACCAAAAGCTTTACTTAAACTCTGTACTTCTGATACAATATTTGATAGTTCCTTTGATAAATTCTCAAACTGTTTGAAATCACCTGTTCCCTTACCAAGAGAGTCAAGCATTTTTTCGAGATTGGAAATTACATTTCCAAGTTTTTTCTCATCAATATTTAAGTTGATTTTATATTCTTTGCCTTCGAGAGTATCCATTCTGTCTTGGAGTTCTTTTGTGTCCAAAAGTAACTTTTTGACATTAGATTCAATCTCCATGCTATATTTATACATTCCTGGCATTTAATTTCCTCACTTTCTTAAAATTTCATCAACTCTTTTATTTATAATTTTGTCTAAACGACCATTAAATCCACTTTCGATATCTCGCTCTACATACATATATGGAGGGATGGATCTATGCATCATCCAATGACCATGACCATGTTCACCATTCATAAACATATAATCAAATGCAAGGCTGGCATTTAATTTCTGATGATTACCTTTTTTATTAGAATATTTTCCATCTTCTCTTGGTGCATCATAGGTATTTCCCCAACCATACCCAGCCCAACCGATATAATTATCCATTGCACCTGAATCTACTGAAAAATGAAGAACATTTCCTTTACCTATTGTTCTTGTAGAATCGAGAATTTTCATGAAGTTATATGTTCTTTCATACGACTGTGGAGTGTAATCGTTATACCAATCTATCAATGAATATCTAACAGATTCTTTTAGAAGTTCATTTGCTTGCGGAGCAATTTCTTCTGCAATATGATTTTCAATTCTGTCTAACTTCTTTTTAAAATCTGTATATATATTTTTTGCCAATTCCAATCACCTCCAAAATTTTCACTATAATTTCACTATTTTTACACTAAAATAGGAGAGCAGTGTATAATCACTTAACTCTCCATAAGAAAAACCCTATACGCTTTGACACGTATAGAGCCTAAATATTTAATCCTCGATATATTCATGTACAACAAAAAATAAGTCAGTTGCTTTTTGGTGATTATTTTTATAATCCTCTACAATAATTTCCGCACAACTTCTCGATGTACATTTAGCCGCTAATCTTATATCGGTTGTTTCTTCTCCATAAAATGTTAAATAAAATTCTGGACTTCCAGAAGAAACACAAATATATAGTTTTTTATCATTCATACAAATCCTCACTTAAAACCAATAATCTAATATCACATAATAGAAATCATCATCACTTCGTTTCCATGAACCAATTATTTCCACATCTTCATTTGTATCCATAATAGTAAATACAAACTTTACATTATCACTGATTGATATATAGTTAGTTTCATTTGCGCAATAGTCTTTAATCTCTTGTAAAGAATGAAATTCTCTATCATCAAGATATTCTTCTCTGCGTTTTGTATCTGGATTATATCGTTTCTTTTTCTGTCTTATAATCATATGAGTTTTTATACCTCTTTGAAAGCACTCTTATTTCCTAAGCTCTCAAAATTCTCTTTCAACTTATTCAGAGTCTCCTCATCAAGATTTCCGATACTTTCCTTAATTGCACCAGATATACTATCAAGTGCAACAGTGCCAAGCTTCTCAATTCTTGTAATCTGATTTTTGATAAACGAATGAATTTCATACTCATTATCATACTGGTCTTTTATAACCATATCACAAAGAGACTTGAACTCTGATAACTCTGACGGATCAATTAATGAGCGAGTTGTCTCAGTGCTGAGCATTAGCTTATCAAGAAATCCAGAACTCTTTAACATATCATACTCATCTGCAAAACTAGCTGACTCTGAAATGAGATTAGTGTATTCCTCAATAATTATCTTAACAAAAAAGAGATAATTAAAAGCTGAATTAGCAGCAAAGTTTCCATCAGAATCTATCATTGTTGCTTTCATAAGCTTCTTGGCTCTTACTAACTTCTGAGTAAATGGCACATACTTTGTAATCTCAATATAGTCACGAATGTACTCATCTTTCATGGTAGCTGTATCACGTTTATTGTATTCATCTATAAAATTTTTAATTGTAATCTTTTCCATAATTAATATTCCTTTCATTCCTCTATCTCATTCAACACCCACTTGCATGAAAATACATAGTCGTGAGTGTAAACAGTTAATATATCATTTTGACTATTATATTCAGTCCGTTCTATCTGAGGGCTTTCGTTCATAATTGAAATAAACTCATGAGAATTAACAGCCCAGTTATGTTTTATTAAATACTCATGTATCTCATCATCTGTCATGATTTTGCTTTCTTAGCTTCTTTTCTAAGTTTTTTTAAAGTATCAAATTCTACCCATCCACCGTATTTTAAATTACGGCATATAAATGTAAGATTAGTCTCTGGATATTTATACCACATCATTTTCCTTTTAAGTAACGACATAGAATCGGGATTTCCTTTCACATCGAAAACCTGTAAAGTACCATCAGCCCATGTTACATTAAAATCACTTCGATATTTAATTGGTAGAATTGTCTTTCCATTATATTTAAATTTTTCTTGAAGAACATATTCTACTTGGCGTTTATATGATAATATTTCTCCACTTTTCATTCTAGGCTCAATAAATTCTTGCAAAAATCTAAGCTCCGTTAGGCTGTCGTAAGTCACGCCTTTATATGTTCGATTTTTCTTACCTTGTTCTGAAATATCTACATGATATTTCGATTTAGCTTTTGCTATTTCCTTTCACTCCCTTTACATAACAAAAGAGCAGCCTCCGAAGAAACTGCTCTTTCCTTTAATATTAAATTCTAAATGTGATAGGTCGTAATTCCCAATGTGCATTAGGATATTGACACATATTACTTATTACGAAATTATGTACTTCATTCATATCTCCAAAGTTCTTATCAATATGAATTACTTTACCTCCTAACAATTCAAATTCTTCACAGATTACGTTGTAAAATGTTTTCTCCATACCAATCAATTCTCCTTATCTTTTAATACAAAACAAATCGTACAAATCAACATGTAATGCATGAGATAAAGATATAGCATGAGAGAGTAGTATATCAGATGTATATCCATTTTCAAGATTAGATATTGCAGTTGCTGACAATCCTGTACGTCTCGCAAGTTCTGATATTGACATATTCTGTTGATACCTATATCTGCCTATTTCATTCTTCATGTATTTAGTCTGTGTATAATCTGTTTTTCTATACATATATAATAAGGAAGAAATTCATAAGTTGAATTACTGGATTTTATGATATAATAAAAATATTAGGACTTAAACTCCATATTTCGTAGACATTCCTGATACTTTTCAGAAATAAATTTCATACTTTCCTCTGCTTGACCATTTTCCATCTTATGAGCTGTAAGCAGTTCTTCATACTTTTTATATGTCTTGAAGACATTATTGAAAGCCTCTTTATTTTGTTTCTGACCATTTGACAGAGAAGAACAAAAATCCAAAATATATTTACGTTTTCTCTCCAAGTTATTATCTAATAACTCGGATTCAATATTCTCTATACCTTCAGACATTTTAGTTATTTCTTTATATTGCCAGTTATCATGCTTTTCCAAAGTGTCTATTCTTTTGTCAAGTGTCTCTTTATCAATTTCATAACCAAGTTTTACACGTAGAGTTTTCTTTGCTTTTTGAATCAAGAATACTATTTTATCTAATCCCAAGATTATTATAAATACGCCCAAGATAACAGTTGGAAAATCTAAATTCATTAATGCTTTTATTTCGTCCATTTCATATTACACCATCTGAGCCTTTCCTATATTAACTTAAGAAATTCAGATGCTGTAATTTTAAGACCATCATCTCCAAACTTCTGTCTTGAAGCCCTCACAAGACCATTACCGTATTTACCAGGACATTCTACACCATTTGGATTAATACCATTAAGATACATAAGTATCTCAGCCGCAGTTACCATATACTGTCTTTCTCCCTTTTTAACATAATGAGAGCCAAGAGCTGACTTAGACTTGCGACCAAATATTCCATCTTCCCCGATGCCCTTTTTATAATCAAGGTTGATAGCATGTTGTAAAACTCTAGCTTTCATTCTGTTGGTTTCTTTTCCAACAAGTCCATCAACAGCAATTGTATGTCCTGTAAAATTAATAGCGTGTTGCTGTCCTAATCTTACGAGTGAATTTCCACTTGGCTTTGACTGAGTAGAAGTAGATGGCTTTGGAGTAGAAGTAGAAGCCTTCGAACCATTTGTAATATTAGTACATACATGACTTCCATCCTTAAGAATCAAATCTCCTCTAAGTAAATATGCATCACTTGTTAAATATTTTGAATCTGTAAGTATCGTTGCGCCAACTGCTTTGCAAGCTGCACGAAGAGTAGAAGTAGTATTGGATTTATTGAAATTCTTTAATGTTGAAATTCCAAGTTTATAACCAGCCGCTATAATATTTGCTGAAACACCTGCTGAACAATCAGCTTCACAAGCTATTGTAATTTTACTTGCATCCCAGTTACTAGCTTTAAGATGATTGTAATATGAGAGACGCGCATTCTGGTCATATCCAATTAAATTGTTCTTAGCTGCCTTTTCTGCATTAAGAGCTAACTGCTCACGCACATTCGCAGGAAATCTGATTACACATTTCCAATTATGATTATACCAAGAACGAATATACCATTCAGTACCACTCTGGTCGCCAGCTTTTCCACCAGAATAACGACCTCGTTCATCCTTTCCACAATTTGAAATCATAGTGATTCCTCCTTCCTAATTTTCTACAATAAAAAGAGACTCTTTAAGTCTCTAAATCATTTATCATATTTTATTTTTCATGTTTAAGATCATACAATGAGGTTGTAATGAGTGAATCTAAATAATCCTCGAAATCACTATTAGCCTCTTTGAGACATTTATATACTGACTGATTAAGTGCCTGAATTGCTTTCTGTTTTGCAATTTCTTTTACTTCATTCATTTTATCCTTAGTCCATGCGTCAGTGCCCTTTATGTCTTTGACCTCTGTTTCATATACTGACTTGACAGCATTTTTAACTTCTCTATAAAGAATCAAGGCATACTTATCAAGTTTCTTTGTTTTCAGATATTTATAAATCTGTGTTCCAATTGGAACTAAAATTACTGTCCAAATAGCAGAGAGCAGTGTCATCCAATCTAAGCTTCCTAAAAACTCCTTCATCAGTTAATCCTCCTCTTCTTCAAATTTCTTACTATTCCATTCTTTATATAACTCATTTATTTCTTTTGATTTTAACCATGCAAAAACAACACGTTTATTTCTGCCTGGAAAAATATCAACTAATTTCCCTCGTGATAAAGGTGAACTTAAATACATACAATTTTGAGTCATATTAGGAATATAAATTACATCTTCTGAATCGTACTCCCAATTGAATACGTCACTATATTCTTTAATATCCGTTCACTCCATTCTATTTATAAGCGTAAAAAATAGGGCTACACAAAATACTGAATAGTAAATGCGTAACCCTATACAATTAAAAAATTCAACTTACTATTCAATATAATCATTTCTTCTGTACCAGCTTATTATCAGTTTTTGAAGTCTGTTCTTTATTAGGAGTAGTATTAACTGTCTTTTTATTTTCTCCTAAAATTTCATTAATGACCTTTTTAACATCTTTATCAAAACTATCCAACTCGGATAAATCACATTTTAATAATTCTTCTTTTGCTTTTGCTTTATCTTTTGTTTTATTATATTCATAAATTGCGAGATAAATTGTATAGTGTGGAAGAGTATCAGTTACTGTTCTCCAAGGAGTATAAGTTTTAATATTCTGACATGTATGACAAACTCTATAAGGTTTTCCACATATTGCGCAAATTGCGTTATTTTCTAATGACATATAATAATTCCTTTCACAAAAAGAGTGGTATATTTCAACCACTCTTATTTTTTAAATTAGTCCTCAGATACTAAGATATCGAAAAGCTTACCATCCTCAGCACAGTACTCCTTATTAAGAACATAAGAAGCTGGATGCTTACCAACAGACTTAAGAGAAAGCTCTACGCTTGATGGATCAATCTGTGCTCTTGGACAACGGATAACACCAGCATATACAAGGTTCTTATTACATGGATCATGGAAGATTGCATGGATAAGAAGTGTCTTAACCTCTGGTACACCATCAGTTCTCTTAATTACCTGAACTGCTGTACCTGTCTCCTTCTCATAGTTTACAAATACACGACCAGTTGTTCCCTCTGGAAGAGTAATTGTTCTGTTAGCTGCATCAATAGTGAACTTGTCTTCACCCTTTGTAGCAGATACAGTATATGTCTTACCGAATGTGTTATTATCATTAATAACCTTAACATACTTAACCTCTGCACCCTTTGTACCAACTGGAACATATTTAAGCTCTACAGTTGCACCAGCTCCAATTGCAATTGTCTCAGATACAGGCATCTTAATCTTATTTGTATCAGAAGCTACAGCCTTTGTTGAACCAAACTGTGAAGCAGCAAGGTCAAGAGAGAAGAGCGAGTTAGTGAAATCAAATGTACCTTTCTGTGCCTGATAGAATGTCTGGATTGGTGTACCCATCGCATCAGTAACATCTGTACCATCGGCACTTGTTTTAAGAGATGGATCTTCGACCTGTGTATATCTACCAGTAAGCTCCATTGTAGCAGGATCATATTCCTCTACGGCTCTAATTTTCTCAAGAATTAATTCATTTGGGTTAAAGTTAGCCATTTTTATTCCTCCTTAATAATTTTGTGGCAATAAAAAAAGAACTCTAATCGAGTTCTCCAAGCCAATCTATTTGTTTTTTGTCTATATCATCAAAGCTTATTCCGAAACCAGAATAGCCAGATTGCAACAATAATTGTGCATTTTTAATTTTTCCTATACGTTTTACAGAATCCATAAACGCATTAATTTTCATATTCCAAACTTGTTCATGATTATATTTAAATCCTTCTGAGTTGATCATAGCGGATATCATATTTTTTAATTGAGAATGATATTCTTTATTTTTTGCTCGTTCCATTTCTTCTTTCGCATCTTCTATTAACACCATTTTAGTAGAATTGTTAGCTGGAATTCTAAAATCTCTTTCAATGAAATGTGTTTTGCAAAGATAATCAATTATCATATTATAGGTAAATTCATCTATTATTACTGGTTCTAAAGATACCTCATCGAAGATATAATTGACGAATCTATTATCTTCTGATAATTGATTTATTAAAGTATCTTCATCTGTATTAACGAATTTTGCAGCATCAATTAAACTTGTAAAATGATGTAACTTTTTACCTTTTATATTACTACCAATTAATTCATAGATATTCCCTGTAGGAATTGCTTGATACAAAAAAATTGAATCATCATCTTCTTTTTGTCGAACCTGAAATTTAGAAAAATCTAAATCTCCAAATATAATAGAAGTTTTTTTAATTGGGAATGCTTTATAGAGCAGTGTATAGAATAATTGAAATGGTTGTATTTCAGTATAATCTATTCCACCTTCCCATAATTGTACCTTTAAAGATTGTGGCGTAGCTGTAAAGTTATACAACATTGAATAATAATCTTTCTCTGAAAAATCACATATTTCACCCAATGTGGGTTGATGTAAGATAATATGTTTTTGAACTATAAAATCTTCACCACGATATATCTTTAGTTCATCATTCTCATAGTGTTCTTCCTTGCCTATTGCCAAGATTCGTTATTCCTTATGTACGATTGCTCACCAAACGGGCTATATGTAATTCCATTAATATCATAGTAAATCTGAAATACCAATGTTCTTACTACATAGTTATTATCTGTCATAGATTCTTTAGATGAGATTAATTTTGTCTGTAATCCAAAGATATTAGACCAATTAAATTGTTCTCGTATAATAGAAGCTATTAAATCATGACGAGGCAAGCCTGTAAGTTTATCCATACGGTCATTTCCATGAACAAATATTGTGAATGTTATTTCTGTATTTTTATTTATTTGAGAATATCTTGGGATTTCATCAAAACCAACTTGATAACATATATAATGTTTTACTCCCGTTTGAGTATCTGGAATAAATAAAAAAGGACGGATATTTGAATTGCTTCCAAAATATCTATCCCATTCTCCAAGCGGTTCATATTTTTTATTTTTTTCATCCCATTCCCAATTTATATTTCCCTTATCATTAAAAAGTTCGGATTCTAAATCTTTTTCATTAAGAGCATATAACAGATAAGGATTCGACAATAATGCCTTTTTAATTTTTTGTTTGTAAACAATATTATCGTCATCAGGAGTTTTTCTATATGCTCGAAGTTTATTTAGCAAATCAGTTTTAGATACTATTTTATCTTCTATCATATTACCTCCTTAATCTGTTATTTCTAATTGTAACTTATTACTTTCAATTGTAATAGTCTCATTTGTAATAGTGCAGTAAATAGTCAGAATCTTACCAACATAATCGTAATCATCAGGAAACTTTATTTTCATCTGACAGAAAGAAAGGTCATTTCTGATAATACCTTTATATTCTTCATTATCTATTTCAAAATGCCATTCGAAATTTGATTTACTATCACCAAATATATCAGTAACATCTTCGCCAGAATCATTTGAGAGTTTGATATTAAGTGTTCGATAAGAGCCACCAATTTTAATTGTTGATACTGATGAAGTAATCGTAGCCAAAACATTTGTAACTGGTAATGGAATTGGTTGGGTATCTGGATCTGTTGGGGGGATTTCTGAATCGAAGTAGTCTGCCCACATGCCAATAATATTTCCGTCAGCATCTTTCTCAATATAATCTCTGTGTTGGTCAAAGAAATCTTGATATAGAGTTAATTTTTGAACCCCAAGTGGTTGAGCATTTTCAACCTTACTGATTTGCCATGCTATTGCATTGTCAGTAAAAGAACTAACAAGCACACGCATGTTCTTCGATGACTCGTTTGTATACCAAATCTTTTCAGTGATTGGATTTAATGGTAGCCATACTTTATCTTGGTTTTCCTGCGAAGTAAATCGCAGGTCAGTCCAAAGTCCACTGTTGTAGCTACTTTGCATTTTTAAAACAGACCACATCCTACGTTTGATTTTCTCTGTTCCATTATTTTCAATCCACATCAATTCATAATTACATTTAAGAATTAAATACTTCGGGAATTGATTAGCAGGTTCAGTACGAAGAATCATCCATTTTTCATAGATATTTTCATCATTTGGTATATCAATGAATAAACCGATAAAATTATCATTATGATATTTTTTACGATAGTCAGTTTCAAAATAGTAAAGTTCGTCACCTTCAGAAAAATGTGTTTTCTGTGTTGGTTTAAATTGAATATAATATTCAACTTGGTCTTTATCCATTGACTGATATGATTTAACAATAAACTTTGCATCTATGCGTGTTTTAGTTGTGTTTTCATACGTCATGCCTTGAGCTAACCGTGGCTGATCATCATGATAGAAGTCGTATATATAACAGATTTTACTCTGGATATCGTTGTTCCACGTAAGTTCCATGATTTTATCTGAATCAGATTTTAATTTTTCGCCAAGGGTAGAATAATTCTTCCCAGTAGAGTTTCCATTAACTTTCGTTTTTCGTTGGTAAAAATCATATACAGACATTACTCATCACCAACTTTCATTCTCTGAAGCAAAGCCCAGCATCAAACACAAGTTTCTTATATTTGTTAAAATTAAATTCTTCTGACTGTAATACAGACAATGCACATTCAAGACTGTTAATAATTTCTACAAAATCTTTTGGATAGAGTAGTAGTTTATTACAGTTAGAAATCTCAAATAATAGATTTTTATGATATTCCACAACATCTATATTTTCAAAATCAGCTTTTGTGTTTTTATCTGTATATAAAACTAACCAGAATATTTTTTTTCGTAATTTCTGCTTATAGTAATTAACTTGAGAAATTTTAAATTCTCCGTATTTATGTGGAACTAATTTATCCATTAGAACCACCATACTCGCCAAAGTAATAGGTATGACGAGACAATTCAAGTTCCCATTCACGCTTTAACTGTGTGAGCCTTTCCATATTTTTTGAATAATTATCTATAAGTTTTTTTTCTTCCTTGCCACCAATCATAGTTGCTAAGTTCTTTGTATTCTCTAATTTTGATGGGAAATAACTAATGATAATTCCTTTTGCTAAAATAGTTTTTACAAATTCAGAATCATAGAAATCATCTACACTGTTTGTTAATGTGAAATTGATACTCATAATTTCATCATCAAAAGAATATACACTAAATTTTTTTCTAAGAAGTGGGAAAGAAGCAGTTGTATGCAACCATTCACAGAGAATACTATAAAAATCTTCTTCTGTATAAGTTGCAAGTTCGAGATCATTAATCATTGTTAATGCTCTTTTGTATATATCTTCGTATTTAAGAGAAGGCATATATTACCTCCTTAAATGAATTCTTTTATACAAGTTCCTAGCATATCATCAATAATTCTAATCTTCTTAATAGACGGATAATTCTCAGCACGAATCATAGTCATTGCTGTTACCTTTACAATTTCGCCAAGCCATTCTGGTGCTGATTTAATCATATCTTCAAACTCATCATCATCCATGTCAAAATATTCTTCTGGATAATCAATAGATTTGAAATACTTATATCTGTCACCAAGTTCTCGTTTCCATTGCTCTACAAGATCTTCATCCATAATAATAAAACTAGGTTTTGTTACATATTCAGTTCTTCTAAGTGCCTGTAAATCACGATATTTAATATATTCAATGTCCCCAAAATATTCCCAATGATATACAGTGTTTTTATCAACTCCAACAGCAGTTAATTTCCACGGAGTAACACTTTTACATGGAATCTCGTCATTAGGATTAAATGTTTTATGTATTTTTACAGGCTGTGGTTTTGCAGACTCATTTTTTGATGTTGCTACGGCTTTATCATCTGTAACTGTGTTGTTGACTTTTACAAAATTATTGTTTGTAAAATCAATAGCATCATCATCAAGTTTCTGCATATGACTAGATACTTTATATCCATTCTCTCTTAAAAAAGATATTAATTCTTTTGGAGTAATACCTAGTTCTTTTGCTAATTCATATACTTTCATCCGTTTTCTCCTTTAAAAATAGGAGAGTAGAATATTTCCACTCTCCATATTTTTATACTAATCTAATACTAGGCAGTAATCTTAATCTCTCCGAAGAGTTCGTTAATTACTACACCAATACCTTCCTGGTATACTACCTCTGCATCAACAGTCATATCTTTCTTCAGACCGTCCATGCCTGTTTCGTAGTACATAACATCTCCTTCGTTTACTCTCTTAATTGGCTTAAACTCTGGATCTACAGGAAGAATGAAAATCTTCTTCTGATCTTCAGCAGAGAATACATTCTCTCTTGTGCCAGCTTTATTAACACGAGCAAGAGGTAAGCACTCATAACCTTCCCAGTTACCAAGAATACCATTCTGATTTCTCTCGTCTTTCATTGAATCAGAGAACATATTGTAATTTACAGTACCCTGAAGCTTCTGAATGGCTGGTCTAGTACCAACAAGAATAACATCCTTACCTGTAGCAGCAGCAACTGCTTCAATCTGAGCAATTATAGAATCCTTTGTAGACTCAGAAACTGCTGTCTGAAGAATCATATCTGTTGGGAGAGAAGCGTCCATTCCCATAAATGCTGTGTAAAGAGCAGCATATCTGTTCTCTTCGATAGACTTATACATCTTGTCTACAAGAGCAGCGAAATCAACTTTACCTGTCTGGAAAAGTACGAAATCTGTATAAACTTTTACACCATAAAATGATGTATCAATAGAGAATGCCTTGCCAGGCTTTACTGAGCTTCTAATCAGATCATGGTGATTTCCTGCGAACTTAGAAACTGTCAGAAGAGAGTTATCTTCTACGAAGAACTCATTTGCATCTCCTTCGGCAATGTTTCTCTCGTCAACATACTCCATAAAACGAGCATTAGCTGTGTTCCAACCTGAGTTCATCTTGTCAGCAATTACATCTTCGATAAGAGTAGCGATTTCCTTATTATGATCTCTCCAAGCCTGTCTACGCTTCATAGAATTAGCCTCTTTGAAGTTAAGACCAAGAATCTTATCAAACTGCTTTCTAAGAATTGTCTGTGTGTCCTCCTTAGAATACTTCTCATATACGCTATTGCTTGCGTCCATCATGAGTGAGTTGAACTCAAGCATATTGTCATATTTATTGTCAAACTGTGCTAAAACGTTCGCACTGAAACATGTAATATCTTTCATCTATTTAATCCTCCCTTCTCTTACGCAATATCCTTGTTCTGAAGAACCTGAATACGAACGATTGTGTAATATGTACCTACTGAAAGACTGTGAATCTTTCCAATGAAACCATTAGTACCCTGAAGAGTAGCAAGATCAGTAGCCTCAGAAGCTATCCATGCACCCTCGCCATCAACTGTTACAAGATTTCCAACCTTAACTTTTTCTGCACTATCATCTGTGAACTGGTAAGAAGCAATACCAAAGATATCTGTATGTACAGATGGATCTGCAATCTGATATGTCTTTACTGGCTTGCCTGCTGGGTTTGTGTAGTTATAAGCCTGTCCCTGCTCAGTTGTAAGTGCTGTCTTAACCTCTGCTGGTGCGCCTGTTACAGCAATCTTGTCTGTAATTTTTGCAATAGTTGCATACCTTTCCTCAAGACCATTGCCTGAGTAGTCTCCGATCTTTAAAGCAACACCATTGTCTACTGGGATAGGGTTATTGCTTTCATCTCTTACAAGTGCATCGTAAACGTTTCCTACGTCTACACTAAGGAGCTGACTAGACTCCCAAATTCCATGTAAGCCATTTTCCTTGGCTTTAAGATTTGTATAAACCATTTAAATTTCCTCCTTGTTTAATAAATTTTTGCAATAAAAAAGAACGTCTATTGACGTTCCGATTGATTTGTTAATATTCATTTTTAATTATTTCTTAAGTAATCCATCTAAGAATGATGATTCATGTTCAGTTCTAGCAAATGCAAAGAAAGAAGGCTTTGTCTCCTTATGTGATTCCTCTGCATCCATAGAGAATGTCTTTGTAGTTTTTACTACCTTACCAAGAGCTGCATCTGCTTTCTCAACTAACTCATCCTTTGTGAATTTCTTTACATTTTCAACGTCCATAAGCTTCTTGAACTCATCCGTCTCAAGATACTTGCTATATGCCTGATCCTCGAAAACAGTCATCTTATCTGCGATTTCCTCTGCCTCTTCATATTTAGCAAGCTTTTCAGAAATAGAAGAGTAATTAGCTCTCATATCTTCTAACTCGGCTTTCTCATCGGCAGTTACAAACTCAGCAAATACTTCCTGACGTTCGCCATCAAAAGCAATAGTATCATTCTCTTTTGTGTAAGCCTGTTTGTAGTAATTTCCACAGCAAGACTCATAAATAAAATAATCATCATATACAGACATAATCCAGTAATACTCATTTAATGTCTCCTCGATTGGAGCTAAGAGCTGATATAATGCAGAACGTACATCTTCGTGTGATAATTCAAAAGTCTTAGAATATGTATCTTTGTCCTTATCATCATCTGTGGTGTCGTCTGGCTCATCTGTATTACTATCGTCTGTGTCGTCATCAGTGTCGTCATCAGTGTCATCATCTGACTTATCTGATTCTGTTACAACTGTATCAGGAGTAGGCTCTGACTCATCAAAAGTAGTAGAGAATACATTCTCAAGTTCCTCGTCAGATAAGCCTTCATATTCGAAAGTAATATCTTCTACAGTTTTATTGTATTTTTCCAGTAATTCTTCAAATTTTGTCATATTGGTTTCTATATTTCCTCCTTTCTCAAATTTTTCAACTGTTGGATTAGTTTTTGAATTTATATTGAGACTGGATAAAGTTTTATTAAGATTATCCAGAGTTTCAATTAATTTAGAGTGTTCATCATTAGATAATTCATTTAGAATAGAATTATTAGACATTGAGAAATCCTTTAATTTCACATTAGAACCTGCCATACCAGGTTGAACTTTATTACCATTGTTATCATATCCAAGAATTGCAACGCCTGAGAAATAACCGTCTTCGATAATCAATGTATGATCTTTTGCATTAAAGCTCATAGACTTAATAGAAATTTCTACGCTACATGGACATTCTTCTTCACGTTTTACAATTTCTGTTGCTTTGGTATATTCGTCATACAAATAGCCATCAATCATGACATTATATCTATCATTCTCTTCATCATATATAAGCTCTGCATTATTAGTTTCTGGGATATTACCAACGGCAATTTCATCATATACGATTTCTCCATCTTCTTCATGGGCATTATGTCCATAAAACTGTGGAATCCCATCTACATTATGGATATACCCTAAAATTGGACGATTCTTAAATGTTGGCAATAGTTTGTCATGCATTACTTCATATGAAATAGAGCTGCGATTCAAGTTGCGCTCAGTATGACATGCCTGCAATCTGACAGGTGTAAGTCCAGCAGTTAAATCACTTGAATCTTCAAATTTTAATGTTCCTGCGATCTGAACAACGATTGGCTCGCCAGATTCTTCTGAACTAAACTTCATAGATTTCTTCCTGTGACTGTAATATTCACACAAATCATCTAATGTAAGTAAACGTTTATTCAATTGTGTTTTTACCTCCCTTCTGTGAAATTCTCCCAAAGAGGGAGTGATTTAAAACATCAACTTATTTGTAAATCCGATTTTATCTACTGGAATAGTGTCATCGAATTTTAAAGTTGAATCATTAATAAATATAAAAAAAGAACCCCCAGATGGAATTTCTGAGAATCCTAATTTTGTTAGATTATTTTTTGTTATCTCATCCGAGGTGAATAGAAATTGAGAATCATTTTTCATGTGTGTCACCTCTTATTTATTTCCTTTATCTTCATTTTTACCAGAATCTCTTGTTGCTTGTCCTTCTGGGCTTAGATCCTCTTCTGGAAGAAGTGGCCTACCATCTGCACCACTAGATGATTGGGTATATGAAGAATTAAAAGGAATAGCGTATTGATTAACATTAAGTACCAATGCTTCAAAGCGAAGCTTATTATATGCAACATAAGGATCATCACCTAATGCACACATATAATCCATTTTCCCAATACCAAATGCACTAGCATCTTTCATTCTACTTATATAATCATCCCGATTGTATTGAGTCTGATCAAAAATCTGCAAATAAACACCATCAGTAATATGATTTTTGATCCAATAATTTAGCCAAGATTCTATACGTCTAAGATATACTGACATCTTACCTAGGTCATTGGCATTCGAATACTTTATACCATTTGCATTGCTTGAATCACCTGAACTTACAATAAGCCTATTAATACCTGCGTTTGCAAATAGATTGTTCATTGCTTTGTTTAGGTTATCTGTATCAGTAGCAGAAGTTGACTTCTCAAAATCTATGACTTGTGAAGATTCGTAAGGTGTTGTGCCCCAACCAACTAAGTCTGGTAATATTTCTTTGATTATTGCATCAAACTGATTTACCAATTCTAAGCTGATTGCAAAATCATCTACATTATCTGAATCCATAAGTGGGATTTTATTTAAGATTAACTTATAATTCTGCAATTCCTCTTTTGCAGCAACGAGATTTTCTGTATCAAGAAGATTTAGTAAAGATTTAAACAAAGGCAAGAAGTAGGGTAGTGGCACATAGAACTCATCATCTGTACTTGCAATAAGTGTTAATGTATTTTCTGGTGAAAGTCTAAAATATTGATAATCCCTACCGCCAGATTTGTATTGATTATATCCATCAATAAACACTTGATCCCATACACCAACTCCGTCATTATTGACACCTGTGATAAAATCTTTATTATTTGATTTATCAAAAAACGAGGCATCAAAATATGTTATCCACATTCCTTCTTGTGTTTTACCATAAATACGACAATACTGAACGTCTAATGGCATAAGGAATATTCCATTTTCATCATCACCACTCATCCAACCAACATACATACCATCACGAATAGTATTAGAAACAACATTTTGCAATTCTTGTGCTATATTGAAATGATGAAATATTTTTAATACCTTTTCATAATTTTTAAGCTGTTTGTCGGGATCAAAATCTTTTGTATAATCTGCAAGAGGTGTGATATTATATGTATAGAGTGGCATAGTAGAGAAGTAAGATATCATCTGCTTATAAAGCATTGACACTCTAGTTAAGAAACGAGATACTTCACGAATATTATCTATATTATTAAGAGGTGACTGTACATACTGATCAAGTAAGTCTCGTGTATACTGAGTATAAGTTTTGGAAACTGTCTTAGAAACATTCCTCTGCAACAATTCCTGAAACTTTGCAAAATTTATTTTTTGCGCTCGTTTACGTTCTACTTCATAGCCAGACTCGTCAGTTTTTGTATAGACTTTTTGTACTATAGGCTGTTTTGTGTTTTTTGTATTACTCAAATTATGTGATATACCTCCTTTCTTAAAATCTTGTTACTTTCTTTGGTGCTCTTATTGAGAAGAGCTTTGTTATGTCGGATGGGGATTGGGTGCGCTTTTTCTGACGTACAATATCTTGACTTCTTAATGTAAATAAGGCGTGTCCCATTAAAGCGAGACAATACGATCTATCATCATGAAGAATGTTCTCAAAACCAGGAGCAAGATCATATCTAATATTTCCATTAGAAGATTTGTACTTGTACATATGAGTCACTTCTTCTTTCATTGCGTCAAGTTGCTTTAATCCAAGTTCTTCTTCAAAAGATAATTTATAATTTTTTTCGATAACTTCACCGTTATTTTCTTCTAACATTGTTAAACTGCCATGATAATCATATTCTGCCGTAAAACTAATCAAATCTTGATCGATCATTTCACATAATTGTGAATACATAATTGCTTTATATTTAGCTGGTTCACGCATACGGATAATATCAATAGCATCTGGATACCTTTTTACATATGGAATTGCATAATCATAGCTTGCATCAATTAATCCGTGATGCTCATAATCTTTTTCGCCTTTATGATTTTTCTCATAAAAATTATCAAAAAGTAAATCACATATTTGCGTAGCTCCACCACCAGAACCAGCATCAATATATATACCATGAATATTCTTATAATCAGGTACACCATACCCGTTATATCTAACAACGATATCTTGCAACATAGCCACTTGCTCAGGAGTTGTAAGAGGTTTTTTTGTTTCTTTATCAATTAAATTGATGCCATTAACAACATCCAATAACCAACCACGTTTGTCATCTCTATGTAATTTACCAACTAATACAAAGCTGTTATCTCTTTTTTTGGCTGGATCAAAGCAGATAACCATAAGAGAATTGTCGTCATTAACAAGCATTGGTGGTCTAACAACACTATTTCTAAGAACTTGTGATTTCTTAACTGCAATATCATCACCAAGATCTGAATCAAATTTATTCATATATTCACGAGTAGCCTTAGTTGGATTCATTTTCATTTCTGAATCAATTTTTTCTTGTGTAAGCAATGGAACAGGATATATCTTTCCATTATATGTAGCATGAAGAATTACCTCGCAATCTATATCTGCACAAAAATAATTCTTATCACCTGCCATAGAATGCATTGCAGCTTCTTTATATCTTTTATAAAAAACATCATCCATAGAACCTGCTGAGCTTGCACACACAACTTGATTCGGGAAATTTGGTGGAAGTAATGTTACATCAACATCACCACCAAGAGCGAAGTCACTGTTCTGAGTGACGAATGGAAGAGTAGCAGCGAACATATCTTCAGATACATACGATGCCTCATCATAGAAATTAAGTCGGCTTCTTCGACCACGAGATCCATCAAAATTTGAGTTGACCGTAGCCAAGCTCGATCCTGAATAAAGTTTAAAGGAGTAAGATGCTGGATCATGCCGAAAGCCCTCGCTGTTTGAACTTTTTACAAGTTCGTTCAGAAATACATCTGTTAAACCAGTAAATGAAGCGATTTCTTTTTTTGCAATAGATTCAATCTTCTTCATCATACCTATACTCTGAGAACCTGTGCTTGATAAAATGTATCCTTCAAATTTGGGCAGTAACATTGTTTTAGCCATCAAAAATGGGCTACCTAGAGTTGTCTTACCAGCATTACGACTCATACACCAAACAACATTTGGTGTAATCCATGACATCATAAATACATATTTCTGATAGTCAAGGAATTCGATACCGAAAAATCTTTCGCAGAATTTTACTGGGTTTCTGCGCCCCCACTGAATTATTTCAGAGAATTTTTTTAAACCCTCTAACTTTAATTCAGACATATCATAATAAGTAGGTTTTTTGAAAAAAGTAAAATTCTTTGGAGTAAATTCATTTATAGAATCACCCATCAGGACAATTTTATCATCAGCCATCTTCGATTACTTGCCCTTTCTCATCTATAAGCCCTTTTTCAAATAAGAAATCTTTAAGGTCTTTATTTTCCTTTTTCAATAACCTACTAAATTCAACTGCATTATCTCTTTCTTTTTGAAGATTAAATAACAATCCTTTTTGATGAATAACTTCTTTTTCCCAATCGTTTTCATCAGGATTTAATTGTTTTAATTGATTCTGATGATTTCTTGTCATAATATCTTCGATTGCCATATTAGTTTCATAATCGAATGTATTTACCTCAGAACCATCTAAATCCATTTCTTGTAATTCTTTTATGATACCAGTAAGAGTACCAGCACCTTTACTTTTTCTATTGTTATTATTTTCAGATATTCCGTTATCCTTTGCTAGTGCAAGGGCAGAAGATATCATTTTTTGCTTTGTTTCAGCTAAAGATTTAATTGTTGATATAACACCTGGATTACTACCAAGTTGTTTCTTGTATTGTGAAATAGTATCATTGATTGTTTTTACATCCTTAAAACTTTGCACAATTTCAATTACAGCTTCAAGCTTCAATCCGTCATCTTTTACAGACTCATCAAAATATCCAACAAGCTTAGAGTAGAGAATAGGCTGTTCTGAAATTGGTTCATTTTCAAAAGGATCATAACCTAAAAATCTAAGAACTGTTCGTTTGTTCTTTTTATACATTTCAACGACATCTTCAGATAATTCGTCTTCTTTATTCTCTTGTGTAACCTCTTCATCTTTGTAAACTATTTTCTCTTTGAACATGTCAGAATCCATGTATCCCATACCAACATAATTTTTCATACTAATGTTTTTAATATATGAAGTCCAGACGTTTTCCTTACTTTTTCCTGTAACCATATTTTCAGATTCTTGAATACTTGCATTCCATACAGTTTCAAGAAAAGGCTTGTTAAGATAATATAATGCTTTCTGCACACTCTCTTTTGTTGGCTCATGTTCTTCACCTCGCTCGTCAACTCGTAATGCAATTTTACGAGCACAATCACGACAGATTCTCGAAAAACTTTTTCCACCAAGTAAAGGATCTGTATCATAATAAAATTTTGTTTCTATATCCTTATGCTTATCACACATAGGACAATGAGCAGTACCTGCATATTTATCAAGCTTGTACTGTAATTCTTCAACTTTTTCTCTAGCTTCAGCAGCCGTTAATTTAACTGGTTGCGTAGTGTTTTTTCTTGTAGCCAAACTAACGACCACCTCCTTTTTTTCCAATAAATTAAGCACTCTCTGCAATAACAGTAAGAGTGCTTTCCAAATATTCTACATAATCGTAGTTAATATTTATTTGTAAATTGTTTTTCTTAAACCATCCGTCAAATTCCCCAATATCAATTCTATATACAAAATCCAAGAAATCATACGGAGAAAATTTGGTGTATCCATAATTATCATGAAATAGCTTATGTACATCTTTATTTATACAAGCTCCAAACCCATAAATTATATGTAAATCCTTTAATTCATCTCTTAAATGTTGAAACTCATCTTCACTATAATCACATACTTGTTGTTTGATTTCTATGCCAGTCAACTTAAAAACTTCATCAACAATATCTCTAAAAGCAGTAGTATGATGTACATTATCGAATTCTCCACCAGTAATTACGCATTTATAATTACAAAATTCCATTGATTCATTAAACCAATCTTTTGTATCAGAACGAAGTTCCGTGTATGTCGGTAAGATACCGCCTTTCCAACGACCATTAAGTTCTCCATTTAAAGGATTAATATGTCGTGGATTCTTGTCACCAGCCCATTTACCTTTCATACGCTCACTAATAGCTTTACATTGTTCAGGACTTCGTTTTCTACCTTTCCACCAACTATCGTGAGTTTTATAATATTCTTTCTTAGTAGCAGAAATTTTATCTCGTGCCTCTTGTGAAATAATTCTTCCTTTTAGTTTTTCACTGCACTTTAAACTTCTAGCGACATTAGCTCTATGTTGTGTTTCGTAATTTTTCCCTACAAGACCAAGTACACTTGCATGACATTCGATAGATCTAACCGTTCTATTCGGAAAGAATATAGTTTGTAATTCTTCACCAGTAAAATCTTTATAATTTTCATACATTAATTTATCTTCTGATTTAGTCCATTTTTCATGAACAATATAATCAGGATCTAAAAATCCAGATTCTTTTTTACTACATTCTCTACATACACTTCTTAATCCATCTACACAGGCTAAATCAATTGAAAAATATAACTTATTATTTGGTAAGTCACGCCCACATTTTTTACAATGACGAGTGCCTTCATAAAATAGATTTTTATTTTTATTTTGTTCTATTAATCTTAACTTCTGTTTTTTATTAATTATTGATTGACAGCTTTTACATACCGCATTTAATCTACCAATTTTCTTATTTGTGTAAGAAAAATATTCATTTGTATTTGGATATTCTTTATTGCATTTAGTACATATTCTTGTTTTAGAATCTAAAGAAGTTCCATGTGTATATCCCATAATTTCATTTCTCGCTTTCCACTCGCAAAACAAATTAAAATAGAGTGAGAGAGTAGTGCGAGTATCTACTATACCTAAGATGATCAGTCGAAGGCTTCTCACTCCATATTCCAACCACCTGCAATCGAAACAGTAACAATCCTCTCATAGTTGGCTATATATTTATTCTCTTTTTAAATTCAATTCCAACATAAAAAGAAGCCACTTTATACAAAATGACTTCTCATAATTTTCAATATTAAATTTCCAATGAAAGTGCAATTCACACATAATCTTGAATAGAGGAATCGAACCTCGCTTATACCAACGCCTGACTTCATATCATACTAGATATCTGCGCACCATATTTTTCAAATATAAAGCGTATGGATTTGAACCATATATTCAAGAGCACTATCGTCATAATGCTTAGCACACCTTCTACGATTTGAACATAGACCTGACGATTTTGGAGATCGTTGCTCTACCAATTAAGCTAAAGGTGTATATAACAAAAGAGCCATTTCAACATATGAAATGACTCTTTCTTAAAAAAATTATCTTTCTCTAAGCTAAATGAAACTATTTTCATTACGACTTTATCAGAATAGTCTGCGTAGTTGTTGCCTACGGATAATTTGATAGGGCGGTAGCAAGTGTTGAGCTTACACACCTAAATTTCGTATGCATCCAAAAAATAGGTTTTGGCATCAGGCTTACCGCATAGTAGGACGTGCGAGGATCGAACTCGCATCGCAGCCGTGAAAGGGCTGTAACTTCACCATTTGTCCAACGTCCCATAAACGACTCTATTGGGAATCGAACCCAAATCTTCCGATAGACAGTCGGGTATAATCACCTTTATACTATAGAGCCATAGCTGACTCGGTGGGGCTTGAACCCACAACGCCTCGATTAACAGTCGAGTGCTCTACCATTGAGCTACGAGTCATTAAAATCAGCATAAAGCACTAACTAGCTGATATTGCACTGTACACATGCAGTTATTTAGAATAGAATGCATTGTGCACTCGCATTCCATTCATGCTGAACTATTCTCGCTATATTTTTAGTCCCGAAAGAAGAAAGGACTTTTCTGTTTTTTATGGATTACTCCTCATCACCATTGCAGAAACATAATAAGCCTAATCGCCCACTCCATCACATGTCTGTGATTTTATACAGTGCATCCACTGCAACTATAACTGCGATATTTCCCTAAGTGTTCTCCACATATTTTCAGTCTTCGGAGTAAAGACCTCTCGATAAGGTTTCATGTCTCTTATCTGTCAAAAATCCAATTTCAATACGCATAAGCATGTCTTTTTGGCAAAACCAATATGATTTTTCTCATAATTTAGCAAGCGTAATATTCCTATTATACGAACCGCCCTTTACGGACAGTACCAGATTCGAACTGATATTTCTTACAAATAAGGGTTCTCATTAACGCAGAGAAGCACGATAGATATACCGCATTAAGGTTTCGTGCGCACTAGAGTTGCTATAAAGTCAGCTCTACCAAAATGCAGTAGCAGGACTTACAATCTACATGAATAGAAATGCCAAGATGATTAGGAAATTAATGTCGGTTTACGTTGACATAGGTTTTACGCTATTGAATGCCACCATCCAATATGCCTATAAAGGTGCAACCTAATCTTTGTATATAGTAAGTTTTTCAGATTTATTTACTTTCTGCCTCATTTTTCTCTTTTAAAGCATTGATTTTTTCCATAACTTCTGCCTTAGTTTTAGGTTTACAATAGAAGGAACGAGTTGTTTCTGTCGATTTGTGGTTGGCAAGCTCGGCTGCTAATGCTAAATCGCCAGTCTCTTCATAAACCAAATTTAGACGAGATTTTCGTTGGCAATGAGGTCTATAGTCAGAAATTCCAATTATTTCACCATATTTCTTCATTCTATCTCTGATTGCGCTATCACCCATAGGCTTATATTCTCCATTGTATTTTGTAATTAACAATGAATCACATTCCAAATGGTCATAATTATTCTTTCTCATTTCAAGCCACTCTTGAATAAGTTCTTTTGCTACATCACCAAAAACTACCTGTGTACGGTATCCTTCCTTTTCTCTTATATCAATAAACATGTTATGTTCTAAATCAAGTTTAGATAACTGCAATCTTAACAATGCACCAATTCTGTTGGCAGAATCGAAGCTTACCTCAAATAAAATTTGATCCTGAATTGAATACTTATCATTTTCAGATAACTCTCTACGGATTGTCTGAACTTGTTCTTCTGTAAGAAAATACGAATTTAAGATATGTTCCTCATTAGCTTTCTTCATTCTATCGAGTTTTCCATCAAAAGGATGATATTTTACAAAACCACGTTTCATAGACCAAATATAGAATGAGCTAACGGCAGAAATTTTCATGTTAATAATCTTTTTATGATTCAGAAGTGTTTCCTGGCAAAACATAATATAGTTCTCCATAATATCAACGGCATCTTCCATAAACTCATCTGAATACAAATCTAAATCTCCATAGTTTTCGCCTAACCACATAAGAAAATGACGAAACAATCCTTCATATCTTTTATATGTAGTATCTTTAACATCCTGATTTTTTATAATATTCGATTGGAGATATTTCTTATATTTCTTCAAGTTATCAGGATTTATAAATTTTTCCTTATCCTTGGTAAAATATTTTACCCTTGTTACATGTGCCACTAAATCACTTCCTTTCGTATAATAAAAAGAAGTAGAGCAGTGGTAAACTAAGCTACTTCTTGTAAAATCTCATTTATTTTATTTTGTAATATTTCTTTATAACTTCCGTTTTTCATTTCAGATGAAAACAGAAATAGATAATTACATTTGTTCTCTATAAGTATTTTTTCTTTGTATAGCATTTTCTGTTGATACTCTTGATGACGTTTGTACTTGTATTCATAATGTCTCCAATCCGCCGTGTCGTTAGGTATAACACCTGCAATTTCAACATATAACTTTTTACCATTAGGCAAAAGCATACAGTAATCACAATTTGTTTTTCGTTTTTTATCACTATTGGTAAAAGTCTTATACATTACATCTCTAAAATATGATTTGTTATATTCATATCCAAGAGAACGTATATATGTAGAAAAATCAAATTCCATAGTTGATACAGCACGTTCACCATCATCAAACGTGTATTTAAAACTAAAATTATTTGGATTCATTTCAAATCCAAGACTTTTAATATAAGCAAATATATCTAAACCTTCACGCTTAAATGCTTTTGTCATTGATTTATGTTCAATATTATTTTTATGATATAAACCACTTTCTAAATCTTGCCATGTAAGAAATTTTCTACCAGTTTTTTCATATAGATTATTTAATGCCTCTGTAATAGTATCCCTGTAATATTCAAATGGATAAAGAGGTTTATCTGTTGACGTTGGCATAAGACCAATCTCTTCTTTAGCCTTATTAAGACCGCCAAACATTCTTACCAGTACAATCATCGAGAAACCAGTTTTTTCAAGTGAAATATCTTCTCGTAAAATTGGTCTACCTAATTCCTTTTCGAGATTTACAAGAGTATTTATAATATCCTCTTTTTCTCTTTTAAGTTTGTTACTTTCGTAACCACACCAAAGTACAAAATCATCATATGTCTTTACATTTTTGCATGGACAATATTTTATAAACCATGTTGGATTTGGTAATCCATATTTATTATTTATCAACTCATTTCCGCACAATGGATGACCGATTTTATCACTCACTTCTTTAAATCTTTTAACATATAAATCATAATCTTTGCTTTCTGTTCTTACATGAGATACTTTCCCAAATTGTAATAGAAAATCGTTATATGTAACATTATTCTCTTTTAATACACGATTAATAATTCTTCCTTGTGGCATATTATGTTTAGAATCGCATTTCGAATATACTGGTACTTCACCATAAGTATCAATAAATTGATTATACAAAATAACCAAATCGTCATAAGTTACTTTAGTAGATTGGACTTCTTTATCTCCAACCTTTAACATTATAATTGCTGACATATTTTTACCTTTACCCTTTCACCTTACCCAATGCCAATAAAAATAGAATGGGAGAGAGGGGTAAGGTAATAAACTCTGCTCAAATCGGTTTGCAACTCCGATTTGTCCCATTCCATAATTCTCACAATCAGCTATGACACCAATCATGAGCACATATATTTATTCTCTGTTTCTAAACAGAAGTAATTGATTTTAAATGCTTGCCCATTATACAAAAGCCTTACACTTTTATGAGAGTTTTTATCACTCTTGACCACTCTTGAGGTTCACGCAAGTTGTTAACGATGTCAACTCACCGCCATACGCTCCTTATATGGATGTCCTTAATAGGAGAAAGATTTCTCTTTCTGGCAATAGTGGGTGGAGTAGGAGTCGAACCTACGGTGTTTCTTATGTGGGAGATTTACAGTCTCTTGCCCTCGCCTCTAGGCATATCCACCCATACAAAAAGAGTGTGCAGCATATACCACACACTCAAAAAATTAAAATCCAAAAGCCTTTAACATCTTCTGAATATCTTCATGGCTCAATTCATCACTAGAGTAGTAAGAATAACTCACATAAGAGTCACCATCTGACCTACTAGCAGTAAATCCGTGAGTATTTTCATCTTCGTCTTCGTCTTCAGAAGTATGTAAATAAGTTTCATCATGCGCAGGACAGTTTTCACAATTACCATCGCAATCATCTTCCTGACTAAACAGAATAACTTCCTTATCTTCATTTACACAATAATCAATGATATTCTGCTCAATATCACCATCCATATCAATATAAAAAATATCTGTTTTATCAAGAACACCAAAGTCCTCAATAGGGATAACGGTGATTACGCCATCATCATCAACAGATACTAAATATTCATCTATATTCATATAGTCTACAAGATCAATCTCTTTAATGCTTGTCTCGTCAAGTCTAATAAGAATATCCAAAATATATTCAGCAATCTCTTTATTTACAATTACACCAACAGTCTTATCAGTATGATAAAGTCTATTAATATAAATTTCTACAATGTCATCAACTTTATCCTCAAGATTAATCATCTGAATGTCTTCATATTTATTTTTCAAATAATTCACGACCTTTCAGATTAAGCAAGTGTCTTTACTGACTTAGAAATCTTAAATGCTAACTGATCCTCGGCATCTTTATGCCATGTAGAACCCTTGTTCTCACCAAGCTGGACAATACCAGATTTCTCATCTACATGCTTTGCAGTAAAGTTTCCAATTCCAATCAGAGGAACTTTCTCTGTCTTATCATTTGTAAGAGTCTCAATTACAACCTCTGCATAAGCTGAGAGAACAGCTTCTACGTCTTTCTGAGAACATCCTTCTAACTTACCTGCTACATTTCTTAATACGTCATTTTTTACCATTGTTCAAAAATCTCCTTTTAATCTTCATTTATATTTTTTTGAGTGCTTTATTTATATTTTTTCGGCAATATTTTAATTTATTGCCAAAATAATAAGAGGGTAGCGTCCATATAAGGTACACTCCCTCTGATAGTGGTTTCATTAATCAAAAAGACTAATATATTATCTAAAAACGCCAAAATAAGCAAAAATGAATAATATATTAGTCGTATATTAATTGTAGCTGTGAATATCTGCTTTCACAATTGCTCCAAACTGAGCCGAACAGTGGACTACAATTGTCATTTAATTTAGTCAAGTTGTATGTCATATAAGCAAATCAGTCCATTATCACCTATAACCGATACTGTTTGTTCTGGTTTATTTGTCTTGCGAATTGACATCGCATATGCATCCGCACCTGATACACACCCTGACTGTATTACTTTTGTATCATATACTGTTTCCATAGCATTAGTATGTCTATGTCCAAGCAATACAATGTCTGGCTTAATATTGAACATCATTGTAAAATTCTGTACAACATTACTTGGTGAATCTTTATGACCATGAGCAGCAAATACATTGTTGCCACGAATATTAAACATTGCAATTTCTGACTCAATTGTATTATCACAAATAGTGATATTTTTTACATTCTGCATTCTTGCCTTTAAATAAAAAGGTAGCAGTATGTCCATATTTTCGCCATCTAAAGCTTCTTCCTTCTTAGGGGAAATCCTAGAATGGTTACCAGGTGTTGTATATACATAGATATGGTTAAAATGATTTGCTAATCTAATTAGCATAGCAGAAATCAATTCTGAAACATATTTGAACTGTTCCATTAAGTCCATATTGTTCTGCAATCGAAGATTATTATGAATAATTCCACTAAGAATCTCGCCAATTACAAGATAACAATTTTCTGATTCATGCATACCTCGAATATCTAAAATATCAGAGGTGAATTTTTCAATTCGTTTCTTTAAAATATCTTCATCAAAATCATTCTTCCAATTATGTATCTCAATTCCAGTATGAATATCTGTTAAATGCACAAGTAAATCTGTTGAACTGTTAAATAACGTATAATGTATTGGAATATTTATTGGTTCAACATTTTCACAGATAATTCTTTTAACCATATCAGCATACGATTCTTTACGAGCCTCCTGCCTAATGAGTTTATTATATTCAACTCTAGCATCAGATAGTTTTATTTTCTCTCGTCTTAATTCCTGAATTTTTACATCCAATTCACTATTCTCAGACACATTCTGATTTAATCTAGTCTTATATTTCTCATACTCACTTCTCATCTTACCTCCAAATGGAGTAGAAGAGGACTTGCGAATAGTGTCTGAGTTACAATTAATTCCATATTTATCCTTGATTTCTGACCAATCGTAGTCATTTTCACCATCAATTTTTGAATCAATATCTGTGATAATCTTGTCATATATTTCAAGAGTTAGTCCATATTTTGAAAGTTCTTCTTTGAATTTTTCAATATTAAACAATCATTCACCAACTCTCTATTACTCTTCATCAGACGGAACATCCAGCTCTTCATCTGTCTTTAATGCAACAGTAAAATCAATTACCTGATTCTTAAATGAAGTAAGCAGATCAGCTACCTTTACTTCCTGCTCCATATCATTCTCATCTGTGTATGTAATAGTAGTACAATCCTCTGAGAGTGTACCTGCCTTTACTGTTAATTTGTCTGTAGTTGTTCTTGTGAACTTTAATTTACTAGCTGCCATTTTTCAATCTCCTTTTTCTCCAATAAAATAGGAGAGCAGTATGCCCTCCTTAAATAATTTCATCCAAACTTGTTATATATTTATCTGCAACACCAAGTTCAATTGCCTCTTTTGCAGACAAGTACCAATCTGTAGAGAAGTGTTCTTCAAACACATCATTGGGTATATTAGTTCTTGCTAATACAAAATTACCAAGTTCTTCAATTTGTCTCTGATAATTCAGAATAGCTGCAACAACCTCATCATAATTTCCTGAAAACTGACCAGCACCCTTATGAATAAGGAATTCAGCAGTTGGAAATGTATATCTCTTATGACAAGCAAGATATATAAAACATCCACTTGATGTAGCCATACCTACGTTTATTCCAATTACAGGAGTTTCACTAAGCTGAATTGTATCTACAAGACAATTATTCACTTCTAAATCGCCACCTGGACTAAAGAATATAACCTTAATCGGAGTACGAACCTCTTTAGGGATATTATTCTGTTTATCTTCAAAATTCCATTGCATAATCATCTTTGCATATTCCAACGTCATTGTAGTTATTTCGTCATCAATCCAAAGAATTCTATTTTCATAATTCTTATAAAATTGCAATAATGATGGATCTGGTAACTGTAAATTCTCTGCATTCTGTGGAATAGCAATATCTAAATATGCAGTTTCTAATTTCTTTTTATTCATAGGCATTTAGCCTCCAATTTCGTAATATTTTATTAAAAAAAATTATATAAATTATTCTGTTTACTCTTCTAAATTTGTAACGGTAATTTGGTTAAGCCCAAATTTTTCTCTGTTAATATTTAGATATTCCTGTAATTGTTGTGGCGTATTATTGTGCGAACCATATATGTTATGAAAGCTTCCAATAAATTTAGGATCATGACATTTATCACACAATGTTATACCATTATCTACATCTAATCTATATTTCTCATAATTTGCAAATGGGAGTATATGGTGTCCTCTTAAATGAACGGTATATCCATTTCCATCTCTTGCACCACAAGATTGACAAGTATAATAATCTCTTTTAAAAATACTTCTTAACCATGCTTTATATTGTGGTGTTTCACGTAATTTTTGTTTCGGATTTTCTATTCCACCTTTCCACATATAATGTTTTTCACCACAATAATTTTTTCCTCTATATTGAGCAGCACAATATACGCAACCAAACATGCTCCTATTTAATGAATCAAAAGATATGTACTGATAATCTTCATTGTGTTTAGGACATAAATATTTTAATTGTGATTTATTATTAACGTAATCATTATCTTCGAATTTAGGTATAAGCCCCATTTCTATAAATTTACTTCTTACGCTATTAACATCATTGGTTAAACTTTTTCGTATTATTTCAGATTTACAATACGGACATTTAAATTTCCCTTGCATAATACAATCTCCTGTGGATTGTTTTATAAAATTATGTTTTAAACATTTTATATCATAGTAAGAATTTGCATTAATATACTCTGTAGACAACATTTCGTAATCATTTTCATGTAGCTTATTAATTATGCTTTGAAAATAATCTTTAGATTTTATACCAAGTTTACTTGCTTTGTATCTTACGCTATCTGGTTTTCTGTCTAAATAAGTGCATATCTCTTCGATGGTCTTTGATTGATAATTATTTTTTAAATATAAAATTTCATCTTCTGTCCATTTCCCTTTTGCCATTAAATTATCACCTGTTATTTATCCTTTCTTTTATTTATTCTCCATATAAAAAGACACCAAAGCCGAAAATAACTCTGGTGTCTTTGTGTATTTATATGTTGTTACTCCTTGTATGTCTTTTACAAAAGAATAGTTAATTCCTTTGGACTGCAAATACTTCATCTCAGGAGTATATTGAGTCGAATATTCTTTATCAAATTTTTTAATCACTACATATTAATCCTTTCTTACATTTCTTGTGCAATACGACTTATTTTACTTCTATAGATGTTCTGTAATTCAATTTCTCCATAGAAATCATGTCCTCTGAATACCTCAGACATTCTTCTCATACCATTATTATTACCTGCATATTGATTGAGATCGACCTGTGCATTGTAATCGCCATCTACGATACAGATTGAATCTTCACCAATTCTCTGTAATGCAAGTTTCATAAGAGATATATCCAGATTCTGTGCTTCTGTAATATAAACTGCACAATTTAAACCACTTGTATCAAATCCTCGAATATCACACATCGGTAATATAGAAAGTTTGTTTCTTGACACAAGTTGTTCAATCATAAACTTGTCTCCAAGTTTTCCTGCAAGCATATTACCAATACTTGAATCAACAAGCTTATCTAGCTGTGTTCCCGGTAAAAATCCAATCTTAGCCGAATTCATAGTAGGAGTTGGGTTAGCAAAAATCACAATTTTATCAATCTTGTGTTTTTCAAGTAACCACATCATATATCCAACTGCAAGATATGATTTTCCTGTACCAGCAGAACCTTTAATCATAGTAATCTGATTATTAGAGAAACTATTCAAAGCCATCTGCTGATAAATATCTCCATTAAGAGGTTTAACTGCACCAAAATAATCTGATTTAATATTAGGGAATTTAATGTTTTGATACATTCCTTCTCGCCAAACGAGAGTATCAACGACATGATTATTAGAATCTTTTAAGATAAGATACTCATTTTCGAGTAATCCATAGATGTTTTCCTGTAAATGCTCATAAAAATAAGCCATTTCTGATTCGGATAGCGTTATCTCAACAAATCCACTATAATCATCCACTGGCTCATCATTTACACCTTTTACAGTAAGATTAAATATTTTCCTTGCAATCATTTTACAAGCAACATCATCTGTAATAAAAATAACATCCTTCATTGCATTTATAAATGCACAGCTACCAACTATTTTAGTATCAGGTGTTATTTCCATGTTTTTCCCAAGTATGTAGTTTTCAATTGCGTTGTCATATACAACAACATCATATTTATCCGAATTATCATCAAGTAGATGTAAAGCTTTTCGTGCCTCATACTTTACCTGATCATCTTTGTTTCGAGATACTTTGATATGCTCTAACTCTTGTAATGTTACAGAACTTATAACAAAATCTTCCTCAAATATTCTGTCCTGTAATTTTAAAATAGCGTTAGTATCATAAAATTTCATTATGCCGATGGTTTCCGACCACCTTTCATTTTAGATTTCGTCTCTATCCAACGATTTTACTTTTTCTATAATCACTCAAAGCTTTTAAATTCTGGTCATCTTCAACAAGATAGTATTTTGCATGACCACTATAAGTCTTTTTCACATTCTCTTTCCCAATAAGCTCCCTCATTGCAAAAGCTTCTGTTTTGTTAATTAATAAAATAATTTTCACATCCTTTAATTTATTTCCTACAAAGTAGGATAGTAGTGAGCGTGGAGGGATTTGAACCCATCGACACCGTGATTAAAAGTCACGTGCTCTGCCAAACTGAGCTACACACTCAAAATAAAAAATCCCATACCGAAGTATGAGACTTTATTTCTTTAGGCTGAGATATTGACCTAACACGTTACCATCTATTGTGGTTGGACACAATTTATCACACAGTCGATTAGACTGTAGGTAACAACAACACCAATTTTGCAAAAATTGGCAAACTCTTACCACAAAGCATTATAGATTTCCTTTCGATACATCGTCCCTTGCGAGGTTCAGAGAGTGCAAATCTCTTACGGTTGCGTCTACTTGTATTTTCTCATATAGTACCTTGCGAGTGCTATATGTCATCATATTGCAGATGAATAAGTTGTTTGTCTCTTTGCGGTCATACACACTTTTGCTTGTTCTTTTATTAATTTTTTATCTTTAATATAAATATGCATTATATTTTCTTTCTCAAAAGTATGTTGTAATTAATATTTCGCATAATATGAACGATGAGGTGTACATTTGACCATCTGTACCTTTTGAGTACAGCCCAATCATCACCATTCTGTTCGTCTTGCTATCGACTTGCTTTATTGTTCTGTTCCTTGCTTTCGCATTAAGAAGCATTACAACAATCAATATCAGCACTTTTTCTTGCGGAAATCGCACCAATAAGACAGTAATCATACCCATGTTTCCATGTTAATACAGAGCGTTTTTCATCGCCCCTACCAAGCCATATCATTAGCAGTAGCCCTCTGATTTTAGGTTTGGTATAGATTATCTGTGTTTTCCGTCAAACTACTATGCGCAGTCGCAGTGTCTTATGCGAACTAAAGACATTCCTGCTTTATCCTTATTGCTAAGTTTATTTAACGACACGAAACCTGCCGCCTACAAGTAGGAGAATTGCGGAAACAGGGCTCGAACCTGTATACTCTTGGTTATGAGCCAAGTGAGCTTCCATTGCTCGTCATTCCGCTATAATATTTAAGAATTATCAGTGACCATACTACAAGAACTGTAGTACAGTCGCTGATTGTAGAAAGGTAAAGTACAATGAATATATACTTAAGGTGTTTACATTTTATTATTCTCTGTTTTATCAGCCAAGAAAAGCTGATTTCATTGTTTTAATCAAAATATCCATTTAATTTTCTGTTATAGTAACGTGTGACTTTTGGTTTTGTCCAAATTTTTGCCTCACATTGAATATTATCATATGTATGAATTTCATGTTCTGGAATATAATTACATTCCAAACTTAACCCATCCAAAATTTTTACCACTGTATTTTCAGTGGGAGTAGTAGAAGATAAGTAGGCGAAAATACATTTCTCTGCACGTTTAAATACTTTACGGACTGTCGCCACTTGAATATCTTCTTTATCTGCTATTTCTTTTATTAACTTTTCCTGTGTGATAGTCAAATATTTTCCTCCCATCTTCACGAATTCGTTTATAGAATCATATCTAAAATTTGTAAATTGGCATAAACGCCTTGTACGATATGATGTTTCCATATACACACAAATGAAAACCCATATACAGTGGGCTATTTCTATTTTGTATTTTTGAAATAGTCCACTTAAATTGGACGAAATCAACACATATCAACTAGTCTGAATTTTTCTTCTTATATAGTTTTCATGATTTATACGTTGTCTCTCTTTTCTTTGACAAAGATTACATCTTATGGTTTTACTGTCAATATCAACTTCAATCCATTCTCCACAATCAATACATTGAACAAATTTAGTATTTTTTACTTTAATATTTTTCTTTAAATTCTGAACTATATTATTTCCATAGCAAAACCATAATAACTGTTTCCAACGTTTTTCATTTCCATATAAATAATCAATGAGCATATCAGTTATTATTTCATCAGAATATCCTAATTCAGAAAATTGATTCCTTATCTGTTGAGCTACATAATGAAGATTATCAATATATTCATCTTTCATATTTACCATATATCTATATTTCTTACTCAATTCATCATATAGGTCTGATACTTCTTTTGAACACACTATATTTATGTTATCCATCATTTTTTCATATTTAAAATCTCCCAAATCCATCCTCTTAGTATTAATTGCTTTATTCGGAATACGAGAATATAGCTTATTTACAAAACTCTCGTTTCTTTCACATACCTGAGATTTATCTTTATCCTTAGCATATTCAAAGAAAGCAGGTAGTTTTTCATTTGTGAACTCCTTAATTTCTTCTCCAATCTTCTCTGGAAATTCTGGCTTATATAAGGTCTTAGCGAAGTCGATAACAAAATTATTCTGACAGCATAATCTTTTTACGCAATCGGTGGCGTGTTGTTTTTCTTCTTCAGTTCCATTAATAAATACATCGTTATTCCAGATTTTTGAGATATTATTACTATATACGCCAATGTTTCCACCCGTAAAAGCTGCATTCAATCCTTCATAAATAGATTTACTATTTAATAAACGAGGTTCAGCTTTTCTCATATTGTAATAGAGTGGTACAATACCGTTCATGTTGCGTTCAGCAATTCTAATGAAATCAGGATCAGCAACAACTAAACTCTTATCTCCATCCACATCAAATTGGAGAATCTTACTAATTAGGTCATATGTACTTGTATAAACAGCATTAGTAGTAAACCATTCTCTGATTTTATCTACACGTTCTCCATATGCTTTATTCGCTATATTAAATCTAATTGCATGTTCTTTGTATAAATGAGGACTTCTAAGACAGTCAAGTTTGTCATATTGTTTAAATAACCAACAAAATACCTCTTTATCAGCCAATAATCCCTTTGGAACATCTATGTGTCCAAACCAATATTCACATGCTGCATAATAGTCTGGTAATAAAAATGTATACTTACCATTTACATCAAGCTTTCCGCTTCTGTATTTTTTTAAGAGACTATTCTTGATTTCACGAATTGTGTCTTTAACATATGAATCATTTAATAAAGGTGGATATAGTTTAATTGCTTGTTGAAGAGCTGTGAGATTAGTATTATATGGAGTTATACCTAAAACATCCATCATTGTCTCTTTAGAAGTGCAAATATTTGTAATCTTATCAATAGATTTTTTAGCTAATAAATCAATTTCTTCATCTGTTATATCAGTTAATGTTTGCAACATCTGATAATTAATTTTTGCATTTTTTATTCTGGTTTCCTCTGTATTACAACGACCTGCTTGACAATGATATTGCTTAAAATATGTCTTATATTCATCCCATGAATCGTAGAATTTATACATTTTAAACTGACTCTTCGTAAAAATTATTCGTATATCTTCTTCAATCACATCATGATCTTGTCCATAAATATCTGTAATGATAGGAGAGTAGTTGTTAATATCAATAAATTTCTTAAAATCGAAAACCCCTAACAATCCCTTTACCCAAGGCGCACGAAACATTGTATTTTTAGTCATTACACTTGGTAGCATCATTCCCGCCCCGTCTGTATGAGTGATAGGTACAACACCATTAGTTCTAGTGATTGAATAATCTGTCTCATCAATCAAATCAAATTCACCTGGAACATTGGTTTCAAAGTCGTCAATTACAATACATCTGTCTATATCAAAATCAATCCACTGATCTGTTGCTGAATTTGCTAATGCCATATAAGCGAGATGCTTATTAACGTTATTTCCACCTTTTGAATTGATTTTATCTATTGTAAGACCGCACATGATAGTTTTTTCAACTCTATTCCAAGTAGACTCTTTAATAAATACTGCTTTTTTCTTACGAATCTGACCTGCTGATGAAGTAAAATATCTATATTTTTCTCCATTAAACATGAATCCAAAGAATGATAAATCCTTAAATACATCAAAATAATAAACTTGAACAACCAACAAATCAGTAGTTAATTCATCTTTTTGAATTCCAATAACTCTTGTAAGAGTTGATTCAAATACAGAAATAACATTTGTATCTCTAAGTTCATCCGATCTTAATTCTCTTAATTCAATTTTTTTATTATAAGGAGTATTATTAGATTTATATTCATCAAGTTTTTGAGACATAGCTTCTTTTTGAGTCATTTTATTTGATAGAATAGTAAGAAGTTTTTGTTTTGACTGATTTGCTTTTTTTCTCTTGTGTTGAATCAGTAAACACCATTTCAAATATTCCTTTATATCATCATTGTCTTCATTGTAATAGTCATCTATTGAACATTGTTTCCATTTAGAAAAATCTTTCTTTGTTAAACCTATCTTTTTAAAATCTTTTTCCATTTCAGAAAGTTTGTTATTAAGGTAGTTTCTTTCTTGCCTGTATTTGCAATTCATTTCATGTAAGTATTTTTCTGAATTACTATAAAAATGACCAGTATCAACTGAATACATATTAATCTGTGTATCTAACATTTGTTTCCTCCATATGTAACTCTTTTTAAAATATTCCATCTTTTCAGTGGTGTATCTATTAAGCAAGAATCAATAATCTTACCTGTTTTCATGCTATAAATTGCTTCACAATTTTCTTTTGATACATATGGAAACCAATTTATTTGTGGTAACTTTAATAGATGTTTTGTATTATACTTGTCACTGTTATTATATAGTGGTTTATATTTTGAAATTAATGTTATTTCATATATTGACAAAAGATATTCGTCAGGAACATTGGCAATATAAATAACTAAATTTGATATACTTTCTCCTCTACATGTAAAATACATATTTTTATCAAAATAATTATTTATAACGCTATGAACTTCAATTCTATTATCAATATTAGTTGACTTGCCAATATACACTAATTCGTCTTTATCTATAATCTTATATAGATAAAAATTGGTTTCTTTTTCAACTGCACCAGCCATAAATCCTCCTTTTGTTTATTATTAATATTTTCTAAGTTCATTTAGCATAAATTCCACATTATCTCCATGCAATTCAATTGAAATTTCTTGATAACCGCTATACCACGGATTTGTATAACAACCAAATTCAGCACATATGTCAATGATTTTAGATTGAATTGCGTTTCGTTTTGGTTCTAAAAATCTTTTCCTTTTAGTTGTATAGCATTCATATATTTTTCCAACTTCATCAGATCTTCCAACCATTATTTCATGTTTTTGAACTGTTGCAGTCAGAATGTAGTCGATGGCTTCTTTGTAATATTTCTTTACTGTTCCATCTTTCTTTTGAAAACAATACACTTTGAATCCTCCTTTTTTATTTACACTTATATATTCTCCAAATGAAATTTCTATTTACTTCTTAATAATGAATTCTTCACCCATCCACTTAATATACACAACGTCAGGCAAGTTATGTATCTTAGGTATAAGTCCATTAAGTTTATAAATAATCCATTTTATCTTTCTTTTAATCCAACTCATATGACATCTCCTTTGTAATAACTCCCATTAAATCAAGTAGCCTATTAACAGTTAAGCAGTCTTTGTGATAAGTCCATCCATTAATCTCAACGTAATCATCACCTTCAAGAATATACTCATCACAATAACCACACTTAACTCTTGCCTTTTTACTTGGCTGCCAAAGAGGACATCTGTAATCATGTTCACCTATTCCTCTACAATATGGACAGCTCATGATCTGTTCTCCTCATTCTCAAATTCGGCATTGCCACGCTCAAAACATTTCTGTGTATACTCATAAATCTCAATCGACTTGTCAAAGTATGAACTATTGGCAGCTTGTTCAACGATTGCACACACATCCTTCTTTATTGTCTCTCTTGTGCTTGTAATGTATTGAGTATTAATTTCCTGTGAGCAAATCTGCATTCTGTCGTCAACTTCAGTATTACGAAGCCACATACTCAGTGCATATTTGTTCATATTCTTAACATATCTATATACGCAATCAACCACGTAACCTTTATATTGATTCTTTGGTAACTCGACAGTTATCATTGTCCCTTGATAATAATTTCTCAGCATAATGTAATCCTTCTTTCTATTTATTGTTGTTTATTGTAATTTTAAAAATGTAATTCTTAGACGAGCATCTCTTCAAGAGTAATGGTAGAATTTTCTGTGTACTGTCAGAATAGTAAATTTCTGACTAGAAAGGGTATCTCAGACACTTTTATTCTCACGAGCCTTGCGGAGTCTTTCAGCAGAAGCTTTCTTTTGTTCATCTGTCATAACTCTTGTTGTTTTCTTTGCCCTAAAGCTGATAAGCGTTTTATCCTTTAATAAATATTTCTTACCTCTGCCTGTATCCTCAATGAGAGAGTACATGTCAGGACTTTCTTTGCAAAGCTTGTCTAATTTCGTAATATATGTAGAATCGGAAGCATATATTGTTGCAAACTTTTCATCACGCATTGCATTAATACAAATTTCCTGCTCCTCAATTGATATGCTCATATTTATATCTGCCATTATTTTTGTCTCTCCTTATAATCATCTAATACAACTCTGTTTCTTGCACATGACCTATCAAATCGCCATGCAGATTCAATACGTTCTGCAATATTTTGACTGCCTTCATAATTAGTGCAAAAATCTGATATACAAATATTTCCCCCATATGTATTTGCATATTTATGGTTCTTTGACTCGATAGTTACAGTTCTGTTCATTAATTAGTTCTCCTTTTGTTTTAAAATTATTATTCATTGCGATCAGCTCCTTTGAGTGCTGCGTTTATTTGTTACATATGTTTATTCTCTGTTTTATAATTCATTTTCTAATAATTTGATAATCTTGTTTTTAACCTCATCAGAAAATAAACAGTTTTTATCAGACTCTAATAAATCTAATATAGTTTGATATGAAATATTGGATGATTTCAATGTGTTAATATAGTGTGTTTTGCTTTTAAACCACTTTGTACCAATTTTATATAATTGGTTTGAGTCACCGACTTCATTCGTTTCTGCAATTTTTACCATTCTTCCCATACTTTCATTCTCTTTTCATTTTTGTTAAATATTTAATTTCACCAGGTACATCCTCTTTGTTATATATTCTCTTTCCATAAATTCTTTCCAGCTCAATCAAAACAGTATCACCTTCTAATTCACTTGGATCAAGGGCGTATACATTTCGTGTAGGAACAAATACGCCTTCCTCTTTTTTATTCTCCACAAACATATCTCTTCTTATATAAATCAATTTATAAGATTCTAAAACAGATAACCCATTTTCAACTGTTTGGATAGAGGTATCTAATCCTTTTGCAATTTGTGATTTTGATGGGAAAGAAATTTTAGCAGGTGCAATATCTCCTGGATAATCCATGATATATTGCTTTATATAAAGATAAATTCCTAAAAGAATGGATTTATTGATTTTAGATGAGAGAGAACAAATTTTTTCATATTCAGAAATAGTAATCTGTACAAAACTGTCCTCTGCAAAAAAAATGTTGTTCTCATAAGATAATTGAAGATAAAATAAATCGTTTGGTTTAACTACAAAAATGTCTGTACTACAGCTTGCATAACCTTTGTTTATAAGTTCTGTTTTAATAATTTCTCGAAAATCAGAGTATATGGATTTGTTATTTGTTTTTATAGAATATCCAATTTCCTGTAGCAAATCATTAAGTGTGAGAGTAACTTGCCCAAATGTTTGTACATGTTTCCTTAGATATAATATGATGAGATAATATTTCAAACCTGAAATACCTTTATGATTTTTGATTTCCTTTTTTGAAAATCCGACAGAGGTTATTTTTTTATCTTTCTCAGATAGATAAATATAGTTGTCGATTTTAATCACTCCTTTCATTAAAAAATCTATGTGAAAATTTTCCCAAAGATTTAACACTACCTATTAAGTTTGTGTGAAAATTTTCCCAAAGGGGTACTTAATTCTGTGTGAAAATTTTCCCAAAAAGTAGGTATATAGTATAAAAGCATAATTAATAATATAAAAAAGCATAAATATATAAAAAAGTATAATAACTTCGTAAATGGTCTAACGCCCATTTACTCCGTAAAAATTTAATTGATTATTGTTGATTAATAATTTTTCATTTTTGATATGTGAGATATACCTATAGCTTTATTCTCTCTTTAAATTATTATTCTGCTCCAAATCAACATACTTTTCTTTAAAAATATCCTCTACAAAGAATATTGGTAATTTATCATGGTACTTTTCATATAATTCCTCGTCAGGAATATGAGAGTAACATTTACCTATTGGAGTATCTACTGTTCTGATATAATCTTTTACAATAGATTTATTTTCCTTGAATCGCTCATTTATTTTTCCACAAATAGTACAGTAAGTATATAAATCTGTATTAAGACAAGTTTTTCCTATAAATGTAGATCTGTATTGAATCAGACATTCTTCATAATGATGTTTGTGTTTTGATTTGCGATTACTCTTGGAGATGTTGCTTTCTGTTGACTTGAGATATTTTGGTATTTCGTTTTCTGTAATCATACAATTCCTCCTTTTTTAATACATTATTTTCTCTTTTGATCATAATTCATTCCAATATATTTCTTAATAAATTATGTTATATGAGTAATCCAATAGATCCCATATCTGCTTATAGCTTATTTTTTGTCTTGGAATAACAAATAATGAAGTGCAATTGTCACTGTAATAGATATTTCTTCTCGTGCCATTATATTTACGTATGCATTTGTTCCAGAATCCTCTTGATTCTTTTAAAGTTTCACCCACGATACATTTGAACTTGTAATGAGAAAATAAATAATCCATTACTTGATATCCATAATGCTTATGTCTATACGAAGTGTAAATGTGCAAATATGTAATGATTATGATTTTATCCTTGCGAATAAATTCTATATATCCTATTTCTTCTCGTGGTATATGCATAAAATTAAGATCTTTTTTAGAAAAACAATCTTCAATTGTATCTAATATTAAATATTTATGAGAGAGATATGAGTATTTTTGTAATTTTATCATGTTTGCCTCCTTGATATATTATTCTCTCCTTTGGTATTGGCTTATTATTGTCTGTCTACCCTAAAGATATTCTTTTCTTGCTAACGCTGCGAAAAGACCGTCCCTATCAAGGGACTATATCTTGTGCTTACGCACATGCGTATATATACATATATTACATATATTGTTATTTTTTCTTATTGGAATAGTAGATTTGAAAAATGTATTGTTTAGCCAATAAAGTGTAAGGGTAGTAGGTTAGAATTTTCTACACACTGTCAGGACAGTAGATTTTCAGCTTATAGAGGGTATTATGAGAATGGATATTATACATTTTGTATAAAATACGTTACATTATTGATGATATATTTAGTTATATTGTATAGTTTGGGCTTTTGGAGTTAAAAAATATGACATTGTATTTTAGCTTTTAAGGTATGTAAAAGAAAGTGTGTGGAGAGATTGTTGACTAAGAATTAGAATGGCTTATTTGGGCTAATATGAGCGTTAGAGAGCGTGGGTGTATATTTTGGCATAAAAAATACTCCCTAAAAGCTAGGGAGTATCAAAAATAGTTGAGATTCTTGTATTAATGTTGCATGTATCTGTCAAATTGTATTTATTAAGCAGATTATCTACTACAGATTCAAATAATTTACGTAGCGTGAGATTATGTTCTATTACATCCAGTGTGTAAGCAGATTCAAGGTTATTCTCGTAACAGTAGTCATCTATTTCTTGATTAAGATCTATATCAGGATATGTATTCTGTAATTCTCTGTATAGATTTTTATATAATTCTTTGTGTGTGATATGAAAATAATCTGTTAAGAGCTGATATTTTGGGTACATCTTAGTTGACCAGTATGACCATTTCTTCTTAGATATTTGTTGTGATTCTTTAAGTGAGTTTATTTCTTGCTGTATTGATGTCATTGTCTGTGTGAGAATAGTGAGTGTATTAGTTATTGTGTTTAATGTTTCTGTTATAGGTTGCATATTTATATCTGATATAGTTTTGTGATCTATAAATACTGAAGCTAGTACATCTGCACATTTATCTTGATATGTAATAAGCTTTTCTGATAATTCTGGCTGAGTTTGTTTCATCTTTGGTGTGATATTAATTTTTGCTAATGCAATAGGTAATTTTCTTTGTGAAATACACCATATCTCATTTACGCTTGGCATATTCAAATCCACTCCCGAAAATTTTAGGGTGTGACTTTTGAGTAATTCATCTTTTAAAATTTTATTCTGTTGATGCTCTACTTGTTTGGAATTAAATCCTATCCCTCTAAGAATGTGTGTGATTGCAGTATAGATTTCGCCAGTTGCATTATCTTTAAGTGCAATGAGATCGTCTCCATAGAAATTAAAATTTGTTACTTGTAATGCTGTTTGTGTATTCATTTGAGTTCTCCTTTAAGTTGAATAATTATTTTTTGTATTGGTTATATAGTTATTCTCTTATTGGAGTGATTTTGTGTGTAGTTTTTGAGTACCCCCTATGTGGGAGAGTGTGGTGAGAGATGATTTGGACGATTTTGAGGTGAAAAAACGTTATCGGTAAAAGTGCCTATAAATAAGGAAGATTTTGGAATTGTGGGTGGATTTTTGGTGGAATAAGGGTTTAATTTTGGGTTGTGAAGTGGCTGAAATGCCTGATTTTAGTAGGGTTTAACGATATGAGGTGCGATAAAGGGTTTGGGATGAGAAAATTGGGATTTTGCTTGATTTTGTTGGGAATTTGAGAGTTTTAAAATTAAGTGAGTATGTAGAATAATCAGCTATTGGAAATATAAAAGAACATATGTTTGATTTTAGTTTTTGCCACCCCCACCGAACAGTAGTTCGATAAAACAGTGTCTAATAGATATATATTAACCACTGTTTTTCAGAACTATAAAACCATTATATATAGTAATGAAAACTATGTTAGGTGGTATTGATATTATTATCTGATATAGTTTCGTTATCGTTAGTTATCCACATTTTTATAAGTTATCAACAATCAAATAAAACTTATCCACATAGTTATCAACAAATTGTGAATAATTCACAATAACCCACACCAAAACTATACTAAAATTATACAATTTTAACAAAATAATAAAAATCCTAAAAAATGTATTGCAAAATCCCAAAATTTGTATTATTATTGACTTGTCCGAAAGGGCAAGGGGCAAAACCCCTTTTATAAGTCCATACGTTAGGGGTGTCGGAAACCTAATTACTATTTCATTTAGTAGTAATTGATAAGTCAATATTTCAACACTTGTTACATGATAACAAGAATCCTACTTGCATAGGATTAACAAAAAGGTTCATATAACCATTCATGCAAGGCATTAGATAGCAGGTATCTAAGTCAGACACGGCAAGTATAAAATGTATGTCAGAAAACTATGTGAGATAAAGTCACGACAGCGAACTCAACTGTCTTAGTACCACTGTAGAATGGTAGAATGGTACTAATAGAATTGTAGGTGTAAACCCTGATAAACTCATATAGTAACAAAAAACTAGTACTTAAGTTAGTATGTAGCAGGTTCGGGGGCACGAACTATTTACCATTTAGACACGTGGGAAATAAACGTTATTATCTTTTTTAGATAGTTGTTGAAACCCACATAGCAACTTATAAACGTATTAAATAATCTTTACAAGTGTATCACTTGTTTGTGGTAAAACATTAAATTACATAGCAGGTTTATTATACCACATTTAAAAAGGTTGTATCAACCTAATAAGATTAAATAATACAGTACCGCTTTATATGTCAAGCGTTAAAAATATGGCAATACGACATAAGTATAGCAAGACACGCAAGCTATACAGTGTAATTGTAAATTATTACAATAAGCACATCCGCACATTACAATAATAAGCCACCAAGTAAACATGAAAAATGTTGAATTATACAGTCGCATTGAGCAGGCTCAGTCTACGCTTTTTTAAGCGGTTGTGAATTAAGCACATTTAAGAATCGGTTCAAATCCGATTGCGACTTTTACCAAAAATAAAAATATATTGCACTCATGCGTTAAATGAGAGAAGGAGACATTATGTTAAAATCTGAAAAATTCTACTCAAAAACTAACTCTTTAAAGGACACAAATTTTGACTTTGCAGGACATGTGAGAACTTTAGTTCGTAACAAAGAATTATCACGGATGCAGGATAAAAAATCATTCAAGGATGGCAAAAAAGCATTAGAGGATGCACACGCTGATATTGACGTTATGACTTGTGACGCTAATATTATTAATCAGGTTTTAGGCAACGATGCAGGTCAATTCATCAAAGACCGTGAAGAAATTATTGCTTTAAAAGAAGAAATTGCTACACTTTTACCGATTGACAACGTGACCGCACTTTGTCCAACTGACCGTGTACATATTACTTTAATGGCTCATGCTATCTATAAAAATGTACAGCTTGATGATGATATTTTCGACACTGAAAAAGGTGGTATTGATATTTCCAAGGCGGTACAGGCTTACTATAATAAGGGTTCTATGAAGGACTTAAAGGACGCTTTACGTCCTGTATTCAACAAGTTAATCGGTTCTGAAGGCGATCACTTCTACGGCATTAAGACCAAAAAATCCGATTTTACAGATAAAGATCTCCGCAACTTCCTTGCAACTTTTGGCGGTTCTGCTAAACGTGAGCAGTCTAAGTCTAAGAAGGATGGGGTAGAAATTGTAAAATTCTCCGACTTTAACTATACAGACAAGTCAGGCAATAAAAAAGTACAGATTGCAGCTTTTACAACTCTTTGTGCAGTAGTATTAGATAATGCGTCAAAACATGAGGTTATTAAGCCGGAAACTACAGAAGAGAAAACTGAAACAAAATAGGATGATACTGCGCAAGTAGTAGGTGTGCAGGGTTCGATTCCCTGCTCATCCTTTAACTTTTAAAATGAAAAATCCATGCTCAAAGTCTGTCTGAAATTAGGAGGAAAACATTATGAATACATTAGATATGTATGGAATTTGTCACGAAATATACCGTGACTTTAGAGGTAAAAATACATATGCAGAAACTGATGAAAATATTCTGAATTTTATTTTCAGACTATACAATACAACTGAAATTGATTGTGAAGAAATCAAGTCATTGTGGATTGAATGGCTCACAAAAGGCACTTTATCCATAAATATGCAAATTCAAAGCGCAAGAAACAGGATTGCAAATTATTAAGCAGGAGGTACAATCATGTCAAAAATCAAACACGAACCAAAATTTTACATTCGATTATGCAAGGGAACTGTTACACAATTTCCAGATAATTTTGCAATCTATCCAGGCTCAATCTATGGACGTTTTACGGACAATCAAGGTAAACGCATATTTTGGGTATGCAATGACTACAGGCTCACTAACGGAAAGTTACCTATAAATATTTTCAATGGAATACGTTGGACTTTGTGCCTAGTAAATGTAGACCATCCATGTTATAAATGGGTAAAATCTGTCTGCGAAAAGTTGGGCTATATTCCTAAAATTCAAAGAGAAAATCTGTCATTTGATGATTGTCAAAATATGATGAAAAGCTATGCTTTGCATAAAAAGGGAACAGGTTCACGAATTAACACATATCAGATCAATAATCCTTTGCGTTGGAATGAAGTAACGGAAACTGCGCACTGGTATGGCAAGGGGAATGCTTCAGTTGTTGCGTCAAATATTAGAGATTAATATGCAGTACCGAAAGGCAGAATGCACTAAAAGTCTGCCTTTTCATAGTGCATATTAGCACTAGAATGGAGGTTCGATAGTATGGTAAAATTATAAAGGCAAAATAGGAGGATTACCATGCTAAAAATCAATGAATGGTCTGTAAACCGTAGAATAGAGTCTTTGCGTCAGATGGATAAAATGCTGTCTGAAATGAACGTAGGCTCACGTTATACTATATGGCAGGAATATGGTGGAGGACTAAAGACAAATGCAGATGATACTCGTGCAAATTGGAAATGCATTGCAAAAGATGACGAACTGTATCAGAATGCTATTTTCTGTTATATGTGTTGCACATTGGAAAAGTATACTTTGCAAAATTTCAATGTAAAAGAGTAGTCTGCCAAGGGCAAGGGACAACTTTGCCCTTTTACAAAAGCAAAATTATATGCTATTATAGGAGGTGAATAACTGATGGAGGCATATAAGAAAATGCGTATTGAATATACTAGGCTTTTTAATAAGCTAAAAGAAAATAATTTAACACAAAAAGAATTTAAAATAGCTGCCAATATTGGTGGTGGTACTATGCAAAAATTAATTAATAATGAATCTGTAACATTAGAAATTATTTGTCGTATTTGCGATTATTTTCAATGTATGCCTGATGAGATAATGGAATTCATCCCAGATAGTAATTATATAGAGAAGCAACAGGCAAAGCAGGAAGTCCAGGCTCAAATAGCCGAACTTCAAGCCAAACTAAAAACAATGTAAAATGTAAAAAGAGAGGATGTAAACTATGGATATAACAGAAATTTTAGGGCAAGTTAAAAGAGAACTTGCAAATAGTGATCCGTGGAAGGTCACACATATAGAAGCGAAACAACGAATATTAGAACTGTTCAAGGCAAACAATATTCCAGAAACAGAATATAAACCATACATGGCTAATAATGTTTTGCCTGAATTATTATTAAAATAGGCAACCGCAACCCGAAAGCACCCAAACGTAAAAACGCAAAGGGTGCTATTTTTATGCCCAAAAGGAGATAAACGCAAAATGAAACGCAAAATAGCATATATACTCACAACGTCAGCACTCGTAATGAGTGCTTTTTTAATAGGCAAAACAATGTCTATACAGAAGACAGTTGAGCCAAAACCAAACGCAAAACAATACTTAGCACTCGCTGATATTAAATCAATAGACTACTATGCAAGCAAAAATAAATTAACTATCAGTACATCATCTGACAGTTACGATTTTGAGCCAACAATCAACGTGATTCCAAGCGAAACGGAAACGGATAATATATGCCAAGTCTATGATTCTTCTGAACTTACAGAAGATATCCTTGCTAACAGGCAAGGCAAATTAATCATAGAGAAATGTGTGGGAACAGTCACAGACGATGAGAAAAATGGAAGTCTTGAGGACGGAAGCTATATCTCATACGAAAGTGTTGACTGCACTAAGGGAGACACAATCACAACTTATTTAATTTTCAATCCAGAAACCAATTATACAGATGATGTAATCAAAAGGTTTGACTACATACAGAAGGGAGAATAAATAGATGGGAACAATAAAGTACAACGCAATTAGAATCGCAAAACAGCTTTGCTATAGCGAAAACGTAATTAATAAAATCAAAAATGCAACATCCGAAAGCGAAATCACTCGGATTTTACGCACAGCAAGAGAGGAGGAACTGTAAAATGCAAAAGGCAATAGTATACAGAGCGTACAACGGAATGGAAATCATAGACACAAGACCAGAGGCAGAAATTGCATACTCAAATATGAAGTATGCAGAGGAACTTGCAGCAAAGAGAAAACAGAGAAACAAAACTAAACCACACAAGAGCTTTGCGGAAATATTATCCGCATTACTGTAAAGGAGGCAAACAATGATTAAAGGATACACCGTACCCAACGGCTATATGGGATGGTTGAAAAGCGAAAGCAGATATCAGTTATTCGCAACGGAAACTGATTATCTTGAATATGTCTTATTAAAGGAGGATGCAGCATGAGTTACACATTGTTTAATGTTCCAATGTACAACGAGCGGAAGGCAATCCGTTCATTGAAAAGAAAAGGTTACACAAAAATTACAGTAGTGGTAAGGCAAAACCTTACTTTGACTATTACAGGCAGAAGAGAGGTTGATTAATATGTTAGATTTTAGAGATTTTTACCGCATAGCTGATTATGCAAACGCTCATTGGAAAGGCGGTTTCGCACAAATTGAGATTGCTGAGAACGCATACAATTATTTGTGTGAGTTTCAGTCAAGCAAAGAGAAAGGCGAGCCAAATGATACAATCAAGTATTTGCTCACTAATCTCGATGCTGACATAGAGAACGGAGAACAGCTTGAGGATGTCCGTTATTGGACAACGGAAATCCGAAAAGAGTTAGGCTTGAATGAGCCTATAATTTAGTTACTAAACGGTTTGTCAAAAGGCAAGCCGTTATTTTTATACAAAAAAATATTAATTAAGGAGGACACAATTATGTGTAAGAGAGTTTATTTAAAAGCAAAAGAGGCAGAAATGGAAATGCAGGAAGTACGGAATGCAGATGGTTTTACAGGAAAAATGGAAACAGATTATATTTCCAGAATGATTAAGGATGCAAAGAGAAATAGTATGGTTGGAGATAAACTTCAGCTTGTAGTTGATCCTATGTACATTCATATTCCTGAATGGCAGAGAAGATTAAGTCTTGCAAGGGCTTATGCAATTGGCAACTCGTATAACAAATATAAATGGGATGTACCGAAAGTGTTATTCCATGAAGGTAAATTATGGGTAATTGATGGTCAGCACCGAATTTACGGAGCATTTAAGGCAAAGATGGATGCCGTTGTGGTTGAAATCATGGAGTGTTCAATGGTAGAAGCGATTGAGTTATTTATTAGTCAGTCACAGGACAGAAGCAAAATGCAACCAATGGATATTTATAAGGCGGCTATTGCAGGACACAAGGAAGATTATATGAAATTGCAGGAAATTTGCCATAAAAATAATGTAGCAGTAAAGGGAGATGAAGATACAACAAATACCGTTGGAACTCTTACATCAATTTCAGACGGTATTCATCTAGTGCAGACAAACGTAAATCTTCTTGATTCTATGCTGAAATTGCTTGGAAAACTTGGTTGGAATGGATATGCAGATTCTTACAATGGTAAGGCATATACAGCGAAAATCATTCGTGCATTAAAAAGACTGTATGCATATTGTGAAGGAAGAACAGACGAAATGGAAGCTGCTTTACTTGAGCATTGTAAGGGAACTGAATACTTTGTTGAAAATATCATGGATAAAACACAGGCACAGATTTTTGATTATCTGTCAGAAATTGTACGTTACGAAATGGAAAGTCCATTTACAGCAACAAAGAAAAAAGCAACAAGAAAGAAGGCAATTTAAGAGAATAACTATATGCAAAGGAGGTGCATAGTTATGGTATATGCATAAATAATACATAATAGCTGAGATAACGGCTATACGGTCAAATAAATAAAAGGAGAGAAAACAAATGAGCAAAAGATGGCATAGTGATATTCGTATAGTTAATCCAGTAATGGAGATGAACGGATACCATATCAAACGGAAATCAGGTTCTCATTACATATATGAGAATGAAAAGGGAGATGTAATAAGTCTTCCAGAGTCGTTAAATAGAATGCTATGGCTTGGTGAATGTAAAAGGCATTCGCTAAAGGGTGGCAGAGAGTTATTGTCAAAAATTAGTAGTAGGAGGTAATAAAAATGAAATATGAAGTAATAATGGAAAAAGGTGATTATGCATTAATTCTCCGTAAAACACGGATGGATGAATATGCGGTAGTCAATAGGCTTGACAAGGCAAAAGGTGAATGGGCATGGACATATGTCTATTACAACTTTGGTGAATTTTCACCAATATCAAAAGCAGAAGCATTAGCAAAAGCGATTGATGCTTTTAGATACAAAACTGAAGAGGGATATATCCCACGATGCAGACTTGAAGAACTTGCAACACTCTTCAAAGATGGACTTATCTCTGACGACAGAGAAAGTGCTCTTGAATATTTTGACGAAATCTGTGAAATGTCAGAGGAAGAGAAATCTTTCTTTGGCATTGAAGAAGATTCACCAATAGCGAATACAAAGTTTGAGAATCCTATGTATAACAAGGGTTACGATGATGGATTTGCAGATGGCGCAAATAGTAAGGAGTGATGAAAATGAAAACAATAAAAGTAAATGATTGCGAAGTATCTTTTGTAGTAGATACATACGCAGATATGTTCCATAGAAAAGCAGTTCTTGCGTTTGTTGCAAGTGGTGATGAAAAAGGCGAATTGTATGGAGACGTTACAATCAATATCCCACAGTATTCACTTAATGAGGGAGAATCATTTCTGAGTGCCGATTCTCCCAATCTGATTACCGAAATGGTTGAGAACGGATATCTGGAAATTACGGATGAGGTAAAGGTAAACTATGGAACTTACAAAGTAGGTAGGTTTACACAAAAGTTTATTGACGAGTTTGAAAATGAAAGTGAGTGATTAAATATGACAGTTGGTGAATTAAAAAGAATGTTGGATGACTATGATGAAGATATGAAAATTGTATTTCAACCATCAGGTGATATGTATGGAGAATACATTGGATATATTGAAGAAGGTAAAGGCATAGCATCATTTAGAGGAAATGATTATAGAGCCTTAATTCTTACATCAGATGGACAGTGCGGATCTGTTTGTAATGAAGATGATTTGGATTTAGAGTAAAGAGTAAATGGATATTTCATTAGAAGAAAGGCAGGTAAAAAATTATGATGAACGAAATTATTATGGAGTTAAACAATAAAGGATACAAGGCAGAAAGTACAACAGTGGTAAAAAATGGAGTTGAAAAAGTCGGTGTGATTATTGGAGAAGGCACAATAAGACCTACTATTTATCTTAACTTAAATCTTACAGTAGATAAGTGTGTAAGTGAAATTATTAATATTTATGAAAACATTCCAAAAATGGATATAAATACGGATAAGATCGTAAAGTGGGATTATGCAAAGAATAACTTGCAACTTTGTTTACAGAGAAAGACGAATGAAAATATTTTAAAGAGGGATTATCTTGATATGGAAATGTATGTCAGGGTAAAAGTCGCAGAAGATGCTACATACAAGGTAAAGCCAGGGATGTTTAAAGAAGTAAGCGAAGATGAGATTTTTGCAAGAGCATTGTTAAATGCAAAAGAAAATATTCTTGTTGAAGATATGGCAAAAATGCTTGCCAATATGATAGATTGTGACGAACTTCTTGATACGGATGAAGTAAAAATGATTATTGTTACAAATAAGGAAAAGGTAAATGGAGCAGTTGCAATTTGTGACAAGGAGTTATTAAGCAATATTGCAAGGGAATATAATAGTAACCTTGTAATTCTTCCATCAAGTATTCACGAATGTATTATTCACATTGACAATAATCCAGATATGGAAATGTATTCAAATATGGTTCGTGAGGTAAATAAAACACAAGTTGAACCCGAAGAGGTATTAAGTAATCATGCTTATTTCTTTAATAAGGAAACTTGTGAGATTAGCTGGTAGTAAATGGTTTCTTCGGAAAGGTAGAGGTGATTATATGCAGATAAGAGCAACTAAAGTTTTCGCAAAGGAATTGACGAAACAATTAAAGGGAAATTATTGTATAGAGTCTGTGGAGCTTGTGAAAATTCCACGGGGCAGAGCTTATATTGTAGTAGGCAGTGGTTATTCGGACATAGATATTGACTGGGATGATAATACAGTCAAAGTACTCAAGGTAAATTATAAACCTGAGTGCTATGCTATGTCGCAGTATGTCACAACTGGAGAACTTTGCAAATTGGCAAGAGGTCTTGCTGATTTGACAATGGAAAATTACATAAGCGCATTTAAAAATGCGTATGAGATTTAGTGTGAAATGGAAAGGTAAAGGTAGAAAAATATGAAAAAATCTATAACAGTAAAAACAAGAACACGAGGTTATGTATGGATTGATACTTGTTATACATTGGATCACGGATGGGAAACAATGGTTTTTGCAAGTGATGAAAATGGAAATGTATCAAGTTGGATGGATTTGGATTGTGGTATTTATACAACCGAATCTCAGGCAAATGAAGGTCACGAAGAAATGGTTGAAAAATGGAAGAATATGTAACCGTGAAATGCGTGTTTCTTTAGAAAGGAAGGTAATTATGATGAAATGGAAATTATTTTGTACAGTAACAATGAAAAGCTATGAAGTAGAAGCTGAAAACGAATTTAATGCACGAAAAAAATTAGCAAGTGAATTAAGTGTACCATTATCTTGTATTGATGTGTTTAGATAAGATAAATAAAAATGCGAGCTTCTTATGGATTTTAAGAAAGATGAATGGTGATTAAAAATGGATGAAAATATTGTATTAGACAGAGTTACAAATGAAAACAAAAGCGAATGTTGTGATTTTGTAGCATGTAATAACTGTGGAAGAGCAATGCTGATAAATCACGGAGAAGACACTTGTCCTGAATGTGATTGTAAGGGAACTTTATCATGGATGGAAGAAGATTTTGAGGAAATCAATTATAATAATGCACCAGATGTGTTAGCAGGAATGGGATATACATTATGCGATACAGAATAAAGAAATTTGTGTGTTTCTTTAAAATGGAGGTAAGAGAAAATGATTGTAAATGCTTATTTAAAAGTAACTCAAAAACAATGGGAAGACATTAAAGAGAAATATGTAGAACCGAATATGTATCATATTGTAAGCAGTTCAAAGCGAAAGTGCAAGCGTTGTGACGGATGCAGTGCGTACAATCCTTGTACAACTTATGAAGGATATTGTACAGAAGTAGAAGGATTAGTTGATAGAAATTCTACTTGCGAAAGTTGGCACTAAATATGTGTATCTCATTAGAATTGGAGACAAGAGAAATGAACAGAATTGATGAAATTATTTATGAAGAGACACAAAAGGCAGCTTATGAGGAACAGTGCGAACAGGGATTTGCTCATCAGGAACAGTCAAACGAAGATTATTTTGAAGGTGTAAATGATTATTTGGATGGAACAATGAGTATTTGAAATTCGCATTTATTTAAAAGATTGGAGGATAGGACATGATTACAAGAGAAATGATTAGAAATGGTTTTGAATCTGGAACTGTTTCAATCGAAGAAGAATATGCAGGATGTATTGGCATTTGTTGCAGAATTGGTGATAACGCATTTTATTTTCTCGGTTCAGAAGATGATGATTTAACAAAAGAAGAATATTGGGAATCATATACATTAGATATGACAATAGATATGATTTTTAATATACTGAAAGACGTTGAATCTGCTGAAGAACATGGATTAGATGAAGCTGAGTTAGATTATTATACATCTGTATTAGCGTATTAGCCGAATGAAACTAAGATTTACTAAGGAATTGGAGGAATAAAGATGGTAAAATATACAGAAATTTCTGACGTGAATAATGATCAGATAGAATTGATTAACAAAAATGGATGGTGTATTTTTACAGAATGTGATGGTAATGGAACATATTGGCATAAAGGCATTCATTGGGTAAATAGAACGGGATATATCATTTTATCAGAAGATGTCGATATGGAAGATATAAACTCATATAAAGAATTATATGCAATCGCAACATATGATGATGCTTTTGATGAATTGGTAAGAGAAAAATTGTTACCTGTAGCAGATAAATGTTATGTATTTTTAGTGAAAAATCCAGCAAATTATCATTTTGAACAGATATGGACAAATAAAGGATTAGAAAAAGCAATAGAAATAGCGAAACTTAGATTTAGATTTAAGCATACATATTATGACTCAGATTACGATAAAATGGAAAACTTAATTCTTAAACATAATCGTAAAGTAAAAAAAGATACGGAAAAAGCAGTAGAAGTTTTAAAGGCAAATGGCTTTAAAATCGTATCTGAAAGATTTGCAGCATTGAGTCAAATTTAGCTTTGAAACTAAAATTTCAAGATAAGGAGTAATACAGAATGGATAAAGAAAAAGAAAATGCAATATTGGATGCAGTAGACGTTGTATGCTTAAATTGTGTAGAAGATACACTTAATGATAATAGTGTATGTGAGAATTGTCCAGTACGGAAACTGTGCAATTCATTATCTAGTAATTAATCAAAGGCAGTTAGGAGAATAAATACCTAGTTGCCTATTTTTATTACAGGAAATGGAGGAAACGATTATGTATGATTTCACAAAAAATGAAATGGAAATGATTAAAGACAATTTACGGGCATTTATTGCAAACTTTGGTTATCCACGGATTACAAGAGGAGACGATGGAGAGAGTTTCTATGTATTCACTGATGATTCAGATTCATGGAGACAGTATTGTTACAACATTGATTATTTGAATGGTTGGCTATATGGATGTGTTCAGACAGCTTGTGGAAATCCAAAGCGAGATGAAGAAATGCGTACAATGTGTGATAACGCAGGATTCAGAGAAAGATATGCAATTATGCATGGTGAAAGAGAAATAAAAACAATTAGTAATCACAAGTGCTATGTGTTTACATATTCAGATGATATTGAGTATCAGGATGCAAATGGAGCTACATATGACACAGTTACAAAAAGTTGGATTAATTAGAAAGGCAGGTTGGTTAGTATGAAATATGTTCCGAGAAATGAATATTTTGAATTAATTGGAAAACTTGGAGTAAAGAAAGTAGAAAGCGAATATGAAATTGCAGACCTAGATTTATCTTCATATTCACTAAATGAAGATACAAAACGAATTGCAAATGTAAACTTCATGGAAGAGACAAAAGATAGAAATGGTAATTACATGTTAGGTGGACATTGGATGTCTGATTTAAGTTACCAGTTCGCAAAGAAATGCAAATTCGACTTGGTTCAGGTAGACGGATATAGTTCTTATGGTTATTCAGATGAACAGATGGCAGTGTTTACATATACAGAGGGTGATATTTATCTTACATTATTCACTGATAAAGTTAAATATGAAGCTGAAAAGGAAAGAACAATTAAATTTTATGAGGAGGAATATTGATGATTGATAATTCAACTTATAAAAAGAACCATGATGCAATAATCGAATTTGTCAAAACACAAACAAATATTGATTTAAATGATTATAGAGATGGCAACGGAACTGATCCATATACAACAACATATTGGGATAAAGATGGGGTTAAGCTATGTATCAATTGGTCTGGTTCAACTGGTGGTATGGATAGAAACACACAATATATAATTTCAGATTTAGTGAATAAATTAAACGGAAAACTTGCTCTTGAATGGGGCGGTGCATGGTTTAAATACATTTATTTTACTGATGATATTAAGGAGGAAAAATAATTATGGCATATAAAAGAAAAACAAAGGATTGTTATGCAATTGAAGGAAATTGTGGTTATGGATGGGATATTGAATGTAATTGTGAAGACTATGCAGATGCAAAAGCGCAGTTAAAAACATATGAAGAAAATGTAAATTATCCTGTACGAATTAAGACGTGGAGAGAAAGGATTAGTGACTGATATGAGTAAATACAAATTATATACAGCTCATTTAGCTGGTACTTCATATGACGGAAACAAAAAATATGAAATGGTGATTATCACAAAATGGAAAGACAGAACAGATAGATCACCAGAAGAAGGACATAAAGCATATTATTTTAATCCTGATTTTGACTTACTTGCAAAGCAGATTAAAGATGAGGATTGGTGCAAAGAGATTTATGAAAACTATTCAGAGTATACAAAATTTAAAATTAAAAGCGAGGTGAAGTGTTATGCGGAAACATTAATGGAAATGCTGATTGAAGCTGGTTATCCAAAAGAAGAAATTGATCACCATGATTCTGACTTGTATGTATATGTAACACCGCTTACAACAAGGGTAATTGAAGAATGGTGTAAGGCGCATGATTACAGAATGGCTTGGCATTGTCCTACATTTAAAGACCAGATAACAGGCAAAATGATGTATGATTGTGCATTTCAGTGGTATGAAAATTAGCAGATAGGGAGCGTGATTATATGGCGAAACAGTTTATAAGAGAAATAAAACCACACGTAAATTTATATAGAGACACATTAAATGGAATTGCGTGGATTGAAGATGGTTCAACTGGACTTGGAATTAGTGTTCATCCAAATATAGATAAAAGCGGCTCTGTTACAGGAATGAAAAATCTTGGTTATTGGGACAGATCAGACAGAATAGTACAGAGTCATGGATGGAAATATAATGTTGACAGATTCGTATGTGATAAAGACAACAAATTAGAAATGATTGTGGCTGATGAATGTATGTGTCAAGGTTGTATTGAAAGGAGACAAAAATATGGCAAAACAAATATATTACTTGCATAGTTGCAATGAATGGAAAGAGTATTCCAGTATGGAACTGTTATTCATTGGCACTTCTCAGCAGAAGTTAAAGATGAAAATCTCAAAGGAAATTGAAGAAGGTAACATGGAATATTATGATGGCGACTTATCCCCAAAAGAGCAAGCCAAAAAGTTCCGCAAAGACTGGAAAACTGAAACAAGAGCTACAATTAATTCAAGATTAACATATGGAGATTATGATTATACATATAATAATGAAGAAATGTAGTCAAAGGAAATTGTAATTTACAGTGAAATTTTAGAAAAGGTAAAAAGGTGATAATTATGGTAGATACAAAGAAAACAAAAAGATTACACATTGGTATGGTTTACGCGTATGTGGGAGATACAGGAATTGATATTCCTATGGAATTATTAGAAGATAAGACAGAGGAAGAACAGTTAGAAATTGCTTGTAAATATGCACAGGAACACATTGATGAAATTCCTGTTGCCACTAATGCAGAATATATTCCATATTCTGATAATTTTGGAATTGATGATATTGATTTTGAAGATAACAAACAGTAATACAGAGAATAATAAGGCAGATGCAAATAATTGTGTCTGCCTTATTTTATTAGAAAAGGAGAATGTGAAATGAGAATGACAAGAGAAGAATTAAAAGAGAAATGGTTTACATCATGGAATGATTCACGGAACGACATTGTAGCAGTCAATTATGGAGATGAGCCATTGTTTAGATATGATCAAGAAAAGTATGAAAAATTTCAGAAACTAACTGGAACAATGGCAAACATTGAGGCTATTGATGCATATATTTACACTCAGAATGGAAATTATGATGAATATAGAACCTTTGCAGGTACTGTGAAAATTGCAGAAAATGGAAAGGTTCTTTGTGGTGATATAAATGTAAAGTATAGAGGGAAAATACATAATATTATTATCAACAGAATGTATGGATTTTATAAACTTGATATTTTACGAATGAGTTCAGGAAAGGTTGTTGGATTTAGTAACGCAGATGGTCAGGGAAGTCCTTCAATCTATACAGAAGAAATGGACAAAGATTTAATTGAACGAATTTTAAATGATTCAATGGAAGATTACGGATATGGTATTCAGAAATTTATGGATTGTGCAAGAGAAATGTATGCACAAGATAGTGTAAATCATATCATGGAAAAGAGATTTGGTGCAAGAAAGTGAGGTTGATTGATATGGCAGATAAAGAATACAGATACTATAAAGATAACGGAAAGCTTATGAGACTACATATTGAACAGGATGATGAGCCACTTGATCCACGGTATGATTGGGATGGTCAAATAGGCAAAATGATGTGTTGGCATAGAGATTATAGACTGGGAGATTATAAGGATAATGATTACAACGACAATGAGGACTTTTTAAATAATCTCATAAGGGAAAATGTAGAAGATAAATCAATCATCAATTATATCAAGGCAAAGAAAGCATCTAATGGACTTGAGTTGAGATATGACAGACATGAACAGATGTGGCAGTTATGGGGAACATATTATTGGTTTCCACTTGGCACAAGCAGAGAAGCAAAATTTGATGTAATAGAAGAATATGAATCGCTTGATTGGTTAGTCGATGATATGATTGAAGCTTTACCACAGAAAGATAAATGGTATTTGTTAGAGAAACACGCAAACATTGTATATCTTCCACTTTATTTGTATGACCATAGCGGAATCACAATGAATACTGGTGGATTTAGTGATAGATGGGATTCTGGTCAAGTCGGATATATTTATACAGATAAAAAGACAATTATGGAAACTGGTGGAATGTTGCAAAATGAAAATGGAAATTATGTAAAAATTACTGATAGAAATTGGAAGAAAGCAGCTTATCAGTGGATGGAAGGAGAAGTTGAGGTATATGATCAGTATCTGACTGGCGAAGTGTACGGAATTATTACAGAAGAATATGATGCAGATACCGATGATTGGGAAGAAAAAGACAATTGTTGGGGATTTTTTAATGATAAGTGGGGCGATGAACTTATTAAGGATGTTGCACTTGATTTTGGAGTAAGCGAAACATTGTATGACAGCGTTGGGGCAGTAGCATAAACCAAAGGAAAGAACTGTTTGATTAGAAATGGAGGTGTTAAAAATGACTAGATGTTATTTTTGTGAAGCATCAGATATAAAAATACCAAATTCTAAAGTTACAATAAAAGGGAAAAAGAATGGAAATAGAGTCCAAAAGACAATTCGTATTTGTAATTGTTGCTGGGCTTGGATGTCCAGTGAAGATATTAAAGAAAAAGTTATTGAAAATTTTGGATGGGATTAAAAGGAGAGTGATTAAGATGGTAGTAGAACGTAGATGTATTAATCTTTATTCTGACATGAATTCGTGGATGGATTTAGTTTTATTGGTAAATGATGAAGATTTTGATAAAGCAAAAGAAGTAACGGAAAAAGCCTTTGATGATTTTTGGAATGATCCAAAAGTTGAAGAAGAATGTTGGTGTTATGGAGATTGGGTTGGATGGAAACTGAAAGAAGCAGGTATTAAATATAATATGTATTTTAGAGGCAAGGAGAGTGATTAAAATGTACAGAGTTTATCACTTAACAGACGAAGAGAAAGATAAAATTGTGCGATGTCGTTGGGATGGAGATACACATTACTATGATGTATTTGAATCACAAGAGGAGTGCGATGAAGAACAGAAAAGATTGGATAAAATTGAAGCAGAATATAGAAAAAAGAAAGCTGATTATTTGAAAAATTGTAAAGGAGAATGATTAGTATGTATAAATATATTATTAGTTATGATGGCGGTCAGTTAAGAGATAGTGGAGATTTTGAATGGGGATTATTTGATTCCTATGGTGAAGCAGAAGAAGAAGCCAATAACGCAAAAGAAGAATATATGAATGATTGGGACATTGAAGACAGTGAATATGATCCTGATGATTTCTGTATTGAAATTGTGGAGGTGTAGGTATGTGCAAAATTTCAGGGATTATAATCGAGCATGGTAAAGATGACTTCGGTTATTGGGAAGGGTTTAGTCTTACCGAAGCTGAAGAAAATGCAATTTGGAACATTCTAAACAAACATAATACAGAAGGTTGCTCTATTAGAGGAACACGAAAAGAAATTTCAGAAGAGATTGGAGAGTGATTATATGGTAAATCAGTGGACTGGCGAATGGACGGAGGAAAAAGATTATAACATATATCCAAAAGAGAAATGGTGTATGTATGATTATCTTGCGGTGTTAATTCGTAGAGAAATGTATAAACCAAAGACATCAATGGAAAATTTGATAACTATTATTCTTCTTGCAGTAGATAATGCAATTGAAGATGGAACGGACATCATAAAAGAAGATCCACAAGATATTATCTGGTGGGTTAAAGAACAAGGTGGATTAAGCGAATTTGATTATGAAGCATAGATTGGAGTGATGGGAATGAAGAGAACATCAAAAGTAATTAAGCAGCAAACGGAAGAATGGTTAGATGAACGGTGGATGATTGCAAATATGAAAGATGCAAGACCACAAGATATGAGTTATTACATGGGAGCTTTGAAAGCTCTCGAATTTGTTGGCTATGAATGGAAACGTGATGCAGATGGAAAACATACATTATTTAAGTGTTAAGAAATAGCAATTTCAAACGGAAAGGATGGTTGATTTTATGAAAATTAGAACATGGATAAAGTATGAAGAGAGTTATTTACCACCAAGATGTAGAAAATTAAGATATAAAGAATGCGAAGATTATATTAACGCTAATCTTACAGAAACCACCATGGATAATGTAAAACTGGCTTTTGAAGATAATTCATATTCAGGAAAGGGAAAAATTTATTATTTCAAAAACAAATTATGGAGTAGGGTTGAGAAGAGTCATCTTATATCAGGGGGTACAGAAAAATACAAGGATGCATTAGAAATATTGAAATATATGAATGAACATTGTTCTTGGTACTTTCCGAGATTATGGAGAGACGGAGAGCATCCTGATAGGAAACACATGCTTAGTGTTGTAAGAAAAGAAATGAAAAAATATCTTTTGATTGATGGAGTTTTGTATAAACAGACTGATGAACCTCGATATGTAGTAAATACATTTGGATTAGGTCATAATCATGGTGGCACAGGAATGTTTTGTGAATATTTTTATAATGATAATATTGGAAAACAAAATTATTTTTCAGCATTAGAAGGTGATAAAGCGGTTGCTTATGCAAATTATGTGGCAAAAAGACGAGGTGATACAAATGATGTTGGGAAATTTAAACCATTTATTATTTGTCATATGCCAGAATTAGTAAAGGTAAAACCTAATAAGCAGCATGGAGATGGAAATAAATTTTTAAATAATGTGGAAGATATGATTTGTAATACAGATAATGTTATGGAAGCAGGATTACTTGCAATATGTATGTGTGGGAGGGAGTAATTTGTTATGTTAAAAGCAATAAATATTAAATGGGATACAGAAGGAGATAAGGAAGTATTCAATGCTCTTCCAACAAAAATGATTGTTCCTGATGAATTAGAGGAAATATATAAGAAAGATAGAGAATTTGCACTTGAAGAAATTTCAGATTGGTTATCAGGCGAGACAGGTTTCTGTCATGCAGGATTTGAGATTGAGAAAGTAATTACAAAAGAATCTGTTGAGAATGATTTATATGATTTCTTTAATGACAGAATGGAAACTGGTGATACACCTGAAATTGAAGGAGTGTGGAAACAATACAATCCTGCAAATGGTAATATTATTGCCATTGATTGTGTTGGTGGAAGGCAGATCAGATTGATTATCCAGGTAGACTAAGGAGTGGTGATTTATGAATTATACTTATTTTGGAAATAGAATTGAAAGAAGCCCATTAGGGAATATGGGGTTACAGTTATTAGAAGCTCAAGAGAAATTAGTTTCTCAAGAATATGAAGTTGAGAATCTTAGAATTAAAGCAGCTATGTATAAAGCATATTTCTTTCGTGATTTTTCATTAGCAGAAAAATTACAAAAACAAAGTGAAGAAAACAGAGGTGCACTCATTGGAGAGTTTGATGGTTTTTCATATGCGAGTTGGAGAGCTAATGCTGTATATAGAACGCTTGAAGATATGTGTGATGAAGGACTATTAACTGAAAAAGAATATAGAGAATGCAAAGTATGAAATGGAGTGATGAATTATGGTAAAAACATTAAGAGATTTTTGGAATAAGGCAGACGGAGTTTATGATTTTGTAGATAAGAATGGAATGTCTATTAATGATATGAATTATCCCTTAGAAACAGAAGTGTTAAATGAACGGTTGGTTGAAGGTGAACAGTATGAGATTACATTAAATGTAGAAGTAAAGGAGTGATGAATATGCAGATTGTAAAAGAAAGTATCATGAAGAAACATTCATATGAAAATGGAGTTCATACTTCTTATACAGAAGTGATAGAACAATACCATTATGATTCGAAAGAGGAACGGAATAAACATGCAGAACAAATGACCGAGAAAGGATTTAACGATAGTGGTCAGGTTAAAGAAAATGTTGGTACGATTATGAATCCAGAGTTGGTTTGGTTTGGAAGTTACTATAAATATGAAAGAAATTAGGTAAATAAACAAGAGTTTCAAGGGAAAGGCAAATATATGAAAGTAAAAGAATTTTTAGAAAATTTCACAGGAGATAATCATATTAAAATTTATGATATGCATAGCTTTGGTACGCATAGATATAATAATGCAAATGAAGCTATAAGACAATTTGGTTATTATACAGTCAGAGAATGGAAAATTATTGATAATGTCTTAAAAATAACTATTAGAACACAATTCTAAAAATGAGGTGAATTATATGCACATAACAAAGGAAATGAATATGCATAATTGTCAATTATGTAGAAAAGAATGGCTTGGAAGATGTTTCGGAAAGAAATATGGGAAAGATGTATCTGTTGATAATGAACCATGTAAGTGTTACGAATTTGGCGGTTCAGAAGAGAGACTAAAAGAAATTGAGAATAATATGAAATGAGGATTTACTGCGGAAAGGAGCAAAAAATGCATGGAGATTTTGAACCATTAGACGAATACAATGGAGATATTATTAGAATTGACCGTCTTATTGAATTTTTTCCAACTGAACATTGGTTGTGGGATGAAACAGGAGAAATAAATTTGGATGATATTTCAATTGCTATTCATGAGTCAGTTCCAGAAATACCTGATCCATATGGAGATACATGGAAGCATCCAGTGTTAGAACAGAAATCAAGAGAATGGCATATTGGAAGAATAATTTATTTTATCAATCATCCAATGGAAATAAGAGATATTGAGATTGATAATGAATGCAGTGGTAATATTATTCTTCCACAACCTATTATTGTAGATGGATGGCATAGATATGCAGCAGCAAGATGGTTATATGACCAAGGTAAACTGACAGAAATTCATTGTAGATATGGTGGTCGAGTGGATGTGCTTGAGTATTTACAGGGCAAAACAGATAGTTTTGACAGTGAACTTGTATAACATAATACAATGAAACGGAAATTTCATTAGAGAAAGCGAGGAGAGCTAATGAATGATATGTTATTGAAAGACACAAAAGAGAAACAGATAGTGCTAAATCAGAATCTGTTTACAAAGCAATTGAGTATTACTGTGTATAATAAAGTAACGAAGAAAAAGATAATATACACAAATCCTAAGAGAATGTGTGTATTATTTGCACAGTGCGGGTAAAGGAGGTTGATGAAATGGAAATAAGTAAATATGCAATGCCAGCAATTGCAATATTTATGAATGGCGATGTAAGAGAACAGGTGCATCGAGAACTTGCACCATGCAATAACAATGAATTTATTAAGAGATACTGTGAGATTGATCCAGATTTTGAGAATGTCTTGAAATCAGAATTTGGAATTGATATAATGGATTTATGATTGGAGGTATGTATTATGAAGTATAGAGTGTTTGACATAGACAATAAGGCTGAATATACTAAGGAAATGAGCTTCGATGAGCTTAAAGATTTCTTTGAACCAGACATTGAAATATTTGGTGAAGAAATGCATGACAAATGGGAAGAAGTAAATGATGTCGATGATCTTAGAGAGTATTTAGAGTACAAAGCGGATGGAATGAGAGTTGAAGATGGAATAGAGGTCATTCCTGACGATATGGATATTCTTCTCGAAGATAACTGTACCAAAGCAGAAGCAAAGAAGTATCTTGAAACCGGCACGACTATATACAGAGATTTAGAAGAAGGTCTTGAAGGATACTGTGAAGAATGGGATAGTTGTTGTGCAGATGATGGATATTCTGACATGGTAAGAGAAATGGTTAGAACACATAAACCTTGTACTGATTGGGGATGTGTGAAAATTGAAGGAAAATGGTACTATATAATGTATGTGTTGTAGTACTGTAAAATAAATATATGACTTGAAACAGGCAATCGAAAGGTTGTCTGTTTTTTTAATGGAGAATAATATAATGGAGGTGATTGTATGTTTGAAATTAGAGATAGGCAGGGTGGAAATTTCATTGACAGTTTCGATTCATTAGAAGATGCGACTTATGCCCTTAATGAGTATGAGGAAGCTGATAAGCTGGATGGTATCTATGAAGAGAATTTCTATGAGATATTTGATACTATTAATAATGAAATAGTAGTGATATAATAATAGTAATATGGTAACGAGAATAATATAACGGAGGTAGTTATTATGGCACAGTTAATTGGATGTTTGATTGCAGGATATTTATGTATTTATCTTCCTTGGAAAGCTAATGAGAAAGATGAGGCAAAAAAGAGAAGAGATATGTATAATAACTTAAACAAGAAGTCTGTAGACGAAATGGATAAATGGAGAAGATAATATAAGAAAGGTGGTCGATGAATATGTTCGGAGGACTATTAGCATTTTTAGGAATTTATGCAGGAAGTGCTGCAAAGGCAGCTAAAGATAACTATGATATGAAGAAAATTACTCGTACTGTTGATGAAAAAGGAAATGTTCATTATGCAGACAGATTATGCAATGAATACATCAACGGAGAGCGAGTAAAGAGAGTTGAAACAACTGATAAAAATGGAGTTAAATTATATTCTACAGTTGGTGTGAATAGTAGCAAAGTGTATAACACTTCTTATGGAAGAGGTACACAGCAGTTATTCGAAATAAGTGAGCGTGACAAACAAGATGCAATTGAACGTGGTAAATTAGCTTATATGCAGTATAATCCTTATTTTGGAAGATCGGTAACAACGGAGATTGCTACTGGAAGAACAATTACTTGTCTTTTTAAATGGGAACATGGAGATAAACCAATTTATAAGAAATGGTACTTCAGACCTGAATGCCAAGATAAATTCGGTTATAGAGAAACTGTTAAAGGAGATTATGGAATCGACATTACAAAAGAAGAATATTATAAGTTGCAGACTATTGGAATTAGTTATTCGAATCTACCAAGTGATCAGAAAGTATTAAATGACTTATGGGGAAGGAATTAATAGATTCATTGGAAAATTGGAGGAAAAAATATATGAAATATTCTGTAGATATTGATAGAAGTATTAATGCATTATCATATTGTTTAAATAAAGTAAATGATGAAATTGAGGACATTTGGGATTGGAATATCCGTATCAATGCAAGTGCGGTTGATTATGGAATTTATTTTAACTTTGATGTTGATAATAAGATATTAGAAATCTGTAATGAGCCAGCTTGTGATGATTGTACTTCGCTTGATGATATTATAGAAATGATTAATGACACAGATGACAATGAAGAATAATAAAAAGAATGGAGAATAAAAATAAATTATGATTTGTTTAGATTGCGGAAATATGGATATTCGATATGATGAAAAAGAGAAATCATATCATTGTAATAATTGTGGTTCGAGAAATATTGGTACAAGAAAAGAAGGGTGTAAATATATGCTAGGAAATGGATTGTGTGGTAAAAATCCTGCATGTACGTCATCTGGAGAATGTGAAGCACCATGTAGCTATTATGAAAAATAGTAGGAAACCAGAAATGTAAATTAGCCGTGATGAGTTTTTAGAACTGTGTAAGGAAGCTGGAATTAAATAGATTGGAGAGTGGATGACATGTTATATACAATAGTGCATACAGTAATTAATAATAAAGGAGAACACCCAGAAGCAAACGCAAGGGTACTTGGAATATATTCGGATGAGAATGTTGCTATTAAAGAAGCAGAAAAATGGATAAATAACACAAAAACATCTGATATAAATATCAAAAGAATAACAAATACAGAATGGTATTTTTGGTATGACGAAGATGGAAGTACTTATGGTGGCTATGTAGATGTATATGGGAAAGAGTTAGACAAACCAATTGAATAAATCAAGTAAACCAAGTTTTCTTGTGATAGAGGTGTTAATATGAAAATTAAAAAAATAGCGTATTATTCAGTACCAAGATCAGAATCAAGCACTTGTTCTTGTTGTGGTAAATCTATTCAGAATATATGTAGCATTGAAACCGTAGAAGGAGAACGTTTTAACTTTGGAACAACATGTTTTGATAAGCTGATAAAAGATAAACTTCGGTCGTTCCAGAGAAAAGAATACAATCAAGCGATAAAATTTTTGAAGGGATATTATAAACAACAAAAAGTATGGGAAAATATGACAAAAGAAGAATATCTTAATTCAGAAATGTATAGAACTGCTTGTATATGTGATGGTGGTGCTCCGTGGGAAACAAAAGAAGATCTTGACTCATTTGAAGACTATAAAAATTGGATGGTAAATGATTTCTTCCCATACAGAATTGCACAAGAAGAAAAGGTAATTGAGAAATACAGTAGAATTGATTTTTGAATAACAATTTGAAATCTAAGCTTACTTATGTGTAGAAAGAAGAATAAATTTGTATGAAGATACCTAAATATATACAGAATAAGATCAAGCAGCAAAATGAAGCTTGTAAAAAAGCAAGTAAATTAGAAGTAGAAATTGAAAATTGGTGTCAATTATCTGGATTTGATCCATATTCGAAAGAATATAAAGAAATTAAAGGTAGATTAGTAGATGCAGTTGCACCATTAAATGCAGATAAAATAAAAGAGATTGCTAATAGAATTGAATATTGAATGTTACTAAGAAACTAAGTTCCGAGAGGTGATATATGACGTTAGAAGAGTGTAATGGAAATTGGAATTTTATGTATGAATTTAGAATTGGAGAAAATTGGTATCCATGTAATGTATTCAAAGTAAATAATGATCAGGTCTGTATCTTTACTAGAAATGGATCTGTAACGTCAGAACAACGTAAAGACGTAAGAAAAATGGACATAGACATATACTTACAAACAAGATTAAAAACAATTAGAGATTTTGGAAAATATGCTTATAATCATGGGTATCATAATGATATAGAAGATGACTTAATGTTATTTCGTAATTCAAAAGAATTAAACATTTTGGGAATCTGAGCTTACTGTTAGTTTGAAAGGAAAATGGAATATATGGAAAACGAATATAAAAAAGTAGAAGAAACAGATTTTGGGACTAGAACTTCCCATCCGTCATATGGAACTATTATGTTTAATAGAGCTTATGGTGGAAAGACACCATTATTCGGAAGCAGCATTGAACATAGTAATGTAATAATAATGGAGTTAAGACATGCAGAAATAGAGCGTGGCTTAAATAGAGATTGGGTTTATGGCAAAGCTCCTATTGCAGAAATAGAGATGAGTTATTCACAATTCGCTGAAGCGATTACATCTTTTGGACAGGGTACAGGAATTCCAGTAACAATTCGCTATACCGAAAAAGATGGTAAAATACCTCCGTGTGATTTTGTTAGCAAAAGAGAACAGTTTACTGATGAATTCAAAGGTAAAACAAAAAATGCAATGAATGAGTCACAGCAGTTAATTCAGGATGTAACTGATTTGTTTTCACAGAAGAAAGCACTAACAAAGGCAGACAAGGAAGCTGTAATATCTAAACTTAGAAAATTAAGTATGGATCTTGGATGTAACTTGGATTTTATTGCAGACCAGTTCAATGAACAGATGGACAAAACGGTTATGGAAGCAAAAGGAGAAATTGAGTCATTTTGCCAGAATAAAATAAATGCTATTGCAAGTGCTGCGTTGGTAGAGCATAGAGATGAGATATTAAAATTGGAAAATCCAGTTGATATTGAATCAGAATAAGGCAAAGAAATTTAATCAATATATTAAGTATTAATAAATATATATAAAAAGGGAGGCAACTAATTATGAACCATATAAATATTTTTGAAACAAAAACAGACTTAGAATTAATGGCTCTTTATTCTGAATTTCTTGATGCAGAAAAGAACGGTGGATTTGACGAAAATACAGAGCTTGGGAAGATTAAAACAGAATATGAAAAAGATTTTGGTGCGAATACTGTAATTATGACGCAAATAGAACTCACACATACTATAGCTGATAGATGGTTCAAAGAACATAGAGGAAAAGAAATTTAACTTTCCTTTGGAGGTGATATGTCATAAAAGAACACAAAAAGCAATGGATACTCAATTATATGCAACAACACAAAGATGAGTTTATTGATATTGTATCAGAAGAGTTTGTAAATGCATACATACATGCATTCAATCCCAAAATAGTAGAATTGTATCTGTATGGAGCACCGAAAGTTCCTGAAATTGGTAGACTGCTTGCAGAGTTATATAAAGAAAATAAGATAGGCAGATACAGACAGTATTGTGAAATCTGGCAAGACGGTTATCCAAAATGGTTTTATGTTTACTTTTTAACAGAAAAATGAAATGAAATTAATTTCCTTGGGAAATGGCAGGTGATAGAAATGTATATATTTTATAATGAGACTTTTGATTTTCGTATAGCAGTTCAGTCAGATGATTATCATATTGCGTGTGAAAAATTGAGAGAATATATTAATGATAAGGATTTTGGTTTGCATAAATTAACAATAAATGATTTTACTTATGAACACGTAGATGTGATTTTATAATGAAAGAATGATTTACTTGGAAGATTGGAAGAAGTGATACAGATGGAATTTAAAAAAGGCGATAGAGTGTTTCATAAAAATTTAGAATTATTTGGAACATTTGTAGATTATGCATGGGAAACGAATGAGGAAGCAGATATTGATTTTGAAATGGAAGATGGTTATATTGAACAGCGACATGTTTCAATAAATCAGTTACAGAAATGCCCAAGTGATAAAGAGATTGGAAAGAGAATTGCGAGGTATAACAGTGGACGAATTAAGAATAAAAGTTGAGCAGCTTATTGAAGATTTAGAAAATGAAACATCAAATCGTAATATGAACGACTTGGAAGAAGGCAGATATAAAACTTTGTGTGAAGTATTAGATTTGATTGACGAGCAGAAGAAATGAGGTAATATAAATGAGCCGAATTAATAAAACGCAAAATAACTTGCAGTCAGTATGGAATAATTTGGATCTTGCTTATGAACATATGGAAAGAGCCATTGAGGATTTATCACAAATGACTGGATTGCCTGATGAATTAGAGAGAATGGTTGAGCAGTATGATTTGTCGGAAATCAGTATAATGAAGCAGGAAGTTGAAGAATTGATGCTTAACGCTGATGGCACGCAAAGAACCACTAAAAATAAATGATTATAGAAGTGGTAAAATTCCACTGTAAATGAATTTTTTTAGAAAAAGAAAGAGAAAAATGATGGATGGAATTCAAGGAAGTTACGCTATAGCATACGCAGATAAAGATGGTACAAGTTTTTCTGAAAATGAGCCGTGGATCTTAGCTGAATTTGGAGATAATATTAAAAAATGTAAAATAAGAGTAACAGAATTAATCAAAATGGGGTATAAGAAAGTAATTCCATTTCAATTTGGACAAAGACTATTGGAATCATATTCCTGGGATTATGTTAAAAGACACAAAATTTAATATTAAACTAGCAGCATAAAAAGCCGAATTAATGGAGAATACAAATGGAATTAATTATAAATGAATTGGCAAGAAAAGATAACTTTACAAATGACAAGCAATATAATTCAGGTTTAAGGCTAATAAGAGAAATGGGGTATCGCCATGTTAGTGGAGAACCTGCTGTTAAGTATTATTGTATGTGTAATGGGTACTAAGAATTTGTTGAAAGATTGAAAGAGGTAAAATAAATGGAGCAATGGGATATTATGTGCTGTAAATGTGGAAAATTCATTCTAACAGAACAAAAGCAAGATGGGACAGGCAATATAAAATGCGTAAAAGGTAGTTATGACGATGGATTTTATGATGGAATTGAGGATCAATTCTACTGTAAAGGATGTGCAGAAAAATATAATAAGAAATGACGATTTCTTTTGAAAATAGAATGGAGATGATAATAAAATGGTAAAATTAAAAGTTGGTAGAGATATAATTGAGCTTGATAACAAAGATTTAATTTTAGATAATGGAGCTTGTTATCAAATTGTTACACAAAAAGTTCGTAAAGGATTTGATAGCCATTACCCTAGAATGAGTAAGAAATTATTTAATGATTTAAAAAATCTTGAATTAATTTTCACAAGTGAAGGATTAAGACAAGATGCCATAAATAAATATGGTTCATCAGTAATAACTTATTGGAAATTTAATATTGAAAGAATGCAAAAACTTGGGTATTAAATCCAAAGAAAATGCCTTCATGTGAAAGGAGACAATTAATATGAAGATAGTTGGAAGCTTTATAGATTGTGTTTATGAGCCACATTTATATAAAGAGGATATTGGAGATATTAAAACAAAACTTATAAGTATGTTACCAGATAAAAGAATCTGTGAAATGGCAAGTGTACTTATAATCGACACAAAATATGATGCATATGTTGTAAAAATACGAAGACCTGAACTGAATAGTAGTGGATGTGTTGATATAAAAAAGACTCATAAGAAAATTTACGAAACTGATTTTATCGAAATTTCAAAAAGAGATTATGAAGGATTAGATTGGAGAGAAGCTGCCAAGAAAACAGATGAATTAATGAAGTCAGGATCGTTTGTTATTTTTAAAACAAATATTGATGTAGATACATTAATCAAATGAAAAATTGCTTTCTTATTGAAAGCGAATCAAATATAGAAATAAGCATTAGAAGCAGAAACCATCTGCTTCTTTTTTAGTACAGAAAATGAGGTAATGAATATGAGTAAACGACATGACAATACGAGCAGAGCAAGTGAGTTTATCTGCTTAAGATGTCTTAGTAAAAATCAAGTTGGCGATAAAATTCGTAGACCGAATATGAGAGAAAAGGATCATGTAAAAAACTTGTGTTGTCTATGTACAAAATTGCAAATGAGAACTAAAAATCTTGAAGTCAGGTGGTGTGATGATTTTAACGAACGAATGGAATATGCAAAGAAAATTAAGTCAAAATATTATGATGAGAATAATGAGTTGCTACCTGAATGGAAAACAGAGAATATGTATATAGGAAAGAGAGGTTGATTAATATGGAAAATTATAAAATCGGTTATAATGGTGATGCTTATGTTGAAAATATTCACCATATAGGTGTTGAGTATAATGGAAATTATTATAGCGTGATTTTCGGAGAATATGTAAATGGAGGATTCTTTAGTATTCCGAATTGGAATTGTGGTGGTGAGTTAGCTGAGTTTAGTGATGTCCCTTGGAATACAGAATCTATTCAGAGATCATTAAAGAGTAAAATGGCAGCTAAAGCTATTGCAAAAGCGATAGCAGATTACACAAAGGAGTGATGAATATGTGTTATAAGATAAAAGTACAAAACAAAAATGCTGAAAAGCTTGATAGGAAGTTGGATGAGTTAAATGCACCACAGTTTTTAAGAGATTACTTGAATGAGTTGGAAAGTAAAAGTGGAGCGTTAAATTATTTAGTGGCAATTAAAGATTTTTTACAGTGGTTGATTGAAAGTAATATCATTAATAAGAAATCAATTTCTGGAATAGAAGTTTCTGATTTTAGTGACTTGCGACCACAAAATATTAGTTCATACCTTAGATACAAGGAAACAAATGGAATGTCGCCAACCACAATGGAAACAAGAAAGAATATTATAAAAAGTTTTATAAAAAATGTATATTCATATAGAGAATGTTTATTGAGAGAACTTTATAACAGTATGGAGGATTTTAGTAAACAAATAAAATATAAAGGGATATCTTCTAAAAACAACTTAACACAAAAACTTCCAACAGAAAATCAGCTTAATGATATGGAAGAAAAAATAATGCGGAAAAAGGATGAATGTGTAAGGAATAGAAACATTGCTATTTTTCGTGTCTTAAGAGGAACTGGAATAAGAGAGTCTGAACTTGCTGGCTTGGATTTATCAGATTTGCATTTAGATGAAAATAGTGAATGTATTGATCTTAATGATATGTCACATATTATGGTTTTACCAAAAGGATATCAAAGAGAAACTGAAAAAAGACCTGTATATCTTACTGGATCTGCTCTGAAAGCATTAAGAGAATGGCTAGAGTACAGAAATACATTGAATAATATTGTAGACAAAGAAGCTGTGTTCGTAAATAAAAATGGCACACGTACAACGGAAAGAAATATCAAACAGATATTTGAGAATTATGGAAATGGTATTACTCCACATATGATGCGACATTATTATGCTAGTATAATGAACAGAAATGGAAATCTTGCATTTGTTCAGCAGCAGTTGGGGCATAGTAGTGTAAATACAACAGTTAATAATTATGCAAACGGAGCTGTTGGTATGAGAGAAAAATTAATGGAGATGTGATTTGATTATGGTTGAATATATTGGGAAGAAAATCAGAACTGAAAAGAAAATAACAGTAAGAGGGCTTGCGAAAATGGCTGATATTGCACCAAGTACAATTAGCAAATGGGAAAATGGAAGTGCTGTTCCTGATTTAGCTGTATTGGATTTGGTTGCCAAAGCTATGAAAGTGAATCCGTTTGATTTGGTTAAATTTGTGTAATATGTATAAGACACTAATTTTTAGTGTCGTGTTCAGATATTAAAATATCATTAGGAGTACATTCGAGAACGTCACATAATCTTTGCAATGTATCAAAGTATATGCGTTGTGCATTACCATCATATAAATTACATGTTGCTTGATATCCTATTTTTAGTTCTTTTGAAAGCTGATTTCTATTTAGTCCTTTTGCGTCAACTAATGGTTTTATATTAAGTTTCATATATATTACCTCCTTGATAATATATACTTTAGCATATATTGTTAAAAAAATAAATATAATCTTAAGAATAACTATTGACATTATATTGTTAAGGGTGTATAGTATGAAATATCAAAGGTAATCCAAGGTACATAAATGCAAAAGAGAGGAGGAACGTACATATGGATTTACAGAGATATGATGTTATAAAAGCGAAAATCAAATATCAAGGCGAAGGATCAGTCCAGACTAAAGAACGTCCATATGTGATCGTATCAAACCCAATTGGGACAAAACATGCTACGATAATTACAGTGATGCCTTTGACAAGTAAAATTAAAAAGACAAATATGCCAGTGCATGGATGTCTTGAAGCCAATGGAGAAAATGGATTGCAGCTTTATTCAATGGTAATGGGCGAGCAGATAATAACTATCTCTAAAACGGAGGTAATGGAAAAACTTGGTACAATCATATGTAAGGAAGATAGAAGAATGATTGACCAGACGTGTTTTAATGGTTTGTTCTTTGGAACTGGATATAGATTAGAGGAGGGAACGACATGTATATAAGCAAAGAAGAAGCAAAACAACTAATAGACGAAGCTCCTGGTAAAATCTGGTTGGATTCCTTTAATGGAATTACGTTTATTCATGCAAAGCCAAAACAGATTACACCCGATGAAGGAAAGAGAATAATTAATAAAGCTGATGATGAGATTGATTGGTTATCTAATAATGTGTTCAATCGAATCAGCTTGTCTCATACAGAAATGATACACAATATTAATTTTTGTAGTTGCGAGGGCAGAATTTGGGACTCGCAACGTGATATCATATAAAAAATAGAATAAATGTTCGGCAAAAGTATTGACAAAACCGAACGAACGTTCTATTATATAAAATGTGAGATACAAAAAGAGAAAGCCGAGCATAACGTGCTGGAACACTAGCTCGACTTCCTCTAATAACATTGTTTATTGAATTGTTGTTCATGAGTGTACTGGAATACGCTCATAATTATAATACATATAAATTGACAGAATGTCAATTAAATTCAAGCAATTCAGCATATTTTCACGTTATTTAATTTTAATTTAATAATTATAGGGCTATCGCCAAATGGTAAGGCAATCGGGTTTGATCCGATCATGTGTAGGTTCGAGTCCTACTAGCTCTGTTATGCACTGAATCACACCCGATGTAAGTGCAGAACGCAAGGTACTTGTTTCTTTGTACATAAATTTTACCTTGTAAGAGCAGAATGTGTAGCTGCTATAGTTCTACCATAGTTTAATCCACTAACGGATGAGGCATCAGCTTTACAGGAAAGCCAATCGTGTAAGGTTCAACTCCTTGATGCCTCTTATTATAAATAAGAAGAAAGGGTGATAGAAATTGGAATACGCAATTGTAAACAACAATGGTGTATACATAAGGCTTAATAATGGACAACCAGTCGCTTGTTCAAGGAAAATTAGAGATACATTTCCAAAACAAAAGGCAGAAAATATCTTGGAGCATCTACCAAAATCCATGAGACGTTTGCATTTTAAGTTGGAATGTATTCCTGATATTAAGATACAGACACCAGTTGAGAGAATTGTTGAAGCAACGAAAACATCAATTAAAGGTAATGATGGATATGAAGTCTCTGAATCTGTTAGGTCTTGGATTGATAAATTTGGTGAATGTGAGCGAATTCTTAATGATGCAGCTCAAAGATATAAAGAACTCGAAATTGAGTTGAAGCGAGCTGACGAAGAATTGATAGATATTTTGCATGAGGTAGAGTTGGAAAAGCCAGTTGATCTTTACAGAGGTTGGATATTTTATAAGAGAATTCGTACCAATCGAAAAAATAGACGAGATCTTAAGGATGAGATGGTCATTATACATAATGTAATAGCTGAGGTAGATACCACTAAAGTCAGTAAAGAAAGAACGCAAAAAGCGATAAATGGATTATTTAGTCGAAAATACAGATATCGAATAGTTGAGATAGGAAACGGAGAATAATTATATATCAAACATAAGGAGAGTGGTAAAAAATGAAAGACGAAGAATGGAGAGAGTATTTTCAACTTTTCGGAGAAGAAGAATTAAAAACGCTTGATTATTATATAAACAATGAGATGTGTCATTTAAAAAGAATTGTTAATCCCATGATTGGTGGATACACCAAAGGAAATTTTGAATATGGGGACATATATGATGATTCAATTAAAGTGTTATGTGAATCAATAATAGCTTATGATGGTAATTCTGCTAAATTTGAAACATTTTTTACTGGTAATGTTGCAAGAAGTATTAGAGATTGGCATAGGGATAATCATTGTAGGGCAAAGCGTAGTCCAATAATGACCGATGTTAATGGAAAAATTATTATGATACCAGATGAGAATGATCCAACAGGAAAAAAGAAAAAGCCTAAATATATGAAAGTAATATCATTTGATGCTACATATGATGATGAAAATAATAATCTGAAAGACAAAATTCCTGATAAAATAGCTGATGATTTTGAGTGGAGTCCAGAAATGGTGAAATATCTTAAAGGATTATCAAAGTTGCAGTTAGCGATAATTCATATGTTAGCAGAAGGGTATATAGAAAATGAGATAATCAATACTTTAGGAATTGATAAGAATACATATAAAGATAATATGAAAGCAATAACAGACAACAAAAGAACAAAGTACATAAGACGTTTATTTAGGAGGTATGAAGGATGAGTGAATTCAGAATGGAAGCTACTAATATTGGACAATATATTGATGATGTCCAGGATGAAACAATTAATAGCAATCAAGCTGTTCAAAGAGATTTCGTTTGGACTGCTGAAATGATTGATAATTTGATTTATTCAGCAACTTCACAAAAAGTATTTATACCTAATTTAATTCTTGCAGAAGAAAACAAAGGCGATATAACTACTACTTATATTGTAGACGGAAACCAAAGAACAGAAGCTCTTAGGAGATTTAAATATGACAATTATAAAGTTTCAGTCAAGATTCGTAATCCAATTGTTACATATGATAGAAAGAAACTTGATGAAAACAATAAAATAATTAGAAACGAGAATGGTGAAGTTATATGGGAAACAGTGGAGTTTGATTTAAGAAAGAAAACCTACGATGATTTACCTGTTGAATTACAGAGAAAATTCAATAAATGTCCTTTAATGATAACTATATATCAAGATCGTACTACAGAGGGGACATCTGAATTAGTCAACCTATATAATAACCATGCTGGAATGAATGTATCTCAAAAATCTCTTACATATGTCGGTAAATATGCAAACGAAATTAAAAGAATTAAAGATAATAATAAGTTTCTTATGAATGGAACAGCTCTTACCGAGAACGAAAAACATAAAGGAAATTGGGAGAGAATTATTTCTGAATCAGTTATGGGTGTATTCCATATGAACGAATGGAAAAAAGATCCCAAAAAGATGTGTAGTTATTTAAATGACAACTCATCTACTGATGAATTCTTAAAAATGGAAGAATATTTTAATCGGATCGAACCTTATTCTGATAAACTTAATAGTCCTAAGATAGCAGAACTATTTGTTGCTAAAGATATAGTAGTTTGGATGAAGGTATTTGATAAGTTTACAAAATTAAATCGCCCTGATAAAGAATTTGGAAAATTTATAAAAGCATTTTCTGAGACTTTAAGAGAAGAAAAGGTAAATGATATTACTTGGAATGAGTTAGATGCAGATAAACATACAAAAGATAAGAGCGTAATTGAGAAAAAGGTAGAACATATTATAACTCTTATGAATGAATTTTTACATATTGATAGTACAGAAACAGAGAATAATGTAAGTGAAGAGACAACACTCTCATTTGTACAGGAAAACGCAAATCCAGAAGCAACAGATGAGGACGTAAATGCTTATTCTGACCTTGTAGATTATTGTTTCGATCACAACAATATAGGAGTCAATGCTCCAATATATCAGCAATGCCAAACAGCTTTAATCGCATTAATGGCATATGCTTGTGAGAATGAAAATGAGGACAAGTTTGAGGAATGGATTAATAAATATAAGAATACAAAAAAGTTTAGTCCATCTCAGAAAGTAAATTATGACTTCATGAAGAGAAGTTTTGATAAGATGGCAAACGCATAAATACATAAAGGAGAACAAAATAAAACATGAAACTAACAAGTATTATAATTCCAGATTACCTTGCAGAATCTGTACCAAATGAGGCGAAGATGAATAGAGCAAAAAGATATTTTATAGAGCATGGGGAGCTGGACAAGCCAATTATTATCAACCACGACAAAGAGCTGGTAGATGGATACATAAGATACCTGGTGCTCAAAGAGTTTGATGTCGAAGATGTCAAACAATATAGATATGAAAGAGAGAATAGTAAAGTTGTTACATACATATATGGAAAACACCCGAATCAGCAGAGTGATAAAGAATATGTTTGGAGAGTTCCGACTTCTGAAAAATGGAGAATGTTTGTAGAGAATATATCTGTAGGAGATATAGTCATGTGCTACACAAAATATGGTGTTAAGCCAGTAATTATATCAAGAATTATAAGGTCTGATTTCAGACCAATGGATATTCCAGAGAATATGAAGATCAAAAGAATTGCTAAAAATCAGAGGTTATAGATTATGACAAATACTGAATATGAAATATTGTATAACACATTCTTTCAAAATGGGAATATGAATCATTTAGAGGAATATAACAGTGTAAACTATCATGCGATAACGCATGAAGACACAGAAATACTTGGTGCGTTTTGCGACATAACAGCTTTTCATGGTAACGATTTGAAGAAGCTGTTAATACTTGGATATATGAGTTGGCAAGGGGGAGAATAAGTACATATGAAAGATAAGTTATTTATTATAGGAATATTTATTGTAATTGCGATACTCGCTATATTGGTAAACATTGGGATATTTAGCATGGTCGTAAATGCTGATATACCTGATTGGTTAAAATATTTATTGTTGAGATAGGAGGATTAAAAAATGCCAGAGAGTGATTTAAAGATTATTAAAAACTGCTCAGATGATGAGAAGAGAGAGTATCTACATGCTATGAGCAAAGAGAGACTTGTAGAGATTATAATTAGACTAACAAGGAAGTAAAGTGAACTATGTCAGTTAAATTTGTAAAAGATCTTATAAAAGAAATAAATAACAGTGATAAGATTCCTGTTAAAAATAGTTGTGTAACTGGCGATGAATTTGAGAAATGGTTAAGAAGAGAAAAGAAGACAATCGTGATTGAACTTGAAGATTCTCTTTCTTTGGATTGTGAGGTGAAAATAACTGGACAAAACAAAAATTAAAACAAAAGAGGTGTGGTCAGCTAATAAGTGGTATCTGTTTTTTGGAATTCTATTTGTGATTATGATTATCTTATTGGAGATGTGTGCAATAAGACAATTCTTTGTGACAGATACAGAAGAAGCATTAGTGTTGCTCTTTATTTTACAACTGCCAGCTATGATTTGTTTATTATTTACAACGATGATTTGAGATTATATTCATAGAGAAAAATTCAATATCTATTACTGTAAAGTAGAAAATGGTATTGATATTGATTATATCAAAGAGAATTATTGTATAGAAGATATAAATGAGAGTTGCGTGTTGTTTGTAGATAAAGGCAATGATCATAATTTTTGTGTTTGGAAATTAATGCAAGGATATGATTCGCTATATCAAGCGGAAATTAAAATGTTTTTATAACAAAAATGTTCGTTTCATTGTAAAAAATTTCTGAGCGATTCAGCTCAATAAAATTCCCAAATTAAAAAGAGAATATAGATATGTAACCAATTAGCATTCATATATAAAAATTATAGAAAAGGAGAGTAAAACAGATGAATGGATTGAGTAGTAAAGAAGTTCTCAAAAGTAGAGAACTTCATGGAAGTAATAAGCTTCCTGAACCAAAGTTGGACAAGTGGTATGACTTCGCAAAGGAGGCATTAAGTGAGAAAATCACAATGATTCTTATTGCAATTGCAGTATTGCAGTTATTCCTTGGAGTCATGGGAGTAATGGATTTATCAGATCCAATTATGATTCTTGTTGTATTAGCAATTGTAACATGTATTGCTGTTAAGACTGGACTTGGTGTTCAAAAATCAGCAGCTGAGTTAAGAGCCAAAACATCAGTTAGGTATTGTGACGTAATTCGTGATGGCAAAGTTCAAACAATTAACAAGGATGAATTGGTAGTTGGCGATCTCGTTTGTGTAGGAATGGGACAAGAGATTTTTGCAGATGGATATCTCATTGAAGGTAAGATTTCTGTAAACAATGCAGCTATTAATGGAGAAACAAAAGAGTGTAAGAAAACACCGATTGAAGGATATGTTCATAAGAAAACTACTTCAACAGATGCTTATACGAATCAGAATTGCTTATTTGCTGGTACAACAGTAATGTCAGGCGAAGGAAAAATGATTGTTACTGATGTAGGTGTAAATACAGTAAATGGTGATACACTTGTTAAAATGCAAACACTCGAAGCACCAAAGACAGCACTTGATATTGCACTTGATAATCTGAGCGACTTCATTTCTAAGTGGGGAACAATCGCAGCCGTTATTACATTTGCGGTACTTACAATTTCAGGAATTGTACAGGTTGGATTTGGAGAATATTTTAGCGGTGGTGTTCTGAATATTATTCAGAAAATCGCACAGAACTTCTCAGTAGCATTAACAATTATTGTAGCTGCTGTTCCCGAAGGATTACCTCTTATTGTAAAACTTGTAACAAAACAGAATGTAAAGACAATGGAGAAATCCAATATTCTTGCTAAGAATCCTGGTAAAATTCCAGAGTTAGCATATGTTGATATTATCTGTACTGATAAGACAGGTACTCTTACGACAGGTATTATGACTCCAAAGAAGATTATTGATGGTTTTGGCAATGATGTAAATAAGGATTCAGTTCTCTGGAATAATATCGAGGCAAACATTTCTTTAAATAATAGTGCAACATTTGATTCAGAAAACAATATTACAGGTGGTAATTCAATTGATAGAGCAGTTCTTAGCCTTGTAAATCCTGAAACATATGTTGACATTCAGAAAAAATATCCAGTTAAGTTGAAGCAGGTATTTAATAGTAGTAATAAGTATTCAGCTTTTACGACAAAGGATGGAATTACATATTATAAGGGCGCACCTGAGAAACTGATTGAGCATTGCACAAAAGTAATGGACTCAAGTGGTGAAATTATAGAGAATAACGACAATGATACATTAAGTAATGCAATTACAGCAATGACAAGTAATGCGATGAGATGCATTGCAGTTACAATGGCAGATGGTGATTTAGTAGAGAATGAAATACCAAATGACATGACATTCCTTGGAATTATTGGTGTTGTAGATCCTGTAAGAGATGAAGTACCGAGTGCAGTAAAAACAGCACATAAGGCTGGTATCCAAGTTATTGAAATTACAGGCGATTGTATTGAGACAGCAGTTGCAGTTGCTACAGAGTGTGGAATTTACAAAGATGGAGATTTAGCACTTACAAATGATGAATTTGAAGCGATGTCAGATGATGAAGTAAAGAGTATAATTCCTCGATTGAGAGTTATTTCAAGATGCTCACCAAACACAAAACTCAGACTTGTCACATTAGCACAAGAGATTGGAAAATCAGTTGCAATGACAGGTGATGGAGTAAATGATAGTCCTGCTTTAAAGAGAGCAGATGTTGGTTTTGGTATGCAAGGTGGTTCAGATGTTGCAAAAGAAGCATCAGATATTGTATTAACAGATGATAACTTTGCAAGCGTTGTAAAGGCAGTAGAACTTGGAAGAACATTTATGCACAATATTATGATGTTCCTTGAATTTCAGTTACCTATCAACATTTCACTTCTGATTCTCAGTGTTATCTATCCAATGATTGCAGCAGGTGCATTACTCGCTTCAGTTCAAATTCTGATTGTAAATATCATTATGGATTCCCTTAATTCACTATCATTCGGTGGCGAACCACCAAAAGATGAATACATGACAGAGAAACCTATTAAAAAAGGTTCTGGCTTATTCATTAGAGGAGCAAAGAAACGTATTGCAATAAGTACAGTAGCATTTATTGTACTCTATGGAATTATTACATTTAGCCCAATTGCTAATATGTTTGCGACTGAGACAGAAGCTATAACAGCTAGATTTGCATTATTATGCTTTATGGCAGTATTTAATGGATTTAATATTCGTACAGAGCACATTAATTTATTCAATGGTATTGGGAAGAACAAACTGTTCTCAGCCATTGCAATCGGAATTTTTGTAATGACTTTTGCTCTTTGCAACTTTGCAGAAAATCTTATTAAGGTTACAGCTTTAGATTTCAAACATTGGGTAGTAGTTGTAATTCTAGCGTTTATGGTTATTCCAATTGATCTTATTAGAAAGATTATTGAGAAGAGAAGAGAGAATAAGTAATTGAGGAGATGAGAACATGGTAATGAGAGATAAAAGTTATAAAACAGTAGAGATTATTACTCTTATATGTTTTTCAATTAGTGTTGTTGTAGCATGTATTACACGCTTTATTCCATTTATTTTTCTGACGTTACTCACATTCCCAATTTCTTTTAAATTATTAAAAGGGAAGGTTGACAGCCTTCCCAAGAATAAGGAGGACAAACAATATGTCAATTAGTTTAGTTAAAGGTCAGAAGATTGACCTTACAAAAGGCAATGCAGGTTTAAACAAAGTCGTATTTAGTCTTGGATGGGATACAAATAGATACGATGGTAATGCAGATTTTGATTTGGATGTGTCAGCATTTTTTACTGATGATTCAGGAAAGGTAACAGGCGAACAGGATTTCGTATTTTATGGTCAGCCACAGCATCCAAGCGGAGCATTGATTTATTCTGGCGATAATAGAACAGGTGTAGGTGATGGCGATGACGAGACAATGATTGTTGAGTTAAATAAGATTCCATCTAATATTACAAAGATTAGCTTCTCAGCGACAATTTATGATGCAGAAAATCGTTTACAGAATTTCGGAATGGTTGATAATTCGTACATTAGGGCATACAATGCCGATACAAATGAGGAGCTTTTCAAATATGAACTTAATGAGGATTTCTCATTAGAGACAGGTGTTATTGCAGGTGAGTTGTATCGTAAGAACGGTGAATGGAAGTTTAATGCAGTTGGTTCAGGTTATAATGGTGGTTTAGCTGCTATTGGTAGAAATTTTGGTCTTGATTTATAAAATGGAAGGAGAATATATATATGTCAGTAAATTTAGTCAAAGGACAGAAAATCAATTTATCTAAAGAAGTAGCAGGTGGTCTTACAAAGATTATGGTAGGACTTGGATGGGATGCTGTTAAGAAAGGATTATTTGGTTCTAAACCAAACATTGATTGCGATGCTTCAGCAATTATTTTAGGAAAAGATGATAAGTATCGTACATGTGTTTATTATGGTGACAGATCAGCAGAAGACAGATGTGTGTATCATCATGGCGACAACCTCACAGGAGATGGAGACGGTGATGATGAGCAGATTACAGTTGATCTTGCGAATATCACAAATAAGGTTGAGAAGATTGTATTTGTAGTAAATATTTATGATTGTATTTCAAGAAAGCAGGATTTTGGACTTATCAAGAATGCATACATTAGACTTGTCGATGAGTCAACTGGTAAGGAAATTTGTAAATATAATCTTTCAGATGATTATGCTGGTAAGACAGCAATGGTATTTGCAGAGGTTTATAAGAAAGACGGAGAGTGGAAGTTTAACGCTATCGGTCAGGGAACAAATGATTCAAGTGTTAGTGAATTAACAAGAAGATACAAGTAGGAGGATTTAATTATGTCAGTTTCGTTAAGTAAAGGACAGAGAGTAGATTTAACAAAGGGTAGACCATCATTAAAAAACATTCTTGTTGGACTTGGATGGGATATTAATCATTATGATGGAGAAGCAGATTTTGATCTCGATGCCTCTGTGTTTATGACAAAAGAGAATGGCAAGGTTGGCAAGGATGAGGATTTCATTTTCTATGGTAATCTTGAACATAGTTCAAAGAGTGTAAAGCATATGGGAGACAACCGTACAGGTGAGGGAGATGGAGATGATGAGGTTATTAAGATTAAACTTGATAAAATCCCATCAGACTATGAGACTCTTGCTGTGACGGTCACAATTTATGATGCTGAGAGTAGACTTCAGAACTTCGGTATGGTTGGAAATGCATATGTGCGTGTAGTAGACGAAGAGACAGGCGAGGAACTTATTCGTTTTGATTTAAGTGAAGACTTCTCTACCGAGACTGCGTTAGTCGTAGCTGAAATTTATAAACATAATGGCGAATGGAAGTTTAAGGCTGTAGGAAGTGGCTATAACGGTGGATTAAAGGCATTATGTAATCAGTATGGAATTGATGCAGAGTAGGAGGATTGTATGACAAATTTTATGTTTATTATAATTGTGGCGATTGTATTAATTGCATTGATTCTTTTCTTTACTCCTTTTGGTAAACAGCTTCGAGTAAAGTTTAAAGGAAGAACAGATGAAGTAATGCGTCAGGATGCACAGACACCAGAAGGTGCTAGAGATTATTACAACGCAGCCATTAGAGAAAAGGAAGATTTTTATAATAAGGCGTCTGCTACATATGCTGAAATTTCAGGAAAGCGTGATACAGCAGAAAAAGACTTATATCAGGCAAATAAAGATATTATGCGTGTTACACAGCAGATTAATGCTTGTCTTGATGAAAATAAAGAAAATGAAGCAATGCAGTATGCAATGAAGAAGTCTACTTTGGAGAATAAGATTAATGTACTAAAAGATACAATTGAAGAGATGAAAGAAGCACAGGCTCACCAAAAAGACATTCGTGATCAGGCAGCCGAAGAATTGCAGAAACTTAAAGAGGAAAAGGAACAGGTTCTTTTCCAGATGGAAGCCGATAGTCAGATTATCGAACTTCATCAGAGTATGGATAGTCTTAATACAAATAATGAGAGCGATAGAATGCTTGAAAGAGTTCGTGAAGGAGCAAGAAAGACAAGAGAACGTGCAGAGGGAAGTAGAATTGCATATGATTCTAGCGCACAGGCTAATGAGAGAAGACTTGCTAATTCTGAAAGAGAGCGCAATGCTCGTCAGATCCTTGATGATATGAAGAGACAGAGAGGTAATAAGTAATGATTGTATTAAACATTGGAGTTTTCGTAATCTGTCTTGGAGTATGCTTTGGAGCAGGTTTTATTGTAGGAAAACGTAAAAAGAATAAATAATTCAAGAGTTAGTAGGTGTCATAGCCTACTAACCTATTCAAAGGGTAATAAAATATACCTTTTAATTTATAAAACGGAGAATATAACAGTAAAAACAATTAACAAAAATAAATATAAGAAAGAAGAGGTACAAAATAATGAAAAGAACAATAATAGCTATGACTTGCGTAATTGCAATGGGGTTTTTAATGTGGTACCAGTATCAGCTTGTACACCACCACTTAATCCGCCATCTGTTAAAATCCCAGATATCAACTTTCAGCCTGATGGTGCTTTAGAAGATGCTATTAACAATGCTGTAAAAAATTGGCTCGAGAAATGCGTCCTCGCTACTCCGGTGGTGAAATATGCATCTTACTACAAGAGTGCATCAAGGTATTTTCATTACAGTCACGTAGCAGTCAAGTGGTCAGAGGTCGAAAACGCAACAACCTATAAGGTGCGTATCACAAAAGCCGATGGAACTTACAAAGAATTTGATACAACACATACATCATTTTACTCTACCAATTACAATGATGATTTTATTGCAGATGGTATGGACGGAGCCACGGTAAGCGTCAAAGCTTATGGCGATAACGATATATTTGGCTGTTGGTCAGATGATACTAATATTGTGAGATTTAGATATTAGGTAATTAAGTGAGTAATTGTTACGATATACCATATATAGTATTAAAAATAAGGAATATATACTATATATGGTATATATTTTACGTTAGAAAAAACGCACATTTCATTAGAAAAATTTGAGGTAAAATTATGTTATTTTGGTTATTTTTAATTTTATTAATTGTAGGAATTGGATTATTAGGATTGGAATGAGAATATAACATATTATAAAAATTTTCAGAAAGATTTTTGGGTTGGTATTTTTGTTCCTAATGTATATGACCAGTTTGAAACCATTGATTACATAAAATATGGGAGAAAATAATACAATGTCAAACTTATATGTATATATTAATTCGTTCTCGAAACAAAGATAATAAGGATATTCCAAGTTTCAAGGAACGAATAAAAACAGATATATAAAATTTTGGAGGTTAAGACAATGACAATTGAACAGATTAAGGACAAATTAAAATCAAAAGAGTATGACTTCCTGAAAACAGATAAGAATTTGGGTAACAATATCATTATCTTAACTCTTGGTGGAAGTCATGCATATGGAATGGATAAAGAAGGATCTGATTTAGATGTGAGAGGTATTGCACTCAACAGTAAATCAGATATTTTACTTGGAACAGATTTTGAACAGGTTGTAGATGTTGATACAGATACAACTATGTATTCGTTTAATAAAATGATACAGCTTTTAGCATCAAGTAATCCTAATACAATTGAACAACTTGGCTGTTTGCCTGAGCATTATTTACATTTATCTAAAATTGGTAAAGAATTATTGGACAATAGAAAAATGTTTCTTTCGCAGATTTGTGTTCACACCTTTGGAGGATATGCAGGTTCTCAGCTCAGACGTATGGAGAACAAGGCTGCAAGATTGGTTGGTCAGGCAGAAAATGAAGCCTACATTTTAAAAAGCATCAATAATGCAAGATACGAATTTAAAAACAGATATTATCCTCATGAAAATAGTGATGTGAAACTATATATTGATAAGGCTGTTCAAGAAGGATATGATAGTGAGATTTTTATGGATGTAAACTTGCAACATTATCCGTTAAGAGATTGGGCTGGCATGTGGAACGAAATGAAGTCCATTGTTAGTAGTTATAGCAAATTTGGTAAAAGAAATGAAAAGGCTGTAGCCCATGATAAATTAGGAAAACATATGGCTCATTTGATTCGATTATATATGATGTGTATTGATATTCTGGAAAAGGAAGAGATTATCACTTATAGATCAGATGAACACGATTTACTCATGAGTATTAGAAATGGAGAATATTTAGATGAAAATAGACAACCTATTTCTGAGTTCTATGATTTATTGAATGAATATGAAAAACGTTTTGAATACGCAAAAGAAAATACATCTTTGCCTGATAAACCTGATTATAAGAAAATCAATGAATTTAAGATGTATGTAAATGAGAGAATTGTGAAAGGAGATATCTGATGGAAATATCAAATAGGGCAAAAGAAAGATTCTGTAAGGATTGCAATATACCAATTAGATTATTCCAAGAGCCATATTTTTTAGATAGAATTAAGCTTTTTGATGAGTTCTATGGAACTATTGACAAGTGGATTAGATTTGCAAGCGAATTACAGGGGTATAATTGTGAGCAGGATTATTTTGAAGAATATAATCATGTAAAGGATGCAGCTATTACAAGTATCAAAGAGTCAGAGGCATATCAGAGATTTAATGCGGAAGATATGAACAAATTCACTGTGATTCATAAAAATTTATCTAATAAAGATATATTTAAGCCAACTAATACTGGAAGAGTTTTTATCAGTATTGATATGAGAAAGGCTAATTTTTCATCTTTACACGAATATGATAAGAATATATTTTGTGGGACTGATACATGGGAAGATTTTATTTCTCAATTCACGGATAACGAACATATTGCAAATAGTAAATATATTCGCCAGGTTATTCTTGGTAATTGTAATCCTAAAAGACATATCACCTATGAAAAATACCTTATGGATCAGACATTATCGTTATTATATGACATCATTGGTGAAGAGAGAATTGTATTCTTTTCAAATGATGAGATTGTTTATGATATGACAACGGCAAGTAATTTGCACATGTTAAGTCTTGTGAGAAATTGTGTTGAAGAAAGATTAAGTACAAAATCTAATATTCCATTCAGAGTTGAATTATTTTCGCTCCACAAAATCAATGGTACTGACGGATACTGTAAAAAAATCTACAAAGAAAATGGAGAATATAGTATTGAGTTTAAGTGTTTGGATAATTATATGATGCCATTCGTACTTAGATACTTCTTGGGAGAAGAAGTAACTGAAAGTGACAAGGTGTTCTACCACGAAGGGTTGCTTGCGAAGTTTATTGATATACCAAAAATTGAGGTGAATTTGAATGAAGAAATTGAAAATTGAAATTCCATCTGGTGCAAATGAAATTATCCATACTTTACAGAGTAATGGATATGAGGCATTTTTATGTGGCGGTGCAGTGAGAGATAGTATTCTTGGCAGAACAATTCACGATTATGACATTACAACTTCTGCCACACCAGATGAAATGATGGAAGTATTCAAGGATAAAAGAATTATTGAAACTGGATTACAACATGGAACTATTACCATTGTAATTGACAGTGAAGGATATGAATGTACCACTTACAGAATTGACGGTAATTACTCAGATAGTCGTAGACCTGATAGCGTAACATTTACACGAAATCTTAAAGAAGATTTAAAGCGTAGAGATTTTACAATCAATGCGATGGCATACAATGATGAAGTTGGACTTGTAGATCCGTTTAATGGAATGGAAGATATTGAGCATTATAAAATCAGATGTGTTGGTAGAGCAGAGGATAGATTTTCAGAAGATGCTTTAAGGATTTTACGTGCTATTCGGTTTGCTTCACAACTGGGATTTGTGGTTGATTCTGATGTAAATTTGAATATTCATAAAATGTATAAGAATTTAGAGAATATATCTATTGAGAGAATCAACAGTGAGTTCTGTAAGATTGCTGCATCGAGTGATTTCTGTGTACAAATGGTCTTATATCACGAAGTATTCTCGTTGTTCATTCCTGAAATTAAAGATATGTTTGGTTTTCAACAGAATAATCCATATCACATGTATGATGTATGGAATCATACCGTACATGCAATAGAATATTGTGAATCTGATGATTTAGTAACAAGATTGGCAGTGTTCTTTCATGACATAGGAAAACCACATTGTTATCAGGATGGAGAAGATGATGTCAGACATTTCAAAGGTCACGGAAGAGTAAGTGCTGATATGACCAATGAAATAATGAAGCGATTAAGATTTGACAATGATACAAGAGAAAAGGTCGTTGAATTAGTCTATTATCATGATGCTACTTTTGAGGTGGGAAAGAAATATATCAAGAGATGGCTTAATAAAATCGGAGAAGAACAGTTCAGAAGATTACTAAATGTTCGTAGAGCTGATATTAAAGCACAAGCAGACATTAATCAGGAAACAAGATTACAGAAGATTGATAACATTGGATATATTTTAGAAGAAGTCTTACAGGATGATGAATGTTTTTCTCTAAAGGATTTAGCAGTTAATGGTAAGGATGTAATGGATACAATGCTCATTAAAAGTGGAAAAGAAGTTGGCTACTGGCTCAATGAAATCTTAACTCGTGTAATAGATGGAAGATTAAAAAATGATAGAGAAGATCTTATTTATTGGATGACTGGTATTACAGATGGTTGGATAGAGTATTAACAATAAAATATAGCAGATATATTGATATGATTCAATATATTCAAGTGAAGGGAGATATGTAAGGTATGATAAAATTATTTACTCATACCGATCTTTGATGGAATCGGTTGTGGTATTTTGGCAAAACTTGCATTTGGAGATGATGTAGATATTTCATATTGTGATTATGATAACATTGATTTAAGTGTCAAGGAGTTTATTGATAGTAAAACAAAATTTGATATGTGTATTATTACAGATATTAGAGTAAATGAAGATACAGCGAAAATTATTGATGACAGATTTAATAATTTTTATTTATTAGATCACCATCCAACAGCTCTAGGACTTAATAAGTATCTTTGGTGTTCTGTGACTATCGAGTATGAAGATATGAAACTTGGAACTATTAAAACCAGTGGAACAGAGATGTTTTATTATTGGTTAATCGAGAATGGGTATTTAAAAGATTCAGAGACATTAAGAAGATTTACTGAATTAGTGAGAGATTACGACACTTGGAGATGGTCAGAACTTGGCGAAGATGGAGTTATTTGTAAGCAGGTGAACGATTTACTTTATCTGTATGGTCGAGATGATTTTATTCATTGGTGTATTTCGGAGATACGTGGTGAAATATTCCCATTATTATCTACCAAAGATGAAGTTGTTCTAAAGATTAAGCAGGATGAAATTGATAGATATATCGAAGAAAAGAACGAAACTATGTTTACCAGTCCTATGTGTGGTAAGGTTTGTGGTTTTGTATTTGCAGATAGGTTTGTTAGTGAATTAGGTAATAGACTTTGTAAAATGCATCCTGAAATTGATTTTGCGGCTATGATTGATATTGATGGTTGTACGGTGTCTTATAGAACAGTTAAAGAAGATATTGATCTTGGTAAAGATGTAGCAAGTTTATTTGGTGGCGGTGGTCATCCAAAAGCTGCTGGTTCAGAATTTAGTCAGAGTATTAAGTTGAAAGTTATTGAGGAAATCTTTGAATAGTGAGGTTAGAATATGAAAATTATTGTAGATAAAATGCCTAACGAGCCAAAAGAATGTATCTTTTCTGAATGTATAAATCAGTTGCGTGGTAATTATGCATGTAATTTATACCAAGGAAGAGGGTGTGAACCTAATAGATGTGATTTTTTAAAGCCAATTGTAGATTATCATGCGGTTGAACATATGGGTGATAACATAGCAAGAATGATGTCCATAGAGTGAGGTGAAATAAATGGCAAAATGGGGAACTAAAAATTTACCACAGAAAAAAGGAAGATATTTGGTAACAATAGAAACATCTTTTGGGAGACAGGTAAGACAAGCTGATAGATATGAATATCCAAAGGGAAATTGGATATGGAATGTTTTACCAAGTGGTAGCACCGTAGATGTGATTGCGTGGCAGAAATGTCCTGAACCATATAGAGAATAAGTGAGGTGAAATAGATGAAAAATGAATTTACATTATATGGTGTAATGGATAAATTAACAGGAAAATTAGTAAGTAATATTACAAGCCCTCGACACAAATATTGGGAAACAAGAAAAACTGCTGAGAATGCGGTTAGAAATTTTATGTCAAGACGTTATAATGCTGATAGGCAGCTAGAAGTTGTAGAAATTGAATGTAAGGTAAAAGTGGTAAGCGAGGTAGAAGAATGAAGTATAGAGAAGAAAATAAAGACTTATTTACAGTACCAGAAGATTATTATTTAGCACATTGTATCAGTGCAGATTTTGGAATGGGTAAAGGAATTGTAGTTGAGTTCAATAAAAGGTTTGATATGAAGAGAAGGTTGCTGACAAAATATCCATATTATTTTGACCAGTACACTCATAAAAGAATTGGTGGTGACTGTTTATTAGAAGCTAGAGTATTAAATCTTATTACAAAAGAGAGATATTTTCACAAGCCAACAATTATCACAATGAGACTTGCACTTGAAAAGATGAAACAGATTTGTTTGGAGAATAATATTAAAAAGATTGCAATGCCTGTAATTGGTTGTGGTTTAGATAGGCTGAACTGGAATGATGTCTCAGAACAAATTAAAAATGTTTTTGCAGACACGGATGTTGAGATTTTAGTATGTAAGAGGTGAGAGAGTGAAATTAACAATTGATATTCCAAAAGGATATGAAAGAGATTTTATCGCTGATAAGTTCAAAGATTTCTTTTCAAGAGTAATTGCAGATATTAACTGTGATGGAATGTGTGGTTTTTATGAAAAGGAAATCGCAGAAATGTTTTTAGAAGCGTTTGATAAGGCTATTGTTGGTGATGTTAATTTGAATGCAAATGTCGTTCCAGTAGTAAACATGTCTTTTAACGAAGAAGATATACAGAAGATGATTCAAGATGAATTAAAGAAATTTCAAGTAGAGAATAATCTAATATAGAAAGGCGAAAATTATGGGAAAAATTATTGAAGAATATACAAGTGAATATGATGTTGGTGATGTAGTTATTTTTAAAACAGAAGATTGTTTGTTGTTGGGAATTATAGAAGGATATTATATTGATCATAGTTGTGATAACTCTTTTTGGTATGATATTAGAATTAATAAAACAAATGTTTATACATATTCCAATAAAGGAGATATTGCAGAGTGGGATATTATTGGGAAAATTGAAGGGATTCTAAAGGATAACTGCTTTAATGAAATAATCAAATTGTAATATCAAACTTTTCTATTCAAAGGCTGATCAGCCAAATTTTCCAAAAAAGTAACAAGAAATATTTTTTTCTTTATTCTCTGTCAAAATCCTTTAATCTACAGAGATTGCGCAATCATTTTTACCCAGGAGTTACTGTTAAATCCTTTCGTTTTAATATTATTTTGTTGTAAAATCCTATGGAATTTACACGTCTGCAAAAAACCATAAGAAAAAAATAATTCTCAAGGGCTACGAGTGTTAAGTTTATTTGATGGAATCTCTTGTGGAAGAGTTGCATTAGATAAAGCCAATATTCCAGTCAGTGAGTATAACGCATTTGAAATTGAAGAGAATGCAATCAAAATCAGTAGATATAATTATCCTGATATCAAAAGATACGGTGACGTATTTTCTACCGACTTCAAGGATTTTAATGGAGTCAATCTATTAATAGGTGGTTCACCTTGCCAGTTCTGGTCGAAAGCCAAGTGTAGTAAAACAGCAAAATTGAAGAGAGAAATTGATACAGAAGGCGAAGGTTGGAAATTTTTTCAGAAATTTGTGGAAGCAAAGAATAACACAAATCCAAAATATTTCCTATATGAAAATAACTATGGAATGGCTGATGAGATTCAAGACGCTATTAGTGAGGAATTGGGTGTACAACCAATTATGATTGATAGTCAGTTATTATCAGCTCAGAGGAGAAAACGTCTGTATTGGACGAACATACCAAATATCACACTTCCTGATGATAAAGGATTATTAGTGAAAGATGTTATCTGTGATGATCCTGATTTAGTCAAATACTTTGATGACAGAATCAGGAACACAATGATTAAGTGTGAGAATTACATAAAATATGATCTTGGTGGCAAAGGTCATTATTCGCAGCAGGACAGGCTGTACTTTTTAGATAAGAAAGCTCCAACAGTACCACGTTGTAGAACAGAAACAAAATTCAATGTTTGGCTTGGTGGAGAAAAATATAAAAAGACATGTCCATTAGAGATTGAACGACTTCAGACACTTCCAGACAATTATACGGAGTTTGGAATGGATGAGAGTGGCAATGTAAAAGCAATGCCTAAGACAAGAAGGTTTGAAGCAATTGGTAACGGATGGACTGTCGATGTTATAGCACATATTTTGAGTTTTATGAAGTGTAATGGAGAATAACATAATATGAAGTTCGCAGTAAAGCGGAATTTCTTCTGAGTTTTTAGAGAATAAATACATATAAAAACAAGAAAAGAGGTGCGGTATGAATAAAGAAGTATATGACTTGGCACATAAATTAGCAGGTGAATGGTGTTATAAGAATCAATTAGATATGATTGGCGCAAAGAAAATTGACAACTATATCTATGTAAGAGGATACGATGGTGGTTTTCCACATGCAGCAGCTACAGCAAAATTTGATATTGACACTGGAAAATTTGTTGAGACGTGGGGATTTTACGGATGCCCTGTGACAATTGCGGATGGAATGTATGAGTAAAGGAGAGATTATGGAAGAAATAACCAGAAATGTAAAAGATGAAAAACAGTCTATCCGTAATGAACTTATTCAGAGAATTAAATATTGTGGACAATATATAGTGGATAACGCTGAAATAATCCTTGGAGAAGAAAAATATATTGCTAACTTATATTTAACTTGTAACTTTTTTGACAGAAGTGAACTTCCATATGTAACTGTAAATAAAGATATAATTCCTGATGGTTTTATTGAAGAAAGATAGGTTGTTAAGACGATAGGAGAATAAGTAAATGGTAGTTGGTGTAAAAATAGGTGAAGCAAAAAAGACAGCAAAAAAATATGAAAATTTAGGATATGTATATATTAAAAGTGAAATTATAGATAACGAATATATGAAATTGATATTCCAAGATCCAATTGCTTCAGAAGAGAATAACACAACAGATATTCAATTTCATAAAGGTGATTTTGTAGAAAATAAAGACGGAAAAATTGGATATATTTCATCTATTTGCCATTGTGATGAGTGCAAAAAGCGTGGATTCTTTAAACCAACAATTACATATCTTGATGGAACAACAGATTATATAAGCAATTATTCTGTTAAAACTGTTACATCTGATTATAAACAGATTGGAATTAAGAAATTTTCAAAAGAAGATGAGTTGAGAAATAGAATAGTTGCACTTGAAAAAGAGAATAAAGAACTAAAAGAAAAGGTAAATTATTTGATCGAGAGGTAACAAAATGAGAGAAACATTAATTGTAGTAGATATGCAAAATGATTTTATTGATGGAACACTTGGCACAAAGGAAGCACAAGCGATTGTATCAAATGTAGCAAAGAAAATTAAGGAGTATAAGGATGCTGGCAAACAGGTAATCTTTACAAGAGATACACATCCTGAGAATTACTTAGAAACATATGAGGGTAAGCATCTTCCTGTTACTCACTGTGTAAAGAACACTATTGGCTGGCAGATTTCAGATAAGCTAGATTTTGATATTGAGAACGATATTCTGATTGATAAGCTTACATTCGGTTGGACACATTGGGATGATTTTAACTTTAAAAGTGTTGAAATCTGCGGATTATGTACCGAAATCTGTGTGGTTTCAAATGCACTTATTATCAGAGCAAATTATCCTGAGATTGATATTACAGTAGATGCAAGCTGTTGCGCAGGTGTCACACCTGATACTCACAAGGCTGCATTAGCAACTATGAAAAGTTGTCAGATCGAAGTGATTGGAGAGAATAATGAAGTGTAAGAATTATATCATTAATACTTTCAGACATTTTAAGAAAGTCTGTACGCATAAACATTGGGTGTTCTACTATTGCTGTAAAGTGGGAATTCCATTTCAAGGGTTAATACATGATTTATCTAAATTTTCTCCAACAGAATTTTGGGAGAGTGTTAAGTATTATCAAGGTACTTCAAGTCCAATAGATGCTTGTAAGAAAGAGAATGGTTGGTCAGCAGCTTGGATGCACCATAAAGGAAGAAACAAGCACCACTACGAATATTGGGAAGACAATTTTGATAATGGTGGAAATCCTATTGAAATGCCAATGAAGTATAAAAAAAGAAATGCTTTGTGATTATCTTGGAGCAGGTAGAGCATATCATGGTAAATCATTTAATTTTGAGAAGGAATTAAAATGGTGGGAATCTAAGAAAAGTAAACCAATTGCAATGCATCCAAATGACATGGCTTTTATTGATAAGTACATTAATCTGTTTTATGAGTACGAAAACAGAGAATATGATATTAGAACAATATTTAATCAAATCAAGAAAGAAGGAAAATAATATGGAGCAGATTATTACAAGTTTGTTGGAGACAGATGCCTACAAATTGTCAATGGGACAGGCTATTTATCATCAGTTTAGCGATTATAAAACCACTTGGAGTTTTAAATGTCGTAATAAGGATGTTCATTTTACACCAGAAATGGTAGAAGAGATCCGTAGACAGATTAAATTATATTGTGGTTTGAGATTCACAGAAGATGAACTTACTTATATTGATAATATCAAATGGATGAAAGGTTCATATGTTGATTTTCTGAGATTGTGGCAGCCAAGATATGAGGATTTTGAGATTACAACAGATTCAGATTGTGGTCTTTCTATCGAAACATTTGGTACATGGCTTAATACATCTATGTATGAGATTCCTACACTTGCGATTGTGAACGAAGTATATTTCAGAATGGCATATAACTATGAGGAATTGCTTAATAGTTTCAAAAAGAGATTAGATGAAAAGTATGAAAATCTCAGAAGTGGTCATTGGTATGCTGGTACATTTTCTGAATTTGGTCTTAGAAGAAGACTTTCTGCTGAAGCACAGGAGTTAGCTGTTGAGAAGTTTTCACATTTGAATGATACATTGCATAGTCCATCTAAGTTTGTTGGTACATCTAATGTATATCTCGCAAAGAAATATAATATCACGCCTGTTGGAACTATGGCTCATGAATGGATTATGTGTTCTGGTCAGGGCAACCACAAGCACAATCCAGCATATTCAAACTGGTATGCCCTAGACGCATGGGTTAGAGAGTATGGTGTGTTAAATGGTATTGCGCTCACAGATACAATTACAACTGATTGTTTCTTGAAAGATTTTCAGTTGACATATGCAACATTATTCAGTGGTGTAAGACATGATAGTGGCGATCCAATTGAATGGGGTGAAAAGATGATTAATCATTATGAGTCACTTGGTATCAATCCTAAGACAAAGACACTTCTGTTTAGTGACAGTCTTGATTTTGAAAGAGCTGATAAGTTATTCAGACACTTCCATGATAGAGTAAACGTTGCATTTGGAATTGGTACTTATTTGAGTAATGACACAGATGTTCCTGCTTTAAATATTGTAATGAAAACCACTAAATGTAACGGTATGGATGTTGCAAAAGTGTCTGATGTAGAAGGTAAAGGTATGTGTAAAAACCCTGATTATGTTGATTATTTAAAGAGATGTATTAATTGGAGAATGAATCATGAATAAAATTTTACTTATACCAGGAAGTTTTAATCCAATTACCAACGCCCATGTTGATATGGCATTGACTGCTAAAAAAGCGGTTAATGCCGATGCTATATTGTTTATACCTGCACATGATACATATGTTGCGAAGAAAAAGACTTTGATACCTGGATATTGTCGAGTATCGCTGATTAATTCAATGCCAAATTGTGATGAAAATAATATGTGGGCATCCGAAGTTGAAACAACCAGCTTCTTTCCACAGAGGACATACAATACTATTACTCAGATAAGAGATATGAATGAAAAAGATTATATCTTCAACGAATACTATATTTGTTTAGGAATGGATAATATTGAAACACTTACAACTTGGTATAATTGGAAACCGTTTGTCGAGGAATATAATTTTGTAGCATGTGTGAGAGAAGGTCAGAATCTTGAGACTGCTTTAAGAGAAGCAAATCTTATGGAATATAAAGATCACTTCACAGAAATTCAGATACCAGAAAATCATACTTCATCAAGTTTGGTTAGAGATTTATGTGAAAAGGGTGAATTTGAAAAGGTAAAAGAATTAGTCCCTAGAAATGTATATGAGTATTTAATTCGGTTCTATGATGTGATGAATCGAATGTAGGAAGGAGAATATATAATAAAAGAAACATATTTAAGAATAGATAATTCTATGTTTAAAATATCTGAATCACAAGCAAAGGAAAGGCTTGGGAAAATAGTAGTTAATAAACAGGGTGAAAGAATGAAAATAATTAAATATAAAAGTGCTACAGATATTGATATTCAGTTCTTAGATACGAACAACATTGTATATCATCAGGCATATAGCAATTTTATTAAGGGTACTACATTTGATACATTTTTACCTACTGTATTTAATCACGGTATAGTAGGAAATGAAATAATAAAACAGGATAATTCATTCACAAAAGAATATTTATACTGGGTTGGTATGCTAAAGCGTTGTTACAACAAAATAGATTTATCAAGATATCCAACTTACAAAAGATGCGAAGTAGATGATGAGTGGTTTTATTTGTCGAATTTTTCAAAATGGTTTAATAACAATTTTTATAAATGCGGAGAAGAAAAAAATGTGTTTGGATAAAGATATATTATATAAAAATAATACGGTATATTCAAAAGATACATGCATCTTCGTCCCTGAACGTATTAATATTCTTTTTACAAAAACTGACGCAAAAAGAGGGGAGTATCCAATAGGAGTTTCTTTTAATAAAAGACTTGGAAAATTTATTGCACAAGTTTCAAAATTAAATAATAATACGAAAAATACAAAACAACAAGTACATATCGGGGTATTTAACACACCAGAAGAAGCATTTTGTGCATATAAAAAAGAAAAAGAAAACTATATAAAAGAAATTGCAGACTATTATAAAAACAAATATGATAATTTTCCTATAGTTGTATATAGGGCATTGTATAACTATAAAGTAGAAATAACTGATTAAATCTATAAATAAAGGAGGGCATATGTATAATTTTGATGTAAAGAAAGTAACAAATGATTGTATTGAGTGGATTAGAAATCTGTTTGAAGGAAAATTTCCAGATAAGAATTGTTGTATTGCTTTATCTGGTGGTAAAGATTCTTCTGTTGTTGCAGCTTTATGTGTTGCTGCTCTAGGATCTGATAGAGTAAAGGCTATTATGCTACCACAGTATGAACAGTCAGATATTGACTGTAGTATTCTATGTGCAAATCATCTTGGGATTGAATACAAAATTATTAATATCGGTTCAACCGTTGATTCTATTATTTCTGAAATGGAATCAAATGGAGTAGTTGTTACAGAACAGGCTAAAGTAAATGTTCCTGCAAGAGTTAGAATGACAGAATTGTATTTCTATGCTCAGTGTAATAACGGTATTCCAAGTTGTAATTGTAATCTTTCCGAGGATTGGGTTGGTTATGCGACCTTCGGAGGTGACGGATTTGGTTCATTTGCACCGTTATCTCAGCTTACAGTAACAGAGGTTAAAGCTATTGGTTGTGAGTTGGGGCTTCCGTCAGAATTAGTTGACAAGACACCTACCGATGGTCTTTGTGGAAAGACTGATGAAGATAACCTTGGATTTACTTATGCTGAATTAGATGCATATATCAGAGATGGAATTGAGCCAAGTGAGGAAATAAAAGCTAAGATTGATTCAATGCATGAGAAAAATCTGTTTAAATTACAGCCAATGCCAAGTTTTGTGTATCAGGCGTAAATGAAATACTATATATAGTGTTTATAGAAAATATAGACACTATATATAGTAATATTTTTACCAAGAAACATAGATTTCTTGAGGATTTTTAGGAGGTAAATTATGGCTTATATAGAGAATATTGTAATAGGAAAACCAATAGCAGAACCACAACAGATATTTGCATTAGATGAAAATGATTGGAACAGAATTGAGCAGGAAAAGACTTATTATACCAGTGAAAGATTTCTTCCTAGAATTCTTGTGGAATTAGGCATTTATCCGTCAATCAGTGAGATTAGACGAAATAAGTCTAATCTTATGGTAAGTTTAGATAATGTTGATTTTATTGATAACTTGAAAGTTAGTAGAAAAAGAAGACTGTGGATTTTAGTTGGAGAATAAAATAATAGGAGGTACAGCCTATGAGGAACATTCAAATAAATGATAAAGTGATAATAAAAAGTTCTTGTAATAGTAGGGACAAACTGGATTTGTTATAGATACATATAATGTGGGTACACAGAAATATGTTATGGTTCAATTAAAGAACAGAAAACAAGGATATAACGTTTTATCAGTAGAAAAAGTTAAAAGTGAGGATAATAAAATGACAGGATTTAGTAAAGTGGCGATTGTAAATTTGGTAGATGATTGCAATAAGAAGGATTATGGATTTGCTTTATATGATAAAGATATTAATGAAATTGTTAAGTATGATACCAATCATCCGTTATATCTGGTTGTAAATGCAAGGGGGAAAGACAACAGAGTTCTTGGAACTCTAAAAGAAATTAAGACAGTCGAAGAGTATGGTAAGGGTGTGACAGCTCAGGTTGTCGGTGTAGTTAATATGAACGCATACAATGCAAGAATTGATGAGGAAAATCGTCAGAAAGAAATTGCAAAGAAGAAAGCTTCTATTGAGAAGGAGCTAAAGTCTGAGATTGAAAAGATGAATAATATTGCTTTATATAAAAAGATGGCAAAGGAGCATCCTGAGAATCCAAGACTTACTGAACTTGTTAATGCACTAAAAGAATTAGGAGAATAATATGGCAGGATTTGTATCAAAACAACCAAATGGATTATATTGTAGATTTTCTACTGTCGTAGATTGCCCTACTGCGTGGAATATGACGAGAGAAGATTATATCAATATGAAAATGCAGGAAGCAAAAGAAGATGCTGAAGATGTGCTGGATAATTATTTGCAGCCATTTGATATGGTGATGGATATGTATTATCCAAACAATATGAAAAAAGAGGAATTTGATAAATTCCTTGAAGAGACTGGATATGATGAGAAATCTGAATAAATCAGAGAATAATATAAATATAGGTGATCACTTATTATATAGAAACAATGTAAACATGCTAATAAAGAAAGGAATTAAAAAATATGAAAAAATTAGTAAGTACTTTAATTGTAACCATGATGATTGTAGGTTCTACTGTACCAGCATATGCCTGTACTCCACCACTTAATCCGCCATCTGTTAAAATCCCAGATATCAACTTTCAGCCTGATGGTGCTTTAGAAGATGCTATTAACAATGCTGTAAAAAATTGGCTCGAGAAATGCGTCCTCGCTACTCCGGTGGTGAAATATGCATCTTACTACAAGAGTGCATCAAGGTATTTTCATTACAGTCACGTAGCAGTCAAGTGGTCAGAGGTCGAAAACGCAACAACCTATAAGGTGCGTATCACAAAAGCCGATGGAACTTACAAAGAATTTGATACAACACATACATCATTTTACTCTACCAATTACAATGATGATTTTATCGCTGATGGTATGGACGGAGCCACAGTAAGCGTCAGAGCTTACGGTGATAACGATACATTCGGCTGTTGGTCAGATGATACTAATATTGTGAGATTTAGATATTAAAAGCTTTGACCTATTAACAATTAAATAATAAATACCACAACATATGGTAATTTGCGTGCTATATGTTGTGGTATGAATCAAGAAATTACGCTATATATAATTATAAATATATTATGAAATTGAATTTTCTTGGTGGTTTAGGAGGTAGAAATGGCGAATTTAAATTTAAAAGATTTTAGTGAAGAATACAGAAAAACAGCGCCAATGGAGTGTTCTTTGTATTTAGCTTCCTGCTTAGATAAAGATACACAAACGCAGTTAAAGAAAGATTGGAACGAAGCTGGTGGTGTTAAAGTAATTCCATATTGGAAATGGTGCATGGAACATATTGATGTAACCTATCACAAATAAGAAAATAATACAGAGAGGTGAACGAAATGGAATTAATATTACAAGGTTGGATAGGACGCAATAGCGAAGGCAATTTAGGATTAGCTGAAGAAATTGATGATTACTATGAATCAATAGCAGAATCTATTATGGATTATTTCAATTATACAAAACTAAACAGAGGACTTGGCGAGAAAATCACCACGATTCCAAATGCGAATCTACGTTGTTGGTTCTCTGATGAAAAATGTACTTTAGAAGAAGCACAGATGAACTTTGACAGTTATATACTTACAGGAAATCTACTAACACAAGGGCATTATACTGGATATTCTGAATGGACAATCACAGGGTTTTATATTGATGAATTTGTGATTGGTGGTCACGATTTAAAAACAGAGCTAAAGGAACATATTGGTCAGTATATACATTTTATATTAACTGATTAGGAGAATTAATACAATGAAAGGAGTATGTAATGACTGAGAAAGAAAAATTAATAGAATATATTAAGAAACCAGTATTGACCACAGCAAGAAATAGTATGGGATGTGATGAAAATTGGTATAATTCATATTTTGCAATCAAAGAAACATTTTCGATTGAAGAAATCAATTCTATGTCTGATAAGGAAGTAGAGAATCTTGTAAGACTTGGAGATTCAATGTCGGAAGCATTTTACTAAAAATAAAAATAATGAAAGGAGGCGAGGTTCGTGTACACAAGAAGGAATTCCTTACTCTAAGTAATTAAAAATGGTAGAAATTAACAAGTTATATAGTGGCGACTGTATGAAGTATATGTCGCAAATTGACGAGGGGGGGTAAATCTAACCCTAACGGATATTCCGTATGGAGAAGTAAACAGAGATAGTAATGGATTAAGAAATCTTGACAAAGAAAATGCCGATATTATGACATTTGATTTACAAGAGTTTTTAACAGAACTATATAGGGTAACTTCAAGTACAATTATTATTTTTTGTGGCAAGGAACAATTATCAGAAATACATAAATTTTTCTCTGATAAGCAGAAAAAGAACAAAGGAACTGTAAGACAATTAATCTGGAAGAAAACAAATCCGAGTCCTATGAATGGTCAACATATCTATTTATCAGGGATTGAAAATGCTGTTTGGTTCAAGAAATGTGGTGGTACATTTAACGCTCGTTGTAAAAATACAGTGTTTGAATATCCTTGTGGTCGAAGTAAATTACACCCAACAGAAAAGAATCATAATTTAATCAAAGAGTTAATCCTCGATAATAGCAATGAAGGGGATATTGTGTTTGATCCATGTGCAGGCAGTGGTTCACACTTACTTGTTGCAAAAGAGAATAATAGAAAGTGGCTTGGAATGGAATTAAAAGATACTTATTTTAAGATTGCAAACGAAAGAATGAAGTAGAAGTACAGAGGTGATAATTTGACAGAACCACAGTTTTGTGTACAGGAATTAATATCTACGGAATATATGGACAAAAGAGTTTTAATTCTATATCCATATGAACTTAGTAATGAACCAATATTAAAAGACAATATTCTCAAAATGACAAAAGTGATAAGAGAATATATAAAAGAGTCTGAAATGTATAGAAAGTGTGTAGACACAATTCCAAATCTTATATGGGATTCTCAAAAATTATCTATGCAGAATGAAGCTGACGAGCATCAAAGAAAAACTGATAAACTTGCAGAGAAAATGAATGAAGGTATCAGTCCTTATGCTTGGTATGTCAAAGGTAGTTTTAACGGAGAGATAGGTGAATTTCATTATAATGTAGATAATATAGTTTATTTGGATAAAAACTAACAAGAAATTTGGTTTCTTGAGGAGGTAAAAATATGTTCAAATTATTTAAAAAGAAAAACAATACAGAGAAATGTCCAATTTGTGAATATAACATAAACATGTGTCAGTGTCTTTTCGGTGGTAGTTGTCATCCAGATAGAAGCAAAAGAATTAGTGTTGTCACTGATCATTTGTATTTATTTTCAAAGAAGCAAGTAGAACATGTATTAAATCTTCAAAGATATTGGTGTGTTTCTTACGATGATGACGAAAAGAATAATATTCTGAATGAATTTATGAGTAAGAACAAGAGGTGATTTGATGTCAAAGATAAATTATCGAGTATGCGATATTTGTGGAAATATATTAAAAACAGATATCCGATTTACAAGATATGTAAATGGCTGTCGAATTTGGAATAAACTTTTTAATAGATTGGATATATGTGATGATTGTATTGGTAAAATCAAGAGATTATCTATAGATAAGAAAGACGAAGAAAAATACATAAAAGAAGTTTTTGATAAAGCAAAAGATTATGATAATCCAGATATGAAGTCTGCTTATTATAAAGGTATTGAAGATACACTAAATGTGTTGAGTCATAAGAGACTAAAGAATTTACAAAAGTAAGATGAATTTTTGGTTTCTTGGCTTGTCACGAAACTAAGTAACAATGTAGATATAATTTTATAAGAAAGGAAAACGTTCACATGTGAGTAAAGCTGCGCAGCTACTATTGGTGAACAAATTTGAAAAATAATACAGAAAAAGATTGGACAGGTAATAAGAATAGTATTTTTAAGACTTTAGGTGCAAGTAATCACACCGACAAGGAGAGACAGAACGAGGATTATTATGCGACAGATCCTATTGCAATTGATGTCTTATTAAAAGATGGTGGTGTTACATTTGACAAACCTATCTGGGAATGTTCCTGTGGTGAAGGACATTTATCTGAAAGATTAAAGAGCTTCGGTTATGAAGTTCGATCCACTGACCTGATCGATAGAGGTTATGGTGAAGGTGAAATTGATTTTCTTACATATAATCAGCCTTGGAATGGCGATATCTTAACAAATCCCCCATACAAATATGCAAAAGAATTTATTGAACATGCAATGACATTAATTCCTGATGGTTGCAGAGTATTTATGTTTCTTAAAGTTCAGTTTCTTGAAGGAAAAGCTCGTAAGGAATTATTTAAAAAGTACCCACCAAAATGTGTTTATGTTTCAAGCAGTCGTATTTTATGTGCGAAGAACGCTCTTTTTGATGAAATGAGAGCAGGTGGTGGTAGTGCAGTTGCTTATGCTTGGTACGAGTTTGAGAAGGGTTATATAGGTGAAAGTAAATTAAAATGGATAAATTAATACAAAGATTAAATGAGGAGATGAGTAGTTGGGTTGGTGATTTAGTCACCAATTCCGACTTATCAAGCGAGAAACTATTAAAACGATACTCATATGAGTATTGTATCAAAGAAGAGATTATTAATTATTTTTCAGAGAATATTATATCAGATGACTTTGAAGAGTTCTTACTGGATAAAGAAGATACATTGTCTTATCTGTACGTTGAGTATATGGAAGATGATACAGCAAATATTCATAACGAGATAGAAGGATTTGTAAGTAATCTCTGTTATCGTTTTAAAACACAATCTGAAATGCCCTAAAATCAAGGCTTTCAGAGGTTGAAAAAGCCAAGGAAAACCACGTTTCATTCGAGGAGGTGATTGAGTGAATACATCATGTGAAACTTGTAAATGTAATACCTGTAAGATGAATGAAAATGGTGGCATTTATGGTGGATGTTTTGATTGTGAAGATTGCAAAGAGCAAAATCTGCACTGTGAAGATTGTTCAATGTATAAATATGACAAATACAGATTGAGTAATTAGGAGAAATTTATGGGTAAATCATTAGAATTTGTAAAAGAACGAATTGCATCAGGTCAGTGCAATGGCATGGAGAATAATAAATATGAATCTATGATTGAGCAGGATATACGAGAGTTATTTACGGTTGTTAATTACACCAAAAATGGAAAAATTTTAGCAGATGTACCTTATCTTAAAGGTGACAAACCTTATTTTAATGTAATTATTAAGCATGATCCAGATGCAGATTTTGAATATTTCACAATGCAGCGTTGCAATTGTGATGGAACATTTGTATTCTTTCAAGATTTAATGGGTGAGTGCATGGATAAAATGATTCATCTTAAAACCTGTAATGTGAATAAGGAGATTCCAAAAGATTTAACTGGATATTCTATTGTCTACACTGTCGGAGATTTTGTATTGGCAGAAGAATTTGGTGATGAATTTGCAACAAAAGAAAAACCTTGGATGAAGAGTAGATTTACGGCTATGTTACCAATTAAGTTTAATGTAGTAAGGAATGAAGAATAATGTATTTTGATTTAAATATTGAAGAATGGAATTTTAAAAATGATTACGAAGACATCTATTTTCTGCTTCATTGTTTATACAATGCAAAAACTGAGTTATACGACAGAGGTCTTACTTATATGAGAAGCAGATATGATCCGACTGAAGCATTTATAGATGGCTCGAATAATGGCTGGAATAGAAGGAGATCGAATTGGTATTCCAAGAAATTATACGATAAATGTGTGAAATGTATTGAGCTAAAAACAAGAGGTCATTTTATACACAGACATTGGAAAGAATGCGTTCGGAGGTACAAAGGTCTTTCAGCACAAGAATGGATAAATTTATATCAGCAATTAATTAAAGAAAATAAATACGACAGTTGGATATTGGAATATATAGAAGCGTAGGATGGTGTCAATATGGAAGAAATAACAGAATTAGAGAAGAAATATTATAAGCTTCTAATAGGCGAAACGTTTCATTGCTATGATATTACATTAAACGAATTACTGATTATTATGAACGCAGAGCTTAATATCAATACATTATCTTTGCAGAAGTCAGGAAGACATAATTTTTATTGTAGAGTCGATGATAAAACTAAACAGTATTATTTACGAAAATTTGGTTTGTTGGATAATGATCATGTAGAAATAGGAGAATAACAGTATGGAGTTATCACAAGATGAAAGACAAAAATTTTTAGAGTTAATAGATAAAGTAAGTCCATGTGCTGCAATTTCTGAAAAAGAAAATCTTAAAAAGTTTAAAGAGTGGCTGGATAGTGATAGCTCAAAAAGAGTTACATTTGTTGAAGCTCCAAAAATATTTAAAGATCAGGTTGGAAATGACAAAGTGTTTCTTATACCAACAAATGACGAAGCTATAAAGCCAATAAGAGTAATATTCGAAGGAGAATAACAATATGAACAAAAGACAGAAAAAGAAGTTATTTAAACAGACGCTTATTAAAGTTAGAAAACTGCATCCACAGGAGGGGGATGTGATTTGTTTACAGCCAGATTTAGATTGGGTTGGTGCTGAAACTATGTGCCAGTTTATGAAAGCTTGTTCGAATAATGATGTTTTCGATGAATCGAAGTTAGCTTTTGTACCTGCTGATATTAAGCAGCTAAATAATAAGGAAGAAGCTCAAATATATGTTGATAAGTTACAGAGTATTGTAGATCAGATGGGAGAATAAACAATCCAATTAAAGAAGCATTTCTTTCGGAAAGGAGATAAATGAGTAAATTTTCAATAGTTAAAGAAATAGATGAAAGTGTATTAAGAAAGAATATGTACGAACAGCAAGAAACCGTAAGAAATAATACGGGCGATGAAAACTATTATCCGTATATATTCGCTAATAAAGATACTATTAATAGGTTAGCAGACCAATGTAAAGTATCAGTATTTGAAAATGCAAGGACATCAAGTGGATTAATTGGATATTATCTTGGCAATAAAGTATTCGAAGATGATACATTAAAATTCGGCGAAATTGAGCTGAGATAAGAGAATATATAGGTGACAATAAATTATAAGGAGATATGTTTTATGAGTAAGAAACAGCAATTTAAGGGTTTGATATTTAATTATTCCATAAATGGGAAAGGATTGAAAAGTAAATATAAAACAATTGAAGATTTCTTAGATACAGAATTTCCAAAGAATAATAATCAGTTGTCGCCTACTTTTGATACAGAAATTACAAGAATTAAATGGAATGGTAATACTATTTCTATTACCAACAAAATTCATACAGTAAGAGATTTGGTTGACTTATTAAGCAAGAAAAATGCAGAAAATGTTTTTATTTCAAATAAAGATATTAGATTGCATGAGTTTAAACCAAAACATGACAATCTTATCAGAAAATCCACGTACTCCATAGAAGAGGTACACGATAAGATTAAAGATGTTTTATTTGAGAAAGATAAAAAACTTGCAAAAGTTGATTTTGATGGAGATTTGATTAAAGGTAACAGTCAGAGATACCAGACTTTTTTCACTAAAGGTTGTAAATGTGCAATCTGTAGTATCGAAGGAAAGTTTTTCGCAAAAGAAAAATTCGCAGACCAATCAACATATCATCTGAATTTGTATGCAGTTGATGATAATGGTGATGAAATTTTAATGACAAAAGATCATATTATACCACGCTCAAAAGGTGGTATTGATGATATTAGTAACTATCAAACAATGTGTAAGTTTTGTAATGAAGCAAAAGGTAACAAATTAGAAGATTAAATAAGAAAGGAAAAAATTAGAAAAGTTCCTTAAGGATAAAGTGCGCACTACTTACTAAGGTAAGAGGAACTTGGAGGACAAAGAAAGAGCATTAGCACATGTAGAAAAGATTGAGTGGATCAGACCGATTGAAGGAGCTGATAATATTGAACTCATTGGAGTTTTAGGATGGGTTTGTATCGCTAAGAAGGGTGAGTTTAATGTAGGAGATATGGCTGTTTATATTGAAATTGACAGCAAGTGTCCCGAAACAGATGAGAGGTTTGCATTTTTGGCAAATAAGAAATTCAAAGTTAAGACTATGAAACTTGGCAAGTTCAAGGTAATTAGCCAGGGATTAGCCTTACCATTATCACTTTTCCCAGAATTACAGGATAGAAATATTGGTGATGATGTTACAGAAGCTTTAAAGATTACATATGCTTCAGAAGAGGATGCTGCAAGAAAGACCAATAAGGTTGATCCAAATGCTAAATATAAATCAATGGCAAAGCGTAGATCAAAGTTATTCGCTAACCCAATTGTAAGAAGGATTATGAGATACAGCATTGGTCGTAAGATTATGTTTTTATTGTTTGGTCGCAAGAAAGATAATCCAAAGAAGTTCCCAGATTGGATTGTCAAAACAGATGAGACGAGAATTGAGAATGCACCATTTTATCTTCAGAGTACCGAAAAGTGGATTAAGACTGAGAAATGCGATGGCACAAGTTGCACATTTGCAGTTGATAGATTGAAGAAGGGCAAGAACAAATTTGATTTTATTGTATGCAGTAGAAATGTAAGACAGGCTGATAGAGAACAGGCATGTTATCACGAGTCAAATATTTATTGGGAATTGGCTGATAAATATGACATTGAAAAGATTCTTACGCAGTTTGCAACAGAGAATAATTATAACAGAGTTGTGTTGCAAGGTGAAGGAGTTGGCTCAGTTCAGGGCAATCCATATAAATTTACGGAGAATAAGTTATTTGTATTCAATCTGATTATTGATGGTATAAGACTTGGAACTGTAGAAATGGCTGATTTTTGTAAGAGTCATGGATTAACAAGTGTGCCAATTATTGATACGGCTTATGAGTTACCTAAGACTATGGAAGAAATGAAACTTGAAGCTGATGGATATAGTGAATTAAACCCAAAGGTTAAGAGAGAGGGTTTTGTATACAGATCACAAAATGGTCAGCAGAGTTTTAAAAATGTAAGTCGTGAGTATTTATTAAAGCATAACGGATAGGAGTTATTTATGAATAAACCTACACTATGGATCATGTGTGGTCTGTCTGGTAGTGGCAAATCAACCATTGCCACTCAGATTGCCAATGAAAATCCAAATACAATAATCGTATCATCAGACGCAATTCGTGAAGAATTGACTGGTAATTACGAAGATCAAGAACATAATGAAGAAGTGTTTAAGATTTTTCATGATAGAATACGCAAGAATTTAGAGAATAAAAAGAATGTAATTGCAGATGCAACTAATCTAACTATGAAATCTCGCAGAGCAATTATGATGAAAGTGAATGATCTTGAAGTACATAAAGTTTGTGTGATTATTCCAAAGCCATTTGAACAGTGCAAAGAAGATAATCTACATAGAGAGCATCCTGTACCTGACTTTGTGTTGGATAAGCAGATTATGAAATTTCAAATTCCATTCTATAATGAAGGATTTAGTGAGATTATTCTTTATAATAGAAATGATAGTTTGGAAGAATATCAAATGGGAAGCATCAATTTATTTTTGGCAATGTGGGGATTCAATCAGAAAACTCCATATCACAACATGACATTAGATGAACATTGTTTAAATACATATAAATTATTCTGTAAAAAAATTCCACATAAAACATTATTAAATCTTGAATACACTAATGGCTTTGCAATGGGAGCGAAACTACACGATTTTGGAAAATTAATGGTTCAGACCTTTGATGAAAATGGTGTTGCTCACTACTACGGTCATGAAAATGCGGGATCATATTTTATTCTTTCACAAATGATAAAGCCTCTTGTATGGACAGATGATATGTTATTAGATTGCTGTTTCCTTATCAATTACCATATGATGCCCTTTAATTGGGATACTGATAAAGCAAAGCAGCGTTGGAAAGAAAGATTTGGAGAATACAAATATAAGATGCTTTTAGATTTTAATAAATGTGATAAAGCGAGGTAGTTATATGAGTAGTATTTTAGTTGGTGATTTGAAATCTATTCTTGAAAACTATCCAGACGATTACGAAGTTGTTATGAATATTAAGCATAAATATCCAATCTCTAAGAAAGAAGGTCTTAGAGATTGGTATGCTTATATCAATGGTGTAAAAGCTGATGATGATTTTCGAGAAATTAGGTTGATGAACTAGGAGAAATTTATGAAACTATTAGAAAAATATAGTTGTATTTTTTGTAAATATAGAAAACTTAACAAGAATCATGATTATGCTTGTATGGATAGTTGGGAAAAAGATGAATCTGGTTATCCAGTTGGTAAATGTAATTCATTATCAAATATATACTATGATAAAATCGTTAAACTTTTTCCATTCAAGCAAATTGATTATTGGCGTACTGAAAGAGCATATAAAAAAGAAGAAAAATATAATGAAGCAATGGATAAGAAATATGGAGATTGTTGTATAGAAACAGATGATTGGAAATTCATTTGGGGAATAACAAGCTGGGATGATTTATCTGGTCACGAAGCCAATATGTATACCATGAATGATATAGATATTACATATGACAAACAGAAAAAAGAATATATGCTTGGAGTAGAAACAGCATATATGTTTAAAACATATGTTTCAGAATGTAATTATCTAAGAACATGTTTGGACGAATTTTCAAAATATATGGACGCTAATGGATTAGATAAGAACAAGCAGTATAGTTTATTCATGAGCAATCCTTGTACAAGTATGGTAGCTGATTCGATTGAAGAATTATATACCAATTTTAAAATTTTTGTTAATGGATTTTGTAATCAGAATACCACAGAAAATAAAAAGGATGGAGAATAAATATGTGTAACCGTTGTGATTATGATTCACCTGACAATCAAATATATGTAGATCCATTAACGAATGAATATTATTTGGATATAGAAACATCTGAATGGGATGAGTATGATGATGGATTTGTTCATCAAAAAGAATATATTACGCATTGTCCTTATTGTGGCAGAAAATTAGAAAAATAAAATACAAGAGGTGATTCGATGAGATGCAGAGATTGTCCTTATGGGATTGAAGATTTTACATTAAGAACAGAAATGTATAAATCGGTATATGGTGAATATCCAAATGAAGATAGAGCCAATCAATCAGAACAATTTGTTTGGTGCGATAAAGTTGGCGGCAAGGTTTATTCGTTTGGTCATTGCAGTGATTGGTATGAACAGGCTGAAGAAAATCATAAGAATTATTCTAAGAAAAAGAGAATAAACAAACGTGAGAGATATTTGAAACATCAGAATCATCTCAAATATTTATATGAAACTGTTGGTGGTTATTATCCAACGCCTGTTAGATATGTGGATGAAATATGGATTAAGGGTGTTGGTTATGTTAAAAATCCAAAGCCATATTATCAAAGATTGTATCGTGGTAAGAAAAGTAAATATTTGAAACAGTTATCTAATAGAAAAATACGCAGATATAAAGGTGAGTTGCATAATGGTTATCGGCACATCCATAAAATTTTTGATTGGTGGAATGAATTTTGTTAGGAGAATAAAAAATGAAGATAGAATTAATCAAATTAAAATTCAATGACACTTGTGCATATAAGCATAAGTCATTCACTTATTGCTGTGATGAAATTTATCAAAACGATTGCATTATATTTACAAACGAAGACTTATCTCCATTAAAACACATAGATGATGGTAATTTTATTCCTCAGTTTTGTACTTCACATACAGAAGTCATTACATCTTATGAAGAGGAATGGGAACATACAGACAATTATCCAATTCAGTTTTGCCCTCACTGTGGAGAAAAGATTGAGATTTCAGTCGTAGAAGAGATTGATGTATCTGATAAATACAATGAACTGACTAAGCAGCGTGAAGAATTATGGAAGAAGTGTCAGAGAACAGACAGCAAGAAAAAAGAGAGTGAGTTGAGAAAACAGGTTAGAAAGTTGGATGACCAGATAAACGATTTCTATGAATTGGATGAATGGAAAGGAGAATATTAAAGTGGCAAACAGATTATTATTTGAGGAAGACGTAATCAAAGCAGTTGATAGACATACAAAAGATGATGATCGGCTGGACGATGATATTAGTTGCATTCTTGAAGAATTAAAATCACCAATCTTTGTCGGTTCAAAAGAAGCAATGAATAATTTGAAGGTAGAGAATAAACCAATGCAGAGGCAGAGACGAGTATTATTATTTGAGAATGAGAATCTTGACTTAGAGCAGCGTGGTAGTAATAGATATTATTTATCCCTTTATGATAAGGAAGGAAAATTTCAGAGAGAGGTCACTATTGATGTTAAGGATGACTATAATGTTGAACTTAGGAATTGTAAGTAATTTCAGGTTTCATTGGTTATAAAGAGAGAATATTAAACTAAGGAGGTAAGAAAAAATTGAAGAGACAGGTTAGAAGAGGTACTTTTGAAACTAATTCAAGTAGTACACATGCGATTTGTATTACAAAAAGTGAGTATAGACATAATTCATTTAGTCATATTGATTTTGAAATTGGTGAATTTGGTTGGGAAAATGATGAATATGATAGTTTATATAACAAGGCTTCATATTTAATTACTGCGATTTTAAGTTTTGACAAAGATGAGGCAGATGAAAATTTACAGAAGTTAAAGGATATTTTAGATAGCAATAATATTGAATACACTCTTCCAGAACTAAAAGTAGTTTCATGGGAATATGGTGATAAAACTAGATATTATTATGACATTGATGGTTACATTGATCATCCAGGTGAGACAAAAGATTTTGTCAATGATGTATTATCGGATTCAGATAAACTATTTAGATACTTATTTGGTAATTCGGTAATTATTACAGGTAATGATAATTCAGATGGATTTAGTGACAGAATGTATGTCAACGAAGGCGAAGAAGAAACAAATTGGGGTACTTATACAAATTACGGTGGTTTAAAACCAGAATTCGATAATTATGAAGTTTATATGAAAGGAAATTAATGATATGAAGAGACAAATTAGACGTGGAGTTTATGAAACTAACTCATCAAGTACACATTCGATAACGATGTGCAGCGAAAAAGAATACGATGAGTTTGAAAAGGGGAATATGTATATAGAAAGATGGGGTTCTCACAAACTGTACACAAAAGAAGAAATGATTGAAAAATTCAAACAGGCAGTGGATCGGAGAACAAAAGAGCCGAAATATCTTGGCGTAGATTGGAATAATGACGATGAATTTAATCGTGTTTTAGAAGAATCAGATTATTGTACTTCTGAAGAATATTGGAACAATGTTTCTGAAGAATATGAGACTTTTGAAGAATCTTATACAGGAGCAAATGGCAAGACTGTATATGCATTTGGATATTACGGTTACAATTAATTAGGAGGATTTTAAGAATGGAATTATTAGGAAGATACATAAATGGTAACTTTAAAACCACAATTTTGAGCGATGGAACAAAGATCAGAGAGACAGAAGATAATGAGTTTGTACCAGCTTTTGCAGAGAATATGGATATAAAAATTTGTAATTTTTGCGATATGGGATGTCCATTCTGCCATGAAGGTAGCACAACAGATGGAAAATTTGGAGATATTTTGAATGAGAAATTCATTAACACACTTCATCCGTGTCAGGAAGTTGCTCTTGGTGGTGGAGATGCTACAAGTCATCCTGACTTAATTCCATTCTTACAGAAACTCAAAGATAGAAAAATTATTGTAAACATGACGGTAAATCAGATTCATTTTGAGAAAAAACAAGAACTCATTAGAAAGCTTGTTGATGAAAAACTTATCTATGGTCTTGGTGTATCACTTGTAAATCCTACAGAAAAATTTATCGAACTTATTAAGAAATATCCAAATGCGGTCATTCATGTAATCAATGGAGTATTAAAGCCATCGGACGTAGAAGCTTTAGAGAATAATAATCTGAAGATGTTGATTCTTGGTTATAAACATTTAAGACGTGGTGATGATTTTTATTCAGAAGATCATGAAAACATTGTTGTAAAGCAGAATTGGCTATATGAAAATCTTGCAGATATTATTGAGAAATTTAAGGTAGTTAGCTTTGATAATCTTGCCATCAATCAGTTGAATGTTAGAAGATTGATGTCTGATGATGAATGGAATGAGTTCTATATGGGCGATGACGGTAATTTTACTTATTTTATAGACATGGTAGAGCGTAAATTTGCAAGAAGCTCAACAGCAGCATTTGATAAGAGATATGACTTATTGGACTCAGTAGATGATATGTTTCAAAAAATTGTATCTGAGTAACTTCAAATGAATGCAACATATCCTTGGATTTTGAGAGAATAATATATTGGAGGCGAAAATATGAGAATTATAAATCGTGGACGTGCGACTGGTAAAACGGCAATGCTTATTTCAACAGCATATGTAACAGGAAAACCGATTATTACATCTACAATGAATAATAAAAACAATCTTATGAGTATGGCAGAGAAAATGGGTATATTGACCAATATAGAAGTTTATACAATAAATGAATGGTTAGAATATCACAGGTCATATATGCCAAATAATGAAATACTTGTAGACAACGTAGAGTTAATACTTGGTGATGTTTTATCAAAGTTTCTTAATGCCAATGTTATAGCAGGAACTATGACAGTTCCAATGGACGATGTAAAAGACAATATAAAAGAGACTGATAGGAAGCATGGTCATTGGGTTGCATTAGATGAATGCGCAAATGAAGGTGTATATTGCTCAGTTTGTAATAAAAAAATATATAAACTGTATTATGCGAATCAGAAGTTGAAATCAAAGTATTGTCCTAATTGTGGTGCAATTATGGATGAAAAAGAGGAATCATAAGAATCCAATCTTTCATTGGAAAATTTTTAATCATATCTAAGCCATTCGGCTATGGGAATCCCAACAAACAAGAGAATAAAATATCAGAAAGGTGGTGAAAAGTAGTGCATCCAAGTGATTTTTTTGAAAATTGCTCATTGAGGACTGGAATTGATACATTTGAAATTTTTGATGAAGATTTGAAACAAAAATTAAAAAATATTCACCCTAAAAATTTCTTAAAAACAAAAATTACCTTACCAGTTTATAAAATAAATTTGTCTTATGTGACAGAAAAAGGAAATTACAAGACAGTTGATAGATATACTGTAATGGATTCGGAGTCAGATGATGAGTATGTAGATTTTTGGATAGACATGTTTATTCAGGATTATAACAAAGATAATCCAAATCATAAAATGACAAAATGTGAAGTCAACAGTATTGAACGAATCTGCGAGGCTGTGCTACCACTTGGTTAGTTTTTCACCATATGTATTTAATACCTTTGATTAACAAAGGTTGTCACAATGATTCATAAAAACGGATCATTGGTTTATATGAATCGAAAAAGTAATGTGATAGTGACGTAAAAAGACACTCACTAAGTATGGCTTTACCTCATTGAAATGAAATAAATTTCAGTGAGGAAAGTACATATTGGTACAGAAAGCTAATACAATTGAAGAATTATTACAGGATTGTCCTGTAAACTCAATAATAGGAGACAATTTAATAAGAGCGTGGTCGAAAATTAACAGTCCTAAATATTTACATATTCTTTGTAGTGTTTCTGGCGGTTCAGATAGTGACGATATGATTGATATCGTTTGGAGATGCGACAGAGATGATAAGGTTATTTATGTGTGTTTTGATACTGGTCTTGAGTACCAAGCTACAAAAGAACATCTTGATTATCTTGAAGAAAAATATAATATAAAAATTCTTAGATATAAAGCAATTAAACCAATTCCATTGTCTTGTAAACAGTATGGTCAACCATTTTTATCTAAGCAAGTCAGCGAATTTATCCAAAGATTACAAAATCACAATTTTCAATGGGAAGACGAAAAATTTGATATTCTGTATAAAAAATATCCAAAATGTAAATCTGCATTAGAGTGGTGGTGTGGAGAAAAGGGCGAAGGAAGTCATTTTAATATATCATGCAACAAATATTTAAAAGAATTTATGGTTGCAAATCCACCAACTTTTAAGATTTCTAATAAGTGCTGCCAATATGCAAAGAAAGATGTGGCACATAAAATTTTAAGAGAAGGCATTTGTGGTAATGGATTGCTACCAATTGATCTACAAATCGTAGGGATTAGAAAAGCCGAAGGTGGAGCAAGATCAACTGCATATAAAAGTTGTTTTGATGAAAATGATTCTGGTTGTGATAATTATAGACCTTTATTTTGGTATAAAGACTCAGACAAAATAGACTATGAAAATGTTTATGATATTGAACACAGCAAGTGTTATACAGAATACGGACTAAAAAGAACTGGTTGTGCAGGCTGCCCATTTGGTAGAGATTTTGAATATGAATTAGAAGTAATTCAAAAGTATGAACCGAAACTTTATAAGGCTGTTAATAATATTTTTGGAGATTCTTATGAATATACAAGGAAGTATCGTGAATTTGTAAAGAAAATGAATAAAAAGTAGAGAATAACAAATTGAGAGGTTACGAAAGCCATGAAAAATAAGGCTTTTAAAATCTAAAAATATAAAAATATTACATATAAAGGAGATTAAAATGAAGAACACAAATTGGAAAGTGCCAGTAATTATTGGCGTAGGAGTATTAGCAGTTATTTTGATGATTGTATTTGGTGTACAGAGTTCGCAGAATAAAGCTATTGCACTTGAGGAGCAGGTAAATACAGCATCATCAGATATTAAGGTACAGGAAAAACGAAGAGTTGACCTTGTGTATAACCTTGCTGATTGTGTAAAACAGTATGACAAACACGAAGCTGATACATTGACAGCAGTTGCAGATGGTCGTGGATCAACAGGAGATATTGAGAATGTAACAACAGCTATTACAGCAGTTGCAGAAGCATATCCTGAGCTGAAGTCCAATGAGAACTATAAGACTCTTATGAATGAGTTATCTATGACAGAGAATATGATTGCAGAGTATCGCAGCAATTACAATAAACAGATTAAGGAATACAAGCGATATGTGAGAAAGTTCCCTACAAGACAGTTCCTTGGATTGCTTGGATATGAAGTGCAGGAATATGAGTATTTGGATTACAACGCACCCGTTGATGCTCCACAGGATTTATTTAAAGAGGATTAGTATATGAGACATGGTAGAAAAGGTTTTGATTTTGGCGATTTTGAAATAACAAAACGTGAAATTTTGGCTAGTATTTCTATCATTGCAGTTATGATTCTGTTTGGTATTCTGATTTCTTCCAAGATTTCAGAACACCAAATGGATAAAAATGAGATTTATAACAAAGCTGTTAAGATAGAAAGTCAAGAAATGTTCCAATATGGAATGGATACAAATGTTGGTAATGCGTTTGTATATGGTGATTTGAAAGCAGTTGATACAGTTACATATCCTGAAATTGGTGGAGAATATATGTATGTAGAAAAAATCAAAGAGCGATACACAATGCATACAAGACAAGTAGCTCATACAAGAACTGTTAATGGCAAATCACAAACTTATTATACAACAGAAACATATTGGACTTGGGATAGAGTCGGGAGTGAAGATATTAAGTGTAAAGAAGTATCATTTTGTGGAGTAAATTTTACAAGTAATAAAATTGATTTGCCTGGTACTGATTATATTGACACTATCAAGGAATCAAGTCATGTAAGGTATAAATATTATGGTGTTGGTACTGAATATAAAGGAACAATTTTTACAGATTTGAGAGATAAAACCATTTCAGATAATACATCATTTTATAATAATTCGACTATTGATGAGACGATAGAAAGGTTAGAATCTGATTTTCCAATTATTATTTTCTGGATTTTTTGGGTTATTTTAATCGGTGGAATGGTATTTGGGTTCTACTATTTGGATAATAGGTGGTTAGATTAGAAAGAATTTTTTCTTTCCTTTGGACAGATTGGAGGTGTGAAATGAAAAAGTATTATAGACAAGCAATCGCATTTCTTTTGGTATGGTTTTGTAGTGGTGTAACAATGTATTCTTATCAAGTAGAAAATAAGATACTTGGAATCACTTTTACACTTTTAAGTTTCTTATATTGGTTCATTATAGATAAAGATGAATAGGAGAATAAATACATGGGACAGAGAATATAAAAGTAACATTTAAAATTCCAATTCCAGTTGATAAGCCTGATTTGAACGGTGTGATATATTCCAAAGAAGCAATTAGAAATGCTTATAAAAATGTAAAGGATGTTCCGATTGAAATGCCAAACAATGATGGTGAGTTCTTCCCTATTGGAGTAGTACAAGAGGTTGAATTGATTGAGGATAAAAATGGTATGTATATCACAGGCGTTGGTCTTGTTTGGCATGGTGGTACAGAAGAAAGTGTTGAGATGATTGATGGTAAAGTTACAAGTTTTCATGTAAGTGGAATTGGGATTGCAAAAGAGTAGGAGAATAACTATGAGAAAAATGGTTGTATTTGTGGAATATGCGAAACAAAAAGCAGCTGAGAAGAATGGAGGTGTGAATAAATTGCCAACAAAATATGTTCTTGGTGGTGGTAACTTGACTTTATTCGATGCTACAGAAGAAACAGTAGGTATCAATAAAATATTAGGATTGGATATTGCTCAAATGCCGGATTCTTATGATGTTCAATATGTAAAGATTGTTCAAGCAAGAAAGCATAAGGAAAAGAGAATAAATAAGAAGTGGCTTAAACGCTATGGTTACAAAACAGTAATTGTCAATAGTAAAGGTTGGAATGTGAAAACGCACACCGATGGGACTGTTGAATTTGTGAAATAGGAGAATAACACTATAGTGGTGATGTTAAAAATCTTTACAAGACACGTTTTGATGAGAGTGTTGAATGGATTGAGAGAATAAATGTAAATAAAATAGAAAGGATACAGAGTATGTATACAGAGCAGAACAGAGGGTTTACTGTGATAACAAATTTTGGATGTGATTGTCGTTGTAAATATTGTATTACAAAGCATCATCCAATTTTGCAAAATGCGGTAACTGATAAAAATAAAATAGATTGGAAGTATTTAGAGAAGTGTATTTCTGAATCAAATGCACCTACTGTTAATTTATCAGGTGGTGGAGATCCATTTTATGATTGGCAGAATAATATTGATTTTTACAATCATGTGTATGAATTGGCTGCAAAATATGGAAAGAAGTTAGATATACATACTCGTATTCTTCCTACAGATATGAATTTGATTAAAAAGTTTAGAAAGATAGCTTTAAGTATTGAATCCTATGATACAAAAGCAATGGAACAATTGCAAGCTATGTTACCTGAGATTGAGAAAACCACTAAGTTGAGAGTTATCAATGTACTGAATGAGAGAATGAGTACAGAGGATTGTCTTGATTACATAAACAAGATGCACAATATTGGTGTTAAGCAGATTACGTTCAGACAGATGTTTGGTAATAAAAATGCATATCAGAACTTCTTGAAAATCAAAGATACTATCAATATTCCGGGTGTTATGTTCTTACCAGATGGTGAATATCATCATTACTATTTCACAACCAATAACAAGCTTTATCCATATTTCTTTGGTTATACAGAGAATGATAGAAAGGTGTGGATGAAGAAGTATGAAGAAATTGAACAGTATTGTGGTTGATCCATATCTTAATGATGATATGTGCATAGACCGCTTGGTTGAAAATTGGAAACTACACAATGGAATAATAATTGCGTTTGATTTTGATAATACAATTTTTGATTACTATGACAAAGGATATAGGTATGACAAAGTTATTACTCTATTAAGAGAATGTAAAGATATGGGATGCATACTGATTCTCAGTACATGTTGCGACAAATCAAAATTTGAATTCATGGAGAATAAATGTATAGAGGTTGGAATTCATATTGATTACATAAATGAATCACCGCCTTATATCCCTTTTACTGGTAATAAAATCTATTACAACATTATGCTGGACGATAGGGCTGGTTTAAGTGCAGCTTATAAAATCCTGTATGAGACAAAGGAGAGAATTAAAAATGAAACATTTTGAATTAGTAAAAGAGTACGCATATCCAAGTGGTAGTGTTTATGTTCTTTATAATAAAGAAAAGAATTTCTACATTGAAACTACTTCCATGCAGGATGTAAATACAAAAGGAAAATCTCAGGAAATCATTATGACAGATGATGCAGAGCTGATTAAAAAGAATCTCGTTCCATTCGAGGAGAAATGGCTTACAGCAATTAGTACACAGTACGGATGCCCACAGCATTGTCAGTTTTGCTTAGTACCAGAATTAGGATTTCACGGAAATCTTTCTATGGAAGAAATGTGGGAACAGCTTGAATTTGTATTTAATCAGCATCCACAGGTTGCAAAGAGCGACAAGATTAAAGTAGGCTTTGCTCGTATGGGAGAGCCACAATATAACTGGAAAAATATCTTACAGGTAATGAGAGATATGAAAACTTACAGAGAAGGGTTCACTTTCTTGCCCTGTTACAACACAATTCTTCCTAAAGTGAAAGTATTTGGTAAGAGTCCAGTTGATGTTCTGAAAGATGAGGTTATGTCTGTAAAAGAGTATCTTGACGGATTTATGCACATTCAAATTTCAACAAATAGCACAAATGAAGATGAGAGAAAATATCTGTTTGGCGGTGCTGATGTTGTAACTATCAAAGAGATGAAGAAAGAGTTTAATAATATGCCGAATAACAATAGGCTTATCACTCTGAATTTTATTTGTGGAGCAGGATGGGAGCTCGACCCAAACAAGTTATATGGTCTTGATCCAAATGTATTTTGCGTTAAAATCACACCTCTTAATACAACGACAGCCACTAAGGAACATGGTCTTGAAGATGCAATTCAGTGGAATTGGGAAAATATGAATAAGATTAAGGAAAAGGTTGAGAGTTGTGGTCTAAAGGTAGTTGTAGATGTGGCTGCTAAAGCAGAATTACCATTATGTTGTGGTAACTTGGTTCAGGATTATAAGAAGAACAGATAGGAAGAAAGATTCGTTTCTCTTGAAAATTTTTACAGAGAATATAAGAACAGGAGGTACAAATGGGAACACGAAATTTAACAATTGTATATAGTAATGGCGAATATAAAGTTGCACAGTATGGACAGTGGGATGGGTATCCTGAAGGTTTAGGCGTACAGTTGCTTAAATATCTTAAAGGGATAAATATTAACGAATTAAGAAATGCAGTAAATGATTGTACATATTTGTCTAAGGAAGATTTTGATGAGATAAATAAGAATATTGATGAAGCAAGGAAGGATAATCCAAGATTTTCTTGGCAGAAGTTTTATCCAGAATTATCAAGAGATACAGGTGGAGATATTTTAGAGCTAATTATGTTTAAGAATAAAACAAAGTTGCAAAACTCATTAAACTTTGCAGCAGATAGCCTTTTCTGTGAGTGGGCTTATGTTATTGATTTGGATAAGAATACTTATGAAGTATACGAAGGTTTTAATAAAGAGCCACTAGGTGAATCTGAAAGATTTTATTTTTTAACACCGATTGCAGAGAAAGAGTATCGAGAAAATCCCAAAGAATATTATCCTGTTAAATTTGTTACAGAATATAGTCTTAGTAATCTTCCTGACGAAAAAGATTTTCTCGAAGATATTAGTAAAATCTGTGGTTTTGATGAGAAAGAGTAGACTTGGTATATCTGTTTTTCTTGCGGAAATTTGAAAGGAGAATATAAGAGTAGGAGGTAAAATTAAATGCATTATTGTGTTCATTTACTCACAAAAGAATTACCAAGTGAGAATAAAATTGCAGAAATTATGAAGCCATATAATTCAGAACTTATATATGACTCAGATGATGAAGAAGACAAACAGATTGATTATCCAGTTTTCACATGGGATTACTATCGAATCGGTGGCAGGTACAAGGCTGAATTAAAACTAAAAGTAGATAAAGAAGGATCTGCAAATAGTGAATATTATAATTGGGGCTATTATGACAGACAAGATAGAAACGGCAGATTGTTTTGGTCAAGTCTTTTATCTACATTAAAAGAGAATATTACACCTGAATGGATGTACCATGAGGAAGATTGGTTTATGAATATGGGTTTTGGCGATGGATATATTCTTGTTGATGGAGCAAAACAAAGTGATGTTTTAAATATTAACAAGCTTGGATGTTATATATGTATTCTTCCTGACGGTTCAGCTATTGCAAGAGATTCATGGAATGGTAAAGATATCATCAAAGATGAAAAATTCGATGAAAAATATAAACAGGCTATAACAGATAATATGGATGGATTTATTACAGTGCTTGATATCCATGATTAAGGATGAATTATCGGTTCTTGCGAAATTGAACAGAGAATTTAAGGAGATATTAATGAGAGAACATACAACAATTTGTAAGGTTGATGTTGGACAGGATTTAAACGATTTAAAAAATGAGATGCTTTATTGTTTAGATTATTTTGAACATAGGAATCATCCTGTTTATGGAATTTTTAATGGACAATTATATGTTGCGTATGAATGGGCTAAAAATATAAAAGATATTAACTTGTTTTAATTTTAGAGAAGTTGAGAGGAGAATAAATATATGAAAACATTAAGTAAAATTTTAGAAACACTTGAAAAGATTAAAACTGATATTCGATTTTTAAGTGAAGCTTCACATAGTAGATATTTGGATATTTCTAAAAATCTGAGTGAATATAAAGCAATAATTGAACAACAGGATAGAATATTACAGGCGATATTCAAATCATATGCAAATAATGAAGATATGGAGTGTATGGTATTTGTTCCATATAGAGGTAAACCAGTTGTAATTAAAAATGGTGAAGTGGTTAGCACAGACAATATGACTTCATTTGATGTTGATTGGGCTTATGATAGACGAACTGAAGTGACTGTAAGAGGAGAATAAATAAGTAGGAATTATCGGTTTCCTTTGGAGGTGACAAGTGTTTAATACTGATGAATTGGTTATAGAAAAAATACAGAGTTGTGAATTATGGGCAGATGTCCCTCGCTATGAAAGGCTAGATGTTGTACATTGCATATTATGTTTAATTCCTAATCGTTATGATTCGATAAGAAAGTATTTAAAAAGAAGGAAAGAGCATAACAAACGATATAAAGAATTTTGGTCTAATGCAGATAAAATAACTTTCAATGATGATAGGAGCATATACAGAATTGCACTTATGACAAAATTAGCAGATGAATAAAGAGGTAAAACGAATGATAACACCACCAGTAATGCAAGGATTAACAAATGAAAATACAATGCTGTCAAGTGCTTCTATAGAAGATTTAGAAGAATATAAGAAAAATGCTTGTAAAATTCTTAGAAGTCAGACGCAGTATGCTACTGCAAAAATCGTAGAAGAGTTGATAGACCAGGAAATTATGAATAGAAAAATTATTGAAAAAATGAATAAAATCTATGAACAATTTCATGTTGGAATATAGGAGGTAATACCAATAGAATTAGAGAATAATTCAAAACAGATTGAAGAAAATCTTAAAACTGTACTTACATTAGAATATATGGGAATTCATATTGAAGACACAAAAGAGCAAGATTTTAAACAGTTATATTACTTTTCAGTGCCAGAAAGATCGACACTAAAAGTAAAATCAGCAAAAGAACAAGCTGAGACGGCAGATGATTTAATTCAAGTAGCGAAAACCATTTTAACGGGAATAATTCTTAATACATATAAAACTGAATATGCCGATGGCGAAGAAGATGAAGAGTTTTACAAAGATGTAGAGAATAATATTTCAGAATATGCTTTATTCTTTGCAAGGGTTAGACAAGGTGAAATATGGAATAAAGAAATGGGCAAGGCGGCTGTTAATAAGGTATTGGGAAAGCTCCTAAATCCGTTATATAAACAAGTTTAAAAGGAGGATGAATAAATGACTTGTAAATATCCAGTAAATAGCAGAAGTTATAGGTTTTTGTTTAGGCTGTAGTGATATAGATTGTTGTGAAGACGCAGTTACTCCCATCACTTCTATACCAGAAGTTTACTCACCAAAGAATGTTATTCCGTCTGCATCAGAAGCAAATAAGATGACAAACAATGCAATTGATAGTTGCACGACACAGCAATTAGCAGAGTTATCAAAATTGATTAGAGATGCGATTGCAGATGGCAAATTTTCAATCAGCGAAGATGGTTGCTTAAAACCTGAAACACGAAAGAAATTAGAAGAACTTGGTTATAAGATTGAAACTGGCAATCAATATAATGAATCATATTACAGTATCAGTTGGAGATAAACGAAGTAAAGGAGATTTTAAAATGATGAATTTTGGACAGGCAATTGAAGCTTTAAAGAATGGTAAGAAAGTAGCAAGAGTTGGATGGAATGGTAAGGATATGTTTTTGTATTATGTCCCAGTCGGTGCATATGCTCCTTGTACAGAAATTGCAGCAAGTCTTGTCAATGAGAACGGACTGGTGGAATACGGAGCATATATCGCTATGAAAACTGCACAAGGAAGTGTAGTTCCTTGGCTTCCAAGTCAGACAGACATGCTTGCAGAAGATTGGGACGTGGTAGAGTAAAATAAGATACTATATATAGTGTGTATTAAATAAATATACACTATATATAGTGATAAAAGTACCATGAAATTTCGATTTCTTGTGAACAGAAGGAGAGAAAATATGAAGGAGAAATGAATTATTTTAAAAGAAAAATGTATATATTATAATCCTGCAAAAGATGCTTTTTATTTAGTTTTATCTGTGTCTGATATGGTTTACGGAAGATATGGAGACATAGAAAAATCAAGTTATTTAGATGCTTATATGGATCAAGGTCATACAGATTTAAGATTCAAAATTGATAATATCATAATAAACAGGAATTCTTATAGAAATTATAGTCTTGATGATTCTCAAATTAACGACTTTAAACTTGTAAAAGAACTTACAGATGAAGAATTTTATCCTATGCAGCTTCTTATTTACTCAAATTATAAATTCCCTCATTGCATCATTGATATTGAAAAAGTTAAAAACAATGTTACTGAATTAGTAAATTTATTAAGTAATAAAAAAGAAGAACTAAGGAACTTAAAGAAAGAAATTGGGACTTTAGAAAAAAGTTTATATAAAGTGATGAAACAGAAGCAGTAATTGATTAAGAGAATATTAAAGTAGAGGTGAAATCTTGGAGAAAGTAATTAAATATAAATGTTCTGAATGTGGAAAATTATTTAACACACCTGATGATGCTTTAGCTTGTGAAACAAGACACAAAAAAATTGAGAGAGCTAATGAGATGCTTGATGAAGGATATACATTAAAGCAAATTAATGACGAGTGTGAGATTTGGGATTCTATACCAAAACATTTGGAGAATGTAAATACGGACAACTGCTTTAAAATTAGCTATTGGCAGTGTTGTGATAAACCTGCATATCGAATTACTAATATCTTTTTTGACGGAAAGGTAAATGTATGGGGTTGTGGTTCATGGGATGGATATTATGGTAATCGACTTAGATTAAATAGCAGCGATTTAATGAACCCAAGACCAAAGGAAGAGTTATTTGTAGATAGTAGATATACAAGTAGATGGTAATTATAAAGGAGAAATAATATGGATAGAAGTGATCTTGCTGAAAGAATGAAAAGTTATGAAAAAAGGAATAGATATTATCTTCAGCGAAGAATGCCAGTGATTTTGAGGCTAGACATGAGAGCTGGACATAGCTTCACAAGAGGATTTAAAAGACCGTTTGATGAAGTATTTATAAAATCAATGCAGAATACTGCTAAATATTTATGCGAAAATATTCAGAATTGCAAATTATCTTATCAACAGAGCGATGAAATCACATTACTTCTTGTTGATTATGATAAGTTAAATACAGATTGTTTCTTTGATTATAGAGTTGATAAGTTATGTAGTATTGCAGCAAGTATGGCTACGATGGCATTTAATAAATTTTTTGAAAAGTATGTTGACGAATATAGATTTAGTAAATGGGATGGTATTTCAAATTATGAGGATGGTACATGGGGATATATTCAGACATTACTAAATGCAGTTGACAAGGGTGCAATGTTTGATGCTCGTTGCTTTAATATTCCAAAAGAAGAGGTAACAAATAACTTTTATTGGAGACAACTTGACGCTTCTCGTAATTCAATTCAGATGGTAGGTCAAGCCAATTTCTCACACAAAGAGTTACAGAATAAATCATGTAATGATATTCAGGATATGCTTATGACTCAGAAAGATATTAACTGGAATGATTTACCGATTTATCAGAAGCGAGGAAGCTGTTGCGCAAAAAATAAGGTTATTGTTGAATCTGATGGAGTTATGGCAATTGCACAGTTAAGAGATGCTTCTAAATTAGAAAATGAGTGGATTATTGATGCAGATATCCCTATTTTCAAGGGCAAAGGTAGAGAATATATTGATAGATTAGTTTTTGTTGGTGAAGAGTAAGTAATATACTATATATAGTGACTGTAATACGTTATAAACACTATATATAGTATGAAAATCAAGACCGAAGGAAACTGACATTTCTTTGGCTTTACAAACCTAGTGTTTACAAGGGTTTCAGAGGTCAAAAATTTCAAAAATGCTCAAATCGAGCAAAAATCCCTAATTTTCAATGAATTTTATAGAATAACAAAAATGAGGTGCTGAAACCCCTTATAAATCAAGGGTTTTACAGTATCAATATCAAGAAACAGAGAATATAAGAATAGCAAGAAATCACTGTTTCATTCGGATATTGAGGAGGTGAGAAAGATAGAGGATCTTATAAACTTATCAGATATTATTCTTGATAAATTAGAAAATATGCATATAGATGCAAAAGGCACTATTAAAGATAAATCAGAAAGTATAAATATCGGAATTGATATTTCAAATTTAAATAATGCAAAGATAGAGATTACTTGTTGGGATGAATGGAATTCTATAACTGGGAAAATTGAGCATAAGAAAAAGGCAACAATTAGTTTTACAGATTATGAAATGGATTATAAATTTCAAGATAAAAACAAAACTAATATATTGGAATGTTTATGGGAAGCAAGTAAGACAGAGAATACATAGTTAAGAGGTGATAAACTTGGATACGCAGCTATGTAAAGCAAAGAGCATTAGTAGTGGTCAATGGGTTTGTGGATATTATGTAAAAGGTTTAGATATGTATGACAAAGAAGTTCATCTAATATTTGAATCAGAAACAATATTCTATTCTAATGGCGAAACTGATGGTTTTGAAGAAATAGATCCAAAGACATTGTGTAGATGTACAGGCAGCCATGATAAGAATGGTAAGTTAATCTTTGAAAACGACATTCTAAACGGAGAATTATATAATGTAGTATCTTATGGAAATGGTGAAAATGAATTTCTCGGAATGAATGTTGGTTGGTATGTTCAGAGAGATAACTTCGAATCATGGTGTGAATTAAATGATTTAGAAATGTATGAAGTAACAGGAAATATCTTAGATAATATCTAATCAGTCTTGAACGATTCAGTTCAAAAATTCCAAACAAAAACATAATGAATATTATATTCGTTGGAAATAAGAGAATATATAAGCGAGGTGAGAAAGTGAAGTGCCCTAATTGTGACAAAGAAATGGATAATAAAAGCTATTGTAAAATGGAAGAGTTTTATCATTGTGGAGATAAAGAGATTTATTATCAGAAAGTTGAACATAAAAAATTTGTTTGTAAGTCCTGTAAAATTATATATTTAGATGATGAATGGAAGATTCCTGAGAAATATAATCCAACGGAAAAACAGAAAAAGACAATATTATTCATCAACAATCACTTAGGTATGGATATTCAACCTCTTACGAAACATCAATGTTGGTTAGATATTGGCAAGTATTTTGAAAGAGCTAAGAAAACTCCATTATATGATGACCAATGTTGTATTGAGATGCAAGAATATTATGGCATGGATGCAAGTGATTTTTGCTAAATCATCTTGTTCTTAGATAATATCTAATCAGTCTTGAACAAATCAGTTCAAAAAATTCCAAAAATCAAAACTGAATAGAGAATATAAATATGGGTGGAAGAACAGCATACCCTTGGGTTTTTATACTCAAAAATCACTGATTATACATAGATGTTTACATAAATTAACTTCTGTGTTCCGTCCATTTTGGGCGTTTAGATAGATTGTTTTATTAACAATATTTACATAATTTTTTAATTTTAAGGAGGACAAGTAATGGGATTTCAGAAAGCAAAAAGAGAGCAGGTATGGTTAAAGGTGTTGCTGAGTGGTGCATCAGGTAGTGGTAAGAGTTACAGCGCATTAAAAATGGCAACAGGAATTGCAAAGAAATGCAATAGTGGCATTGCATATATTGGCACTGAGGGATCTCGTAACAAGTATTATGCAAATGAGTTTGATTATGACTTACTTGAACTTGAAGAGCCTTTTGAGTGTGAGAAGTATATGGCTGCAATTGATGAGGCTGTTAAAGCTGGATATAAGGTGCTAATCATTGACTCAATGACGCATGAATGGAAATGGTTGAATGATGTACATGATAAAATGCCTGGCAATAGTTTCACTAATTGGGGCAAATTAAAACCACGTCACCATAAGTTTATGGACAAGGTGCTTAATAGTCCAATTCACATTATTGCTACAGCAAGAGGAAAAGACGATTGGGTTCTTGAAGATAAGAACGGTAAGCAAGTACCAAAGAAAGTTGGTATGGGGCAGCAGCAGGATAAGGATATTTCATATGAGTATACGGTATCACTTATGATTTCTCAGGATACACATGTTGCTTCTGCTGATAAGGATAATACGCATTTGTTTGATGGTAGATTTGAAATGCTTACAGAGAACGATGGAGAAAAACTTTATGATTGGGCTAATCAAGGTGAAGCACCTACTCCAAAAGCACCACAGCCTACATATTCAGAAGTAGCCGAGACAGACGAAGACATTTTAAAAGCTATTAAGAAAGAGATTATTTCTCTTTGCACTCAGCTTGGAGGAACAAAGAACGAAGCTCTTATGACAACATTAAAAGAGTTTGTGCCTAGCGGAAATCCAAATGCAATTAAGGATGTACAGAAAGCAAAAGATTGTTTAGCAAAGATTAAAGAGATTCAGCCAGTACAGGCGTAATTATAAGGAGGACAAAAATAGATGAATAAAGTAATTTTAATGGGACGCTTAACAAGAGATCCAGAGGTAAGATACACACAGGGCGACAATGCATCAGCAGTAGCAAGATTTTCTCTTGCCGTTGACCGTAGATTTAAGAAAGATGGAGAGCAGACAGCAGATTTTATCAATTGCGTAGCTTTTGGTAAAACTGGTGAGTTTATCGAGAAGTATGGTCGTAAAGGCACAAAGTTTGTTGTAGAGGGACGTATTCAGACTGGTTCTTATACAAATAAGGACGGACAGAAGGTATACACAACAGACGTTGTTGTTGAGCAGGTTGAGTTTGCAGAGAGTAAGTCTTCTGCTGATGGTAATACAACAAACAACACTGCCAATTCAAATGCACCAACTGACACAAGTTTTATGGATATTCCAGATAGCATTGATGAGGAACTTCCATTTAATTAAAAGAGGTAGATATGGCAGATAAAAAAGAAAGAGAATATGTCTGCGCATATAAGTATTGTTTACACCACGGACAAAAGGTTAAAGCCTCTGAGTCCGTGGTAATAAACAAGAAACATTACCATTGGGATTGTGCAGGTATGAAACAAGAAATTAAAGACTGTGTAGATGCTTATATGGATTGTATAGAAGATAAAACACAGTTCCCTATTGCATGTAGAGCAATAAACACAATGGTTTTTAAAAATAAAGTACCTATAGAGTTCATCAGAAAAAATATTGAATCATCGAAATTATATTATTCAACAAAACCTGTTCAGATTCTATATGGACTTAGAAAGCTATTTTACGAAAAAGAATTTAAAGCATAGGCGGTGAGTAATTGCTAATCGAAAAAACTGACATCGAAAAAGCTAAAGATAAACTTGGCGATAATAATGCCTTTTTAATGGCAGAACTACTTGAATTAGAAAATTTTGATGACAAAAATCTGAAAGCCTGTTGTCCTTATCATAATGAGGACACTGCAAGCTTTATATATAACAAGAAAAATAAGACTTTTCATTGTTTTGGATGTAATAAAACGGTAGATATTATTGATGTCTTAATGGAAAAAGGAAACACATTCTTAGAAGCTGCCAAGTATCTATTCGAGAAAGCTGGAATCGAATACAGTTTTGGCGAAAAGGATGTAAGAACTCGTCACAATTATAGATATCCACATGAAGAACCAATAAATGAAAAAGAGCATGTAGTTGACTATTGGGGAAAGCGTGGCATTTCAAAAAATGTAATTGACTATTTGGATATTCGAGAGGATTCACATGGTAACGGTGTATTTAACTTTTATGATACAAATGATGTTTTGACTATGGTTAAGTACAGACCTGCAAGAACTGTTGAAAAACATTCTGGTCAACCTAAAACATGGTGTCAAAAAGATGCTGATACATCAGCACTTTTGTTCAATATGAATAGAGTTAATACGTCAAAGCCGTTACTTATAACAGAAGGCGAGACAGATTGTGCGAGTGCTATTGAGGCAGGATATATCAATACAGTAAGTGTTCCTCTTGGAGCTGGCAATCTTCATTGGATTGAAGAAAATTGGGATTGGTTAAATAATTTTGAATCTATTATTATCTGGTCTGATAACGATGAGGCAGGTATTAAAATGAGAAAAGAATGTATTTATCGTCTTGGTACATGGCGAACAAAATATATATCAACACCTGAATTCTTTGAAAAAGAGAATGGTAAGAGAGTTCCACTAAAGGATATCAATGATTGTTTACAAGTTGGAGGAAAAGAATTTGTTATGAATCTTATTTCAGAAGCAAAGGATGTTCCTGTAAAAAGTGTTGTTGATTATTCAGAGATTGAGGAACTTGATATTTCTCAGATGGATGGTGTAAAAACTGGCATTAAACCATTAGATGATGAGTTGTTAAAAATCTTCTATGGAACATTGACGGTGTTATCAGGAAGACCTGGTAGTGGTAAGACAAGTATTATTGATCAGACAATAGCAAGGACTATTGATGATAGTAGTCCTGTATTTTTGTTTAGCAAGGAAATGCCAGAAAGAATGAGTGCAAACTGGTTTAATACAATTATCGCTGGTAGAAGAAATATGGTTGAAAGGACAAGTCGAGACAACCGTAAATATTACATAGTTCCACAAGCAATACAAAAGAAGATGCAAGCACATTATAATAAGAAGCTTTTCATCTATAGAGATGATGAGCCAAATGATGTAGATTCAGTTTTAAAATCTGCTGAAGAATGTGTTAGAAAGTTTGGATGCAAGCTGATTGTACTTGATAATCTTATGATGATTGACTTGAATTGTTCTGAAAGTGACAAAAATACGGCACAAACAAATCTGATAAATGCACTTATTAAGTTTGCTGCTAAATTCAATGTAGCTGTTGTTCTGATAGCACATCCGAGAAAAACACAAGATACAAATTCTGATATTGAAATGTATGACATATCTGGTACTTCTAATATTATCAATCTTGCTATGAGATCTATAGGTCTTAGAAGAGTTTCCAAAAAAGAGAAAAATGATCCGAAATCTAAATGGCATAACTACGATGTGGTTTTAACTGTAATAAAAGACAGATTGCTTGGCAAGGCAGACTTCCAGATGGGATTATGGTATGACTTGACGTCACGTAGATTTTATACAGATTATGATGAATATGACGCAAAATTTGCATGGGATGACAATGTATATACCGACAGGCTTCCATATGTTGATAGAAGCATAGATAACACATTTCCAGACAAATAAGGAGAATAAATTATTATGATGGATGAAGAATTAGATTTTTTACTTGGAACGATGCAATGGTCGTTTTCAAGACTGAATTCATATTATAATTGCCCTTACGAATGGAAACTCCATTACTTAGAATGTAATAAATCTGAGAATGGTTTTTTTGGAGAATATGGTTCACTTATTCATAAAATCCTTGAAAAATATGAAAAAGGCGAACTTTCCTTGTTTGAATTGAATGAGTATTATGAGGAACACTTCGATGAGGATGTTCCTCACGATGCTCCACCAAATAAATTCGTAAATATTAGGCAGTCATATTATGACAAAGGTATTGATTACCTTGATAACATTGACCTTGATTTAGAAAAATATGAAGTTCTTGGAGTTGAGAAAAAAGTAGAATTTAAAATTAACGACAAGGATTTTGTTGGATATATAGATTTACTTGTAAAGGATAAAGAAACTGGTGAGATTATTATTATTGACCATAAATCCGCAAGTATTAAAATTCTGAAAAATGGTAAGATTAGCAAATCTGACCAACAGCATTTCTTAGATTTCAAACGACAGCTTTATTTATATTCAATCCCTGTAATAAAAGAATATGGCTCTGTTTCAAAACTTAAATGGAACATGTTTAAGGATCAAAGGTGGATAGAAGTGCCTTGGATTCAAGAAGAGTACGATGAGGCTATTCAGTGGGCAAAAGATACTCTTGAACTGATTGAAAACGAGAAAGAATGGCGACCTAATCCAGATTATTACTATTGTCATTATCTTTGCGGTCAGAGAAATCATGCATGTGAATATAAACCACAACCAACGAGTAAGAAGAATGAAATCGACAATAGACATTATAACCCTGAAACTGACTCATATGAGTAGGAGGTGATATTATCAGCAATTACACAGTATATCATTTACATACAGAAGATTCTTTATTAGATAGTTGTACAAATTATAAGTTATATGTAGACAAGGCAGTAGAACTTGGACAGAAAGCTATTTGTTTTACAGAGCATGGCAATATTTATAACAATATTGAGAAGAAAATGTATGCAAATGGCAAAGGTTTAAAATATCTACACGGTGTTGAAGTTTATTTGACAGCAGCACTTGAACCAAAACAAAGAGATAACTATCATACAATTCTTATAGCAAAGAATTTTGAAGGTGTAAAAGAAATAAACACATTGGTTGACTTGTCTACACAATCAGACCATATGTATTATAAGCCAAGAATTACATTCGATGAATTCTTTAATATTTCTGATAATGTCATTAAAATTTCTGCATGTCTTGCATCTCCATTGAGTAAATATCCTAATTTTATTGGAAAACTGGTTAATGAAAAAATAGCTGAATTAGAAAAAAATAAAGAAACAGAAGCTAACAGACTTTATACAGAACTAAATTCAGAAGCTGCAAGAAATCAGTGGATTGAAGATGACACAATTATTCATAACACATCTTATGAAATATATGTAGAACAATGTATTGAAAAATCCAATAATGCATTTGATTTACAGATAGAAGAAGCAAAATCAGAATTGGAAAATGCAAGGATTGTATATGACAAACTGATGAAAACATATGACTATTATGAAATTCAGCCGCATGTCAAGTCTATGGATCAAATTCGATATAACAAAATGCTTTATGAGGCATCAAAAAAATATAACAAGCCTTTAATAGCAGGAACAGATACACATAGTATTGATAGTTACAAGGCTGAGTGTAGGAGTATTCTTCAGAAAGCAAAACATATTGAGTTTTCAAACGAAGATGAATTTGACCTTACATATAAATCGTATGACGAGTTAGTTGATATGTTCAAACAACAAGGTTCTTTACCTATGAATGTTGTGTTGGAAGCTATCGAGAACACTAACCGCATGGCTGATTCTGTTACAGATTACGAATTAGATACAGCTTTTAAATATCCGATTCTCTATGACAATGAAGAAGAGGTATTTGTAGAGCGTATCTATAGAATGTATCATGAAAAGCTTGATAAAGGAATTATTCAACCAGATCCACGATATGAGGAGAATATAAAAGAAGAACTTCGAGTATTTAAGAAGATTGGTATGGTTGGATTCATGCTTTTCATGTCAGAATTAGTATGTTGGTGTTGGGATAATGGTATACCAATTGGTTTTTGTAGAGGTTCTGTTGGTGGTTCAACTATTGCATATTTAACAGATATTATTGATGTAAACCCTGTAGTATGGAATACGGTGTTCTCTCGATTTGCCAATGAGGATAGAAAAGAGATTGGTGATATTGATTTGGATATTGCACCATCACAAAGACATTTAGTATATGAGCATATCATTGAAAAGTTTGGTGCTGATAAAACAGCTTATGTGTTGGCTATCGGCACGATTTCTGACAAAGGTACTATTGATGAGATTGGACGAGCTTTGAATATGCCACTTGGAGATGTCAAACAAGTAAAAGCTCAGTATTCATTATTTACCGATGGTATTACTGATTGCAATGACAAGATCAAGAAAATTGAATCTATTGATGGATATGAAAATAATGAAAAGTGCTTAAAAGACTTGGAAGAACTTAGAAGTAAACTTGAGTATAACGAAAAGTCTTTGAAGGACTTAAAAGAAAAACAATATCCTAAGTTATTCTATTATTTTGACGGTCTTGTAGGAACAGCAATTTCTCAGTCGATGCATCCAGCAGGCATTATTGTAAGTCCAGTAACACTACCTGATAATTATGGAACATTCTGGTCTAAGGATGGTAAACGTATTTTGAGTATTAATATGGAAGAAATTCATGAAGTCTCCCTCGTAAAATACGATTTGCTTGGTCTGAAAAACATAGAAATTATCAAAGATACATGTGAATTAGCACATATTCCGTATCCGAAATCACATACAGTCAATTGGAATGACGAGAAAGTTTGGGCACATATTGCAGATAGTCCAGTAGGCATATTTCAGTTTGAATCAAAGTTTGCCTATGATTCAATGAAAAAGTTTGAATGTCATTGCGTAAATGACTTGTCGCTTGTAAATGCCTCAATCAGACCTTCAGGAGAATCATATAGAGATAGGTTATTAGCCCATGAACCAAACAAAAATCCATCGGAGTTGATTGATAAATTGTTGGAAGATAATCATGGATTCCTTATATTCCAGGAGGACACAATTAAATTCCTTACAAATATTTGTGGTTTGAGTGGTAGTGATGCTGATAATATTCGTAGAGCTATTGGACGTAAACAAAAAGATCGTCTTGAAGCTGCGCTACCATCTATTCTTGAAGGATATTGTAATATGTCCTCTCAGCCTAGAGAAATTGCAGAAAAAGAAGCACAAGCCTTTTTGAAGATTATAGAAGATAGTTCTAATTATCAGTTTGGTTTTAACCATTCAACAGGATATTCAATGATAGGTTATATGTGTGCTTATCTCAGATATTATTATCCGAAAGAATTTATTACTGCGTATCTAAATAATGCCAATAATGAAGATGACATTATGCTTGGTACAGAATTAGCAAAACAACTCGGTATTACAATTCATAGCATCAAATTCAGACATTCTACTGCAAAGTATTCTTGTGATAAAGATGGTATTTACAAGGGTATCGCTTCTGTAAAATTTCTAAACGAAGATGCCGCAAACGATTTATATTCCATTAAAGATGAGAAATTTAATACATTTATTGACTTATTGGTAAGAATTTCTGACCTCAAAGTTGATAGCAGAAAACTTGAAATCTTGATTAAACTCGATTTCTTTGAAGAATTTGGTGGTATTCGTTATCTACTTACTTGCAGTGATTTGTTTTCAAAATATTATGGCAAGAAACAGATGAAGAAGGATAAGGCACTAGAGTATGGACTTGATTTTGATGTACTTAGAGAATGTTCTGGCAAGGAAACTCAGAAGACGTTTATGGAATTAGATAGTGCAAAACTACTTAATAAACTCTTGCAGAATGTCCCAAATGAGAAAACTGATATGCGAACAAAGATTGCTTATCAGATAGAAAATCTTGGGTATGTAGATATTGTTGATAAAAAGCTGGCAGGTTATTGTGTGGCATTGGATCTTAATGTTGACTATTCTCCACGATTGAAGCTATATGCATTGGCAAATGGTAACACAATTCCAGTAAAAATTAGCAAGAAAATATTCAAACAGAATCCTATCAGACGTGGAGATATTGTAAAAGTCACAAATCAATATAAAAAACAAAAAATGAAAAAGGTTGATGGTGAATGGCAAGAAACAGACGAACAAGAATGGTGGGTTTCCGAGTACCAAATTTGTTAGGAGATGTAAATGAAACAGTATTATACAGACAAAAAATATAAAGAATTACTGTCACACATGGTTGTATTAGTAGACACTCGTGAGAATACTAATAAAAATGTTACTGATTGGTTTGATAGGAATAACATCAAATGGAAGTCAAGAGCATTGAAAACAGGTGATTATGGTCTTATGGTTGAGAGTTGCCCTGAATTGGGCTTCTCAATCGACACCTATTTTAGTGACGAACTTTGTATTGAACGAAAGAATTCCGTAAGTGAGTTAGCTGGTAACATAGCAAATGCAACTAAAGATGATGACAGAATTTTTAAAGAATTTAATCGAATGATTAATATAGAGAAAAATTATCTTCTTATAGAGAATGACAACATAGAGGATATTTTTACAGAGAACTATAAATCGAAATTGAATCCGACATCGTTTTTTAGAACATTGCTTACATGGCAAAGCAGAAATAACATGCACATTTATTTTGTAGAAAGAGAATATATGGGTAGGATGATATACGAATTATGTAAAAATTGTTTAGATTCCAAGATATTGAAGTAAAGGAGAAAATATGGACAAGGTAAAAGTTTTTGAAGGACTATTAAATAAGTTTGAGACAGATGAGATTAGAAATTATTGTACTGATATGATTAAGGAAATTCCAGATTATATCTTCACAATTCCAAGTAGTACATCTTTTAAATATCATAATAAAACACAGTGTCAGCCACATGGTCAGATTTTTCACATTTTAATGTTTGCAGAAGTAATGAATTATGTTCTTGGATTAGAGTATGTAAAAGAAAAGACCAATGAGCGACAGCGAGATTGTTTACGCTGCACACCAATTTTTCATGATGCAATTAAATGTGGGCTAAATGGTTCTCAGTATACAGTACATGAACATCCAATGCTTGCAGGTGAATGGGTGAGAAATACATCGGTTGAACATGATGTAGATGTTGGCACTAAAGCTTATATTGCAAGATTATGTGAGAGTCATTCAGGCGAATGGACTTCTACAAAGAGAAGTAAGACAGTATTACCAAAGCCTGAAAATGACGAGCAGTTCTTTGTACATATGTGTGATTATTTAGCAAGTAGGTCTAATCTTGATATGATATATTCTGATGATGTAGTTTCTGCATTAGGAGGTGTTGATATTCCAAAGAAAGAGTTACCAGATATTGATTCTTATGTAATTACATTCGGAAAATATTCAGGAAAGACGCTTCCACAAATCAAAGAAATTGATCCTGGTTATATTTCATGGGCAAAAGAAAATATGAGTAGAGAACCAGTAAGAAGTTTATTGGCTCAACTGTAGAGAATAATACAGTAGGAGGTAATAATCTATGAAGATTTTAACACGATTATTTACGAAAAATCTTACAAAAATTCCGCTATTATGGATCACATTCAACTGGAAGTTATTCAAAGAAAATGGAGCAAAAGGTTCTTGTATGTGCAATATTCATCCTTGCTTAAAGGATGATGAGCATATCATTTCCACTATGAATGAACTGTGTGATTATATCAGAGAAAATTATGATATGGAGAAGATTATATGAGTGAGATGTCAATAGAAGAAGCAATTCGTATTCTTGATTCTGAAACTTCAGCAGATGCTATTGCAGAGATTGAATACTATGCAGGATTCAACAAAGACAAGGCAATCGAAAAGGTTAATGAGGCTTGTGAAGTAGCTTGCAAGATTATGAAAGAATATATAAGGAGTAGAACAACATGAAAATCATTAAACAAGGCGAATTAAAACCTGTCACAAAAAGAATAACATGTGAGAATTGTGGCACGATTTTTGAAGTAGAAAAGAATGAATGTAATTGCACTTCGCAAATGGGAGTTATACACGATGGACTTGGTTCTTACAACATTAAATGTCCTACATGTAAGGACACACAATATTTTAATTGGAAATAAGGAGAGGGCAAATGAATAGAGATGAATTATTGAAAAAAGAAATAATGTCAAAAAAGGATACAATAAAAAATGCATTCTTGAATCGTCTTACTTATGATAAGTGGAATAAGAAATCGCCTGTTTACGCCTATAATATTGTGTTATCTGAGTTTGAAAAAATTGATGATGTTGAACGAATTGAATTTTTATTACGTCCATTCAATATCATACCATATGTAGTTTACTTTTCAAATAAAGAAGATTTAGAAGCTTATAAATGGGTTCATGATACTATTGAAAAAGAAATAGATGATAGAATTGCAGAAGGTTTTAAGGATCATATTAGTGATTTTGTTGATTGCAAAGACTTATATTCAGGAGACTGTGAAATATTTACAGTCAGTCATTAAAATCCAAGTAAATCGTTCTTTCATTTGGTCAAATTTGGAGGTAAAAATGGAAAAATTAAGAAAAATAAGAGAAATCAACGGTTGGGGGCAAACTGACGTAGTTGAAATCGTAAAAACCCTTGAAAAACAAGGCTTTATTGTAGTTGATGATAATGAAGATAATGATAATTGGAAGACATGGCATGTGATGGTAAAGGTGTAAAATCCAATGAAAGACGGATTTCATAAGGAGGTAAAATATATGAAATATAAAATTAGCAATGCATACATAAATGTAAATGGTGAAGATATTGCGGTTGGTGTTGCTCTTGGAGAAGAGGATAGACCACAGTCTCCATTTAGAACGGAATATGTTACAAATTCAGAGTATGAAAAGGGGTTAAAAGAATTTCGATACGGTAAACAACAAATTGGAGATTGTGTTCATCATTGTATAACACAGTTTAAAAACTTTACTGCTACATGCCCAATAAAACAGAAGTGGATTGATGAATTAGAAAAAATGGGATACGACATATCAAAATTGAAATATGAAATTGTGGAGTAATTGATGGATTTGTTAAGGAGGTGACAACAATGGCATATTGTCAGAGATGTGGTGAATATTGCCAAGACCATTATACATATTGTAAGAGATGTTATTTTGAACTTGGGCAACCATTTGGGAAAGCAATAGAAAGACCTCACAAATGTAGAAAATGTGGTTGCACTATATATGGAAGATATAACTATTGTTTATCATGTGCTCAGAAAAAGGGTTTTATTAATAAATCAAATTATTAAAATAATAAAACGACTTTCTTGCGGAGATTGGAGGTAATAAATGAGAGTAGCATTAACAGGTCATAGACCTCAGAGATTAGGATTACCAGATGATGAGTTAGATATTAAATGGGCAAGAATTGGTCATTGGATTTTTAATCAAATACTTGATGTATCTGATGTTTATTGTGGTATGGCAAATGGCTCTGATATTTTAATTGGATTAAATACTTGTGTTATTAAGGAGAGATACAGAGCAGCTTCGCCAGAATTAGAGAAGAATAGAAATTTAAAATTACATTGCATATTACCATGTAAAAACTACAACTCATCTAATAAATATTACAATAAATTAAAGACAGAAGCTGATGAATGGATTGAGCTGTCAGATGAATTTTATAAAGGTTGTGATAATGCAAGAGATCAATATATGGTTGATCATTGTGACGTACTTCTTGCAGTTTGGGATGGAATTAAATCAGGTGGTGTGTGGTCAACAATTCGTAAAGCACAGAAAGCAGGTAAGAAGATTATTTACTGTCCAAAAGAGATTTTAGAAGGAGAATAATACAGTAAGAATCAACAGTTTCTTCAGAAGATGAAAGGAGAATATACTAATGAAAAATATCGCAATGACAATTGCTTATGCGTCTGCATGGATTGCAACCGCAATAGCTGTAATTTTTGCAATTAAATATACAGGATCTATTTGGTGTCTCTGGGCGTTATTGTTTCCTGCTTGTATTGAAGCTAGTGTTGATATTAGTACGAGTGATAAAGGTGATGATAGCAAAGAAGAATAAGCCATTATTCATGTGGAGAATAGGAGAATAAGTATATGAAGTACGAAGAGTGTTCAGATAGTTGTATCAGATTTTTCCCAGACAATAAAGCTACAGAAATTTTGTATAATCCGACATTACATAAAGTACTCATATCGGGTGAATTAAGTTCATTAGATCTATGGGAACTTAATAATCAAGTCAGGTTTCGTGAAATTATAGCAAGACGTAAAGAACTATCCATATCGGATATAAATAAAAAATAACTATCTGAATTGGATATGGGGAGGTGAATGTATGACAAGAACAAATAACATGGAATGGTATGTTTATTATGATGACTTCAATCAGAATGAGATTGTGCCATTAAATATATTTAAGCACCACACATTTAATCAAGATGTCCTCAAATTACTTAAGTCGGATTTGACTAAAGAACAGTTTGAGGAAGAGTTGGACAGAAAGTTACTTTATTCATTCTGGAGCAAATGTGAGTATGAAACAATTATTTATATGGCTTCATGGGTTGGACAATCTAAGCTAATAAAAATAGATATTTACAGTCAAGTAAAACTTAATTGGAACAGATTTGTAGATTATTGTTGGTCGTTTAAGGAGGATTTATGAATGAGAATTTAGTATACAAATTGACATATGAGACAATTGTTGATTCATTACCAGATTTCATAGATATGGAGAATGATGATAATGTTAAGCGTAATTTTATCAGCTTTGTCGATGGTATAACTGAGATGGCAGGTAGTATGTTGAATTATTGTAATAATAAAGATACAAGCTTATTAAAGGAGAGATTTAAGGAGGATTAAGATTTGAAATTTGAAAATACAGAGGTATGGGGATTTGAGCACAGTCTCCGAGGAATGAGAAATCCTAAAAATTCTTGGGATAGAAGTGATAGTGAAAAAATATATTGGAATGGTACTTGGTATCACGAAAAATTAAAAGAATACTTTACTAAATATGGTATTAATTTCTACATTGGTGAAAACGATATGAAACTCGCACAGACTCTCATTAAAGCGGGTTCTGAACATTGCAAATTTATGAGAATGATTCATGTTACAGTCGATGTAAATATGCCTAGATACTGGTGGAGTGAAGCTGACACGTATCATTTTAATACAAAGAATAGTTGCTCGACAATGCATAAGTTACTTAATAATGATGAACCTATCACACTAGATATGTTTGCCGTTTGCGAGGAAGATATGGATTGGTGGAATTACACAGTAAACAAACTTGAATCTCTACGATTAAAATATAAGACGATTCAAAAAAATGAAAAAGCTTCAAAAGAAAAAACAGAAGCTATGGACAGACTTCTTATCAGAGCAAAGCGTATGCTGCCAGAAGGATTTGAGCAGATGAGTACGTGGGATACAAATTATGCAGAGCTTCGCAATATGTATTTTCAGCGTAGACACCATAAGCTTAAAAAAGAGTGGGTTGATACATTTTGTAAGTGGGTAGAGTCGCTTCCGTATGCAAAAGAATTGATTATGTATGATTGTAAGTCTGAAAACCCTTGATTTATAAGGGTTTTAGAGGACGAAAAAGTAGAAGAAATGTTCATTTCATAGGAGGCAATATTATGGCGAAGATTCAACTTATATATGATATAAATAATTGTAGTCATTGTCCATTGCATAGAACACAACCTTTGATTACATCAGATTCATGGGAACATGCAAGTGATTATTATTGTGAAAGTAATGGTAAAAAGATAGCGGGATACATAGAGTGGGAAAGTGATATGCCCAATATTCCTAATTGGTGTCCACATTTATTAAAAGAAAAAGAAGGTGATTAAGATTAGAAACCCAGCACGAATAGATAAGTTTACATCAGAATTAAATAGAATATGGAAGACATATTATTTAGATTGGCGTTTCGGGCAATTTATGATGAATTTTCTTGGCTTTGTTCAAAGTAAAAAGAAACGTGATCCATTCTTCCCAGAAGAGTCAGAAATGCTTACATACTTAAAAGAATATTGTGGAGAAAAGGAGGATATAAATGGATAAAAACACTATTGCAACAAGAGTCAAAGAACTCAATAAAGCATCAGAAGCTTATTATAATACTGGGCAGCCTATTATGAGTGATGCTGAGTTTGATAATAAGCTTGAAGAATTAAGACGGTGGGAAGAAGAGTCTGGTATTGTATTAGCAAATAGTCCAACACATAATGTTGGTGCTATTGTCTTAGATAATATTAAGAAAGTTACTCATGAGTCACCAATGTTATCGCTTGCAAAATGTCATAGTGCAGAAGAGGTTAAGCAATTTGCAAAAGGGCATACATTAGTAGGTTCTGTAAAACTCGATGGATTAACCTGTCGTTTAATTTTTAAAGATGGCGAATTAGTAAGGGCTGAATCACGAGGTAATGGCACTATAGGAAATATTATAACCGATCATGTAAAGCAGTTCCTTAATGTTCCTTTACATATTAATAAGGAAGGAACTTATATTATTGATGGTGAAGCACTTATTAAAACAGATGATTTTGAGAAATTAAATAAAAATGATGAGTATAAAACTCCACGTAATCTTGCGTCAGGTACACTTGGCGGTCTTGATACATCTGTTGTAAAAGATAGGAAATTGTATTGGTATGCGTGGGAAGTTGTTAAAGGAGATAGTGATAATTCATTCTACAAAAGATTATTAAATGCTCAGAATTTAGGATTCGATGTAGTTCCGTGCTACAATATTACAATAAATGAATTTAATCAGTTACAGACACATATTGATAATTTTATTAATATTGCAGAAAAAGAAAATCTCCCTCAAGATGGTGTTGTATTCAAGTTTGAAGATGTTGAGTATGGTAAATCACTTGGTAGAACAACAGATTACTTTAATAACGGTATAGCTTATAAAGTATATAATAAATCAGTAGAAACAGAACTTATTGATATAGAATATACAATGGGCAAAACAGGCATATTAACTCCAACAGCAGTATTCAAGCCAGTAGAGATTGAGGGTACAATTGTTGAAAGAGCTTCACTTCATAATATATCTATTATGAAAGAAATTATGGGTAAACCGTGGGTTGGTCAGCATATTGGTGTGTTTAAGGCAAATCTCATAATACCTCAGATAAGATGGGCAGAGCAAGATGACGAGTATACAAAAATTTATATTGATATACCTCATATGTGCCCTATATGTGGTCAGCCTACTAAGATAGTAAAAGATAATAACTCAGAAGTTCTTGTATGTACTAATGATAATTGTAAGGGCAAGCTTCTTGGTAAACTCAGCCATGCGGTGTCGAGAGATGCGCTCAATACTGATGGATTATCTGAAGCAACAATAGAAAAATTCATCAATCTTGGTTGGTTAAGTTCAATTCAAGACATTTATCATTTATCAGATCATGAAAATGAGATAAAAGCTTTAGACGGATTTGGTAAGAAATCAGTAGATAAACTTCTTACATCTATTGAAAAATCTCGTAAGACAAGTCTTGAGCGTTTTCTTTATAGTTTATCTATTCCATTGCTGGGCAAATCAGCAAGTATGATGATTGCAGATTCTGTTGATTATGACTTTGACACGTTTATTGATGAAATGACGATTAAAGGCGCAGAATACTTTAGGCATTTGCCTGGCGTTGGAAATGCATTAATAAGCTCACTCAATACTTATTGGAAAAATCATTGTTCAGATATACTTCAGTTAGCAAATGAATTTACGTTTGAGACGCAGAAATCCATTATGTCAGAAACCACAAATGAATTAGAGAATAAGACTTTTGTTATAACTGGCTCAGTAAATCATTATCAGAATCGTGATGCTCTCAAAGCTGATATTGAAGCTCATGGTGGCAAAGTCGTAGGAAGTATATCTTCTAAAGTAAATTATCTTATTAACAACGATATAAATTCAACAAGTTCTAAAAATAAGAAAGCAAAATCTTTAAATATCCCAATCATTTCAGAGGATGAATTTTTATCAATGCTTAACAACTAAAAAGAGAATATATTAGTGTACCAATCAATAAAACGAAAGGAAACTATATATGAAAAGAAAGAAACTAGCAACTATGTTAGTGGTCGCTTTTGCTATATCTGCAACATCTGTCGCCCCTGTTATGGGGGCTGAGAATGAAGACATTAGTAAATACGACTGCGATTACAAACCTTGGTTGGAGATGAATGCAGGTGTAAGTGATGTACTTGCATCTGCATGGGCATCTGAAACCACATTTGAACCTTATTGGACTACAACTACTGTTAATGTAAGAACCAAACCGAATACTGATTCAGAGATTGTAACCACGTTGCTCTGGAATCAGCAAGTTAGTGTAGCTTCATTTGATAACGAATGGGACTTAATATATTGGAATGATAATATCTATTACATTAACAAGGACTATCTTCAAGATCATGAAGCTGAGTTTGAAATGTTTGAAGTGCCATATGCGGCACATAAAACATGGATGCCATACACAGCAATTACAAACAGAAAAAGTCCTCAATACATACTTCAACACACATCTGCTTATACTGGTAAGTATGGTATTCGCATGGTTGGAGATAGATATTGTGTGGCTCTTGGTTCATATTTTGGATGTGAAATTGGCGATGAGTTTGATTTAGTATTAGCGAATGGTACTGTAATTCCTTGTATTATGTCTGACGAAAAGGCTGATATACATACTGATTCAAGCAATATAATCACCAAAGAGACTGATTGCTTAAGCGAGTTTGTTGTAGACAAGTCTGCATTAGATATAAATGCTAAAAGAGCAGGTGATATGTCAAGTGTATGTCAAGAATGGGGCAGTCCAGTAACACAAATAAGGGTATACAAGTAAGGAGGAAAAATGAGTTCCAAAGAATTTATGAGAAAAGAATTCACTTTAAATTTGGACAGCTTAACCGATTTGGAAGAGTTTGTCCACTTATTAATAAGTAAAATTTCTGCTGATGTAGATGGCTGCTATGAGCATCAGATAGTAGATGCCAAGTCATTTATGGGTATGGTTAGCATATCAACACATCCTGTTACTGTAAGAATTAACAGTGATGATGAGAAGGAGGTTGAACTGTTCAATGGAATTTGTTCACGATATTCCTATTCCAGATAGTATGGATACTTATTTAGGAATTGATGTTGACTTAGTAACATTAGAAGATTGCGAAAACCTTCACAGATTTAAAAATAAGAACGTTATTATAAATGACGGTCACATAGTTAATTGGGTGGTTGAGTCATGAGTTTACTGGTGTTAATGGGTAAATCGTGTTCTGGCAAAGACACTATTGCAAATGAATTAGTAAACAAGCATGGTTATGAGAACCTTGTATCTTATACGACTCGCCCAATGAGAGATGGCGAAATTCAAGACCAAACATATCATTTTATATCAGAGGATGAATTTATCAGCAAAATAAATGATGGATTTTTCCTTGAATATAGAAAATATCTTTCTGCAAGTGGCTTATGGTACTACGGCACAGCAAAAGAAGACTATGAAAAAGAATCTAAAATGGTATCAATTCTAACACCTGATGGTGTAAATACTCTTATTTCTAAGGGTATAAATCCAAAAGTTATATACATATATGCTAATCAAATTACAATTAAAAAGAGATTATTAAAACGTGGTGATAATAAAGAAGAAGCTGAAAGAAGAATGAAAGCTGACAACGTAGATTTTCGTGGAGCTGAGATGCTGGCAAATCGAATTATCTATAACAATGAAGGAAAAGAGCTTTCAGAAGTCGTAAATGAAGTATTGAAATGGGGGTGATTAAGATAAATTATAGTGGTTTACGTCCCATCTATAATGGTGGGATAACTACCACTCGTCAATTAATGAGAGAGCTAAAAGATATGGAAAATTTTATTACTGTTATCATTGGAGACAGAGAATATATAATTGACCACATTGCAAGTGTAAAAACTCATGCAAATATGGATGACAGTTGTATACATAAAGCTCTTATATGTAATGAGATGAGTGGTAAAAATATAATAAGGTAGGAGATAAAATGAAATTCAATTTTGTAGATTGTATAGAATTTGAAATTGATTGGAAAACTGTGGCAGCGATTGCAGCATGTGTACTTGGTTATGCAATCATAACAGTAATTTAGAAAGGAGATAAAATTTGAAAGTAATTAAGAGAGATTGTTCAGAAGTTGATTTTGATAAATCAAAAATTTCAACAGCAATTCTTAAAGCAATGAAAAATGGTTCAGGTATTGTAAAACCAAAGATTGCAGAAGATATTGCAAATGAGATTGAAAATGAATGTAAAGATAAGAATGAGGCAAGTGTATCTGATATTGAGTCAATGGTATTTGATAAATTGATTACTAAGAAACAGAGACTTACTGCAAAAGCTTATGAGGGATATAGAAGTATTCGTGAGTTCCAAAGAGAGAATGAGAATACAACAGATATAGAGATTTATGACCTTGTGGAAGACAAAGATGAATATTGGAAAGATGAAAATGCAAACAAAAATCCAACATTAAATCCCACTAAAAGAGATTATATTGCTGGATCTGTTAGTACAGATATGACAAAAAGATATTTATTATCTCCTGACATAATTCAAGCTCATAATGAAGGACTAATTCATTTTCATGATGCTGATTATTTTTTACAGCATATGAATAACTGTGGGTTGGTTAATTCTGAAGATATGCTTCAAAATAATACCGTAATTAGCGAAACTCTTATTGAAACGCCACATAGTTTTTCGACTGCTTGCAATATCGAGACACAGGCAATTGCTCAGATTGCCAGCAATCAGTATGGTGGACAGAGTATTTCTCTAGCACATTTAGCCCCATTTGTTGATGTAAGTAGAAAATCAATCAGAAAGAAAGTAACAGAAGAATTATATAATAATGGATTGATTAGTGAGTATAATGAAGACCTTGCAGAAGTCATTAATATAACAAATGAACGATTAAAAGAAGAAATAGAAAAAGGTGTTCAGACAATTCAGTATCAGTTAGTCACACTTATGACAACAAATGGACAAGCACCCTTTATCACAATTTTTATGTATCTGAACGAAGCAAAGAACAATCAAGAGAAAGCTGACTTAGCGATGTTAATCGAAGAAATACTTCGCCAAAGAATTCAAGGCGTAAAAAACGAAGAGGGTGTTTATATTGCACCTGCATTTCCTAAACTTATCTATGTATTAGAAGAAGATAATATCACAGAGGATTCAAAGTACTGGTATCTTACAGAATTAGCAGCTAAATGTACATCTAAGAGGCTTGTCCCTGATTACATATCTGAAAAAATGATGCTTGAATTAAAAGGTGATGTCTATACATGTATGGGATGCCGAAGTTTCCTTACTGTAGATAGATTTACAGATAAAGTGGGAAATATTGCAAATGCAAAGAACTTTGATCCGAATAAACATAAATATTATGGACGATTCAATCAGGGCGTTGTAACGATTTCTCTTCCAGATATTGCTTTCTCATCTGACGGAGATTTTGATAAGTTTTGGGAAATCTTTGAGGAAAGAACGGAATTATGTCATAAAGCATTAAGAGCAAGACATGAGCGATTACTTGGCACATCTTCTGATGTAGCACCTATTCTATGGCAGCATGGAGCATATGCTAGATTAAAGAAACATGAGAAAATCGACAGACTTCTTTATGATGGTTATTCTACAATATCACTTGGTTATGCTGGTTTATATGAATGTGTAAAATTTATGACTGGTCACTCTCATTCGGATGAAGGAATTGGCGAAGAGTTTGGATTAAAGGTCATGCAGGCGTTAAATGATAAATGTAATCAGTGGAAACAAGCTGAAAACATTGACTATAGTTTGTACGGAACACCATTAGAGTCCACAACTTACAAATTTGCAAAGTGCCTAAAATCTCGTTTTGGTAACGATATCTTTGAAAAATTAGATGGTTTCGATAGAAATTATATTACTAATTCATATCATATTCCTGTCTTTGAACATATCACAGCATTTGAAAAGTTAAGAATCGAATCAAAATTTCAAAAATTAAGTCCAGGAGGAGCAATTTCATATATCGAAATACCAAGTATGAGCCATAATATTTCTGCCATACTAGAAGTTATTAAGTTTATTTATAACAACATCATGTATGCAGAGATTAATACAAAGAGTTGTTATTGTGAAAAATGTGGCTTTGATGGTGATATTCCTCTTGTATCAGACGAAAACAATAGACTTAAATGGGAATGCCCTAGCTGTGGGAATACTGACAATACAACAATGGATATAGCATTTAGAGTTTGTGGTTATATTGGTACTGCAAAAAATGGTGGTAATCAGGGTAGATATGGCGACATTCATGACCGTGTTTATCATTTGGATGACATGGAATATACGGAGGATTAAATATGAGATTTGCAAGTATGCGTAATCTTGATATCTCAAATGGAGAGGGAGTTGGAGTCTCCCTCTTCGTTCAAGGGTGTGATAGACATTGTTTTAACTGTTTTAATCCTGATACTTGGGATTTTAATGGTGGTAAAGAATGGACAGAAGAAACAAAAAATAAATTTATAAAGCTTATTGATAGACCATATATTAATCGAATTTCTGTTCTAGGGGGCGAACCTTTAGCGGAACAAAACCTCGATGAAGTCTTGTCTCTAATTAAAGAAATCCGTATTTCTTTTCCCGAAAAAACTATCTGGTTGTATACAGGATATAAATTTGAAGATTTAATAAACGGAATACATTATCCATTAGATAGTGAATGGGAAGATAAAGTATTGCGTCAGTCTATCGTGAAACTGTGTGATGTACTTGTAGACGGAGAATATATAGATGAACAGAGAGATATAACGCTCAAGTGGCGAGGCAGTTCAAACCAAAGGGTAATTGATGCAAAACAATCTCTTGCTCAGAACAAAATAGTTTTATATTGTAATTAAGGAGGACTAACTATGGTAGCGGTAGGTGTAATAAGTTTTATAATCGGTGGATTTGTTGGAACATCAATTATGGCATTATGTGTAGCTGCACGTAATGAAGAGGACAGGAGAGAGCGAGATGCAGACAACTCTAAGTCTTAATAATTTCATCAATAAAGCATCAGAAGAAAGATAGGAGAGAAAGCAACATGGAAACAATTAAGATTAAATATTTTGATAATGAGATAGATAAGGTAGAGAAAATAAGCAAAGGTGACTTAATTGACCTTAGAAGTGCCGAGACAGTAGAGCTAAAGAAAGGCGAGTTTCATTTGATTCCGTTGGGAGTCGGAATGAAGTTACCTAACGGTTACAAGGCGAATATATATCCAAGAAGTAGTACATATAAGAATTTTGGTATCATTCTTGCAAATTCAGTTGGTCAGGTAGACGCAAGTTATTGTGGAGAGAATGATCAGTGGATGTTCCCTGCAATAGCACTTAGAGATACAACAATTAACAAGAATGATAGGATATGTCAGTTTGAGATTCAGAAAATTCAGCCAGAGATTGAGTTTGAGGAAGTAGAGCATTTAGACGAGGTGTCTCGTGGAGGGATTGGTTCAACTGGAAAGGCGTGATATGGAGAATAAAATTCTATCTCAGCAAGATCTATATGATGTTTTACCATTTGGAAAAACAAAAGTATTACAGCTAATTAAATCGGGTGAACTTCCATTAGTAAAAGTTGGTAAGGATTACATTACAACATTTAATTTATTAGAAGAATGGATAAAAAATCATATAGGCGAAGAAATCTATTATTGATTGATTATTAATAAAGGCAGGAGTATAATATAATTATACAAATGCCTTTATATTGTTTTAGGAGGTGGAACATGAGCAATATAATGGCGACTATTAATAACATGACGATTTGTACTCGGACTGATGGTCGTTATATGGGAAGAATTACTGTTAATTCTCACAGAAAAAGTTTTTATGGTAAGACCAAAACAGAAGTAAAAAATAAAGCTAAAGATTATCTTATAAAAATAAAAGAAGGGTATGTTGAGCCAGAGAACATTCTTTTAAAAGATTATATGGAAGAATGGCTAATGAAATATAAATATGGTAAAATCGAACCTTCTTCATTTACAAGATTATATAGAGTATATGATTGTCAAATAAAAGATAGTGTTTTAGGACAACAAAAACTTGGTTGTATTACAACAGAAATGATTCAGGATATGATTGATAAACATGCGTGTCCAACAGATGATAAAATTAAACCATTAGCCCGTTCAGGATTAAAAAAATTGGTACAGATTATAAGACCATGCATGAACAAAGCTGTTAAAGATGGAATTATTCAAAACAACCCTGCAAATGATGTTATCATTCCTTCAGATAGTTATATAAAAACTTCAACAAGAAAACAATTATGCTTATCTGATGAACAGATTGAAGAATTTAAAAACGCAGCTTTGGCAAGATATAAAAATGGGGAATACAAAAGCAGAGATGCTTTGGTTTTAATGATAATTCTAAATCTTGGATTACGTGCAGGTGAAGCTTTGGCATTAGAATGGAATAACATTGATTATGAAAACAAATTAATGTATATCAATAATACGGTTCAAAGTAATATCTATGACGTTAAAACTAAGAAATTATACAATCGAGTTAAAGAATCTCCTAAAACAAAATCTGGAATAAGAGTGTTAAAATTAAATGACACCACTATTTTGTATCTTAAAGAGCTACAAGCATATGACAAGCGTAAAAATATTATTTCTAACTATGTGTCAAGTACAAGTGTAGGTACTAGAAACACTTACAGAAATTTAGAGAGAAGTCTTAAAAGAGTTATTAATGGAACGAATTTACCACAAAACATGTCTCTTCATACACTAAGACATACATTTGGATCTGTTCTCATCAGACGAGGCATCTCAGTTGAGGTAGTAAGTAAATTGATGGGACATGCGAATATTATGATAACTTACAATAAGTATATTCACGTTTTGAAAGAACAAGAAGCTCTTGCAATGGATATGATAGCAATATCGTAAAAAGTGGTGTCAAATTGGTGTCAAACAATTATCGCATGGCTGAAAGCCAGTGTTTTCAAGGGGTACAAGACTTATATAAGGGTTCGACTCCCGTCTAGTCCACTAAAAGGCGGTTTGTGATAAAACCGCCTTTTTTCTTGCCCTATTTCCTACAGCAGAAAGTGCGGTTAATAAATCATTTAAGGAGTCAGTAAAACTGTTATTTCAGGTTGTCGAAAACATCGTAAAAACGCGGAATGTATCGTATTTGAAAAATTAATTTAAAAAAAATGTAAAAAAGTGTTGACAAGTATGGAATAGGGTGATATTATATCGAAGTCGCTTCGGTGAGGCAACAAAAACGAAACGGCAAAACAGCATATCGGGGTGTGGCTCAGCTTGGCTAGAGCGCCTGGTTTGGGACCAGGAGGTCGCAGGTTCGAATCCTGTCACCCCGACTTGTGAATAATTAAATATGCGGGTGTAGTTCAATGGTAGAACACCAGCCTTCCAAGCTGGATACGTGGGT